CTATTTTTCAATTTGGATATATTCCGAATATTTTATTTCTGCATAAGGATTGTCACTTGAGATCATCTGGTGGATGGCTTTGGCCCGTTTCCAGAACCACCACCCTTTGTATTCTATCCAAATGGCCTGATTAAGCGTTACGGGCATTCTGATATCCCCTGTGAGACGGTTCTTCTCAATAAAACCTGTCAACTTTATATACGGTGTTGTCATTTCAATTTTTTGCCGTAACAAAGGAATTGTATCACGGACAATGAAAGTGTCACGGATAACGGCATCTATCGGAGCCTGTACCTCGACCTCATGCCGTGCCGCCGCTTCAAGATGTTTGATTCTCATTCCGAGTTCCTTGATTTTCTCAGTATCTTTGGTACGGAATTTCTTATACTCGTCCATGGTCAACCTCAGTACTTTGACATCGAGCGCCATTGTCGCGGAGTCGGATTGTATCCGCTTTATATCAGAAAGCAGTGCGGTATTGTTCATGCTAAAACGGTCACGCTCTTTCGTAAGACGCTCCATGCGGCGGTACTGTAGCCAGACAATGCTTACGAGTAACAGCATGACACTCAAAAATACTTTGTTCAGTCTATTCATAAGATATGGATTCTTCGGGGATGAACCACAGGAATTCATCCAGATAACTTTCTTCCAGCAACACAAGGCCGCCCCGGTTCGTTTCCCGGTTCTGTGACAGGTCTTCCACGAGCAGTCCACGGCGGCCGATCACCTCGTCCAATCTTATTTGTGAGAGTTTGGGCGAGGCGATGATAATAACATATGAGTTCTTAATCATGACGGTTATGTTCTATGATCCTATTTGTGCGTTCCCTGGCATTTGAGAAGCTCACGAATGTCCGCACGAATTTCGTGCAGGTCGTTCTGTACCGTATTGAGTTGCATCATGGTGGCCTCAAAAACAGACTTGTCCAGTTTCATGGCGTTAATACGGTCATACTGGTTTTTGATTTCGGTCTCCATACCGGCACATTTCGTTTCCAACTTGGCAATCTGCGCCGTGTTGTTGATATGTTGTATGTACAGTGTCAGTGAAAACGATAGTACCACTACAATAATCTTGAAGTACTTTATTACAAATTCCTTGAATTGTTCCATATAATTATTCCATTAAAAGAGTGTATGCGTCCTTGATAGCCCTGAGCAGGAGTTCTGCCGCCGCACTATCCCAAAATCCATAGACAATCAATGCGACCATGATTGCCAGATAAGTCCACCAGGCTATCTCCTGTTTGTCAATCTTATGCTTCCCTCTGGTCATCTTCTGTCGTTTTTTGGGGTACAATTACATTAAAAATCACATTGCCGTCATTACCCTCAATGCGCAGGCGGCTCTCTTCCTTGTGCCTGATGGGGAAAATTTCCATCAGCGCCTTGGCGGCATTGACCGACACGGCCCTAAGTGCCGCAGGAGAGAGGGGGACTCCGAAACGGTCCGTATAGTCCGAAGTGGCCGCCTCGTCCATGACGGCTTTGAGGGTTTCGGTCACTTGCAGTTTCACGGCCATTGTTTCCATTTCAAAGCGCTCCGAAGACAGCAATGTCCTGATGTGTGCCAATACATGGGGCTTGTTCATCAGGTAGTTGGCGGAAGCATTAGGATTCTTTACCGCATTCTCCCCAAACACTTCCACGAAACATTTCTTCGGTCGTCCCGCATATTCCAGGCCGCCATTCACATAGAGGTTGCAAAATTGCAGTTCCTGTTCTGTAAGCGGCTTTCCTTCCGGTTTATCCAGCATGTCCATTATCTTGTCTGATTTCATTTCCTTCTTTTTCTGAAAGAGTAGCGGGTTTCCAGTGATGAGGTTTTACAAAATCCGCTTTCTCATTAATTAATTGTTCCATCAGTGCCTCATAAAACACTTGTGCCAGCGCGTCGGCACATGCCTCGGCATCCGCCAGTGAATTTATAATCCGCAAATTGAACTTAATTTCAAGGTCATAGCCCGATATAAACGCCATAAGTTCATTGCCGTCATAGCCTAATGCCCCATATGTCATACGGTCTGCAGTATGAAACGTGATGGTTTCCGGAATCGGGCCCTGCTGAATGTCTTCCGCATCTTTTTTATTGATATCCGTCATCATATTTTAAAGTGTTTACGGGTTTTCTCTTTTGCCTGTATTGTGATTGCTTCCCCGCCCGCATGACGTAACCGGGAGGTATAGATACCAAGTATGTCAAGTGTGGCCGTTACATCGGCAGCCGCATCATGTGCATCATTCAATTCCACTCCCAATCGGGAGGCGATCAGCTCCAATTTGTAAGAAGTCACTTCCGGATCGGCTGCAAATGCCAGCCTCCCTACTGTAAGCGTATCGATATAGTGGGGCTGGAAATTACCGTAATAGTCCTTCGTTCCGGCAAAAGTTTTTTCAAACTCGGCAACCAGTCCGGCATAGTTCATCAATTGTTGTAAGAAACCGATATCAAAAGTGACATTCTGTCCGATCAGTATGGGTTTACACTGGTTGCCTTTCGACAAGGCGCTACGTTTGGCGAAGGCGATGATTTCTCCGGCCGCCGTCTTCATATCCACCCCTTGTGTACGTAACATTTCCATAGTGATGGCGGAATAGTCCAATGCCGTCTGCTCATATTTCATAGGGACAACCCCGGCTTCCTTCGCCTGTTCGTGGCGGGTTCGTAACACTTTGCGACGGGGCAGTCCGGCATCCGCCTTGCCATAGGGGGCGATATACGCCTGACAATGGTCGAACACCTGCCAGGTGTCGAAACGGACGGCTTGCAGGGCGATCTGGGTACAGGCGCATTCACGGCAGTCCAGACCGCCGGTTTCAAAATCCATCCCGATCCCCACGTATACTTTCTGTTCTGTTTTTGGTGTCATGTCTTAGGATTGAATGAATAACATTGAGTTCTTATAGGTTTGGAGCATATTGCATCCGTTATAATCACTGTAACGGACGACAGCCGTGAGAATGACCACCCGGCCCTTGAGGGCCTGTATCTCGGTGCGATGTTCCATGTAGTAGTCGTTCCAGCAGACACATTCCGTAATGCGGTTGTTCTGCGAGAGCGTGAGCTTGGCGAAACGTTTCCGGCTTCCCGTTTCTCTGTCCTTATAAGTATGCTCCGCAACCTCCACAACCGTGACGCAGACCGTTACCTTCCGGCCGTCGTTCTCATCCAGTGCCACCTCGTCCAGTGGCAGGTAAGAGGCTTTTCCCCTGACCTGCCTGCGGGCTTCCGAGTTGTCGAAGATGCGCCAGTAATCAATATTGCCGATGCCCGATACGGCAATCTGCTGTTGAGACCAGAAGAAATGCCTCTCACGCATATCCAGGGGGAAGTCTTTTTCGGAAAGAGAAAATCCCAGTTCCCTGGCGGCACGTTCGAGCAGGGCGCAGCGTTCGGTAACCGCCCCGACATTTTCCACGCGGTCAAAACATCCGGCAAGGACCATGTGCTTGACATGACGGGCATTCACGGGCACTTTCACCGCCTCCTCCGGGTTGTCCGGGTCATCCCAATAGCTGTACTTTTTGAGCTTGTAACGGAAAATGCGGTGTATGAAGTTCTCAATGCCGGTATACGCCCCGCCTCGGTCACGTTCCGTAACGATGTGTTCCACCGTCTTGACACCCACCTGTTTGATACGGGTAAGCGACCAGAATATTTCATCGGTGGCGTAGTCGGTAAAGAACTCCGTTCCCGAGCGGTTGATGTCCGGCGGCACGATCTTGGCTGACGAGCAGCGTTCCATCTCCGCCATCAGCGGGGGAATTTCCTTGTCATCCGCCCATTGCAATGCTACGGTATAGAATGCCGACGGGTAATTGGCCTTGAGCCAAGCCCCGCAGTAGGCGGTCAGGGCATAGGCTGCGGCATGGGAACGGTTGAACGAATATTTTCCGGCCACCTCTATCTTGTGCCAGATTTCTTCCGCTTCATAGTCCGGGCAGCCATTGCGGACAGCCCCCGCGATGAAATCGGCCTTGAGCGTAGCCATCAGATCCGCCTTCTTCTTGCCGATGGCTTTTCTCAACAGGTCGGTTTTGCCGAGGTCAAAGCCGCCGAGTGTGTGGGCTATGGACATGAACTGCTCCTGATAGCACATTATTCCGAACGTGTTCTTCGTCGCTTCGTAACAGCCGTAGTCATAGACCGGCGCCACTTCCCCCCGCCGGAAACGGATATAATCCTCCGTGGCCCCGATGTCGAGCGTGGCGGGACGGTACAGGGCGTTGATGGCGATCAGGTCCTCTATGCACTTTGGCCGCACATCCTGAATGAAGCGGGTGATGCCGGGTGAAGAGAACTGGAAAACATTCTGTGTGTTGCCTTCAGCGAGCAGCCGGTACGTCTTGTCATCTTCCAGCATCTCCTGTGTGATACGTTCTATGGACAGTTCCTGTCCGAAATGACTGTTGGCCAATGCGATGACGGCGCTGAGCTTGGCGAGCTCCTTTGTCGCCAGCACATCCTCCTTCAGCAGCCCGATCTCATCGACCGAGTAGCCGTCGAATTCCGACACCAATGCACCGTCCATCTTTCGGACAGGCAGGTAATCGAAGCACTCGGCCTGCCTGCCGTCCCGGGCATCAGGTGTCACTATAATTGCGGAAGCATGTATGGATGCGGCCTTGGGCTGTCCGAGCAGCCCGCGCACATCTTCAATGACTTCCGGATAGGTCTGGATAAACTCACGCAGTTTCCTGTTTGTCGTCGCCTGCATGAACAGCCCCGTCCAGTCCGTACCGTCATCTATCATGGCTGTGATATAGTTCACGATGGCATGCGGCACGCGGTGCACACGCGCCACATCCTTCAATGCTGCCTTGAGCTTCATGGTTGTAAAGGTTCCAGCCGAGAACACACGCTGGCGGCCATCCACATTGTAACGTTCTTCCAGATAGTCCTTGATCTCCTGCCGTCGGTCGGAAGCGTAATCGACATCGATATCGGGCAAGGACGCGTGTCCGCCTTCCGTCAGCCCTCTGTCAACGAACGAATCCATGACAGTCAAAGGGGTATCCGCTTTCCTGATTTTAATGTGAGTCACTTTCATCTTATATACTTCTTATATCGAACAATGGCGCTTACCGTCTGGCGGCTGACGCCGTACTGTTTTGCCAAGGTATTCTGTGAGACTTTGCCGGAGAAATACTTCACCCGTACCTCTTCCGCCTGTGCGTTCGTCAGTTTGGCGTTCACACTTTTCTCTCCATAATCCTGTTTGAGCCCGCCCGCAATGGCGTGTTCCATATTCTGTTGGTGCGTACACATTTCCAAATTGTCCGCGGTGTTGTTGTATCGGTCACCGTCAATATGGTTCACTTCCAACTTTGGATTCCATTCCGGAAGGAAGTGCTGTGCCACGAGACGGTGTACGGAGAATTTTGTCCCGACGCCTCCCTTATAAAGCCGCACACAGTCGTAATATGAGGTGGTCCCGCACCAATGGCTCATGATCCGTTCAGGCTGTGTCCAGGTGATACCGCCATGCGATACCTGCCGTTCCAGACTCTTGATGCGCCCCTTGTTGCTGATTCTATACTTCCCTTCATAATTTTTGATATCCACCCAGATTTCCCGGGTGTCAGTCATTGGCTATTCTGTTATATGCTGTTTGAAAAATATCCCGGTCTATCTCCACGCCTATGAAGCGCCGTCCCATGTTCCTGCAGGCGACAGCAGTACTGCCGCTGCCCATCGCAAAATCAAGGACGAGGTCCTCCTCGTCGGTATAGGTGCGTATCAGATATTCCAGCAAGGCAACCGGTTTCTGTGTTGCGTGCAGGCAGGACCTCTGCTTGTCCGTCTTGAATCTCAATACACTGCGCGGATAGCGTTCCGTGGAGATGTAGTCCCGGTAATTGTCATGCTTCCGATATATCTCCCCGCTGTCACACTTGCGCCGGTGGTCGGCCATTACGATCTTGCACCGGTGCCCGTCCGTTTTGACGGGGTTGTATTTGGGCAGCCTGTCATAGAACACGAGAATGTCCTCGTGCGCTTTCATCGGCATACGCCCGGCATTGAGAAAACCTGTCGCCTGTGTCTTCTCCCAGATCCATTCATAACGCAGCTTTTCAAGATTGGAACAGCCTAATATGCTGGTAAAAGGATGCTGGCAGAACAGCAGTATGGGAGTTCCGGGGGCAGAAACGCCTTGTATGGCATTCCACATCCCCCGAATATCTATCACGGCGTCCCAGCGGCAGTGTGTCGTACCATATGGCGGGTCTGACAATACCATGTCGGCAACGATGCCCTGCCCTGCCAATAGGGGCAGCACCTCGAGGGCGTCACCCCGGTAAAGGTCGCAGCCGTCATAGGGACGGCGGTGTTCGTAAGTCGGATTCATGGGTTTCGAGTTCCTTTAAGTTCCACAAACAATCTCGGCGGTCAAAAAGAATTTCGTCACCGCAAATCAATTCATCGGCATATATTGTTTTTTCTTCCCCGCCGCGGAGAATCCTCAAACGGGCATCCGCACAGAGACGATAAGTCTTATTTTCAGATTGTATCTCCACATATTGTTCGCCTTTGTTAAGCGTAATGTCCGGAGCCAGTACCGTTATCTCGTTTTTCCAAACCAGTCCGCAGCGTTCCGGAACAAGAAAACGTGAGAAAATCAGGTCGTATTTCAGCGGGTCGATGGAGGTAATGCCCAACAGGTAGGAGACCAACGATCCGCCGGCGGAGCCACGCCCGATACCGGTTGCAATGCCCCGGCGGTGCGCCTCACGCACCATGTCCCACTGTACAAGAAAATAATCCACGTTGTCGGTTGACTCGATGATATAGACTTCCTCGTCCAGCCGTTCCCGGTAGCGTTCCATATCCGGAACTTTTCGTTTCAACCCTTCATCAAGCAGCCGGAGGAACATCGTGCGGCGATTGCCGTACCGTTCCACTTCTTCGGGACGCATACGGTATTCGGGCATGAACATCCGTCCGGTCTCGAACACGGCTTCCGCCCGTTCTGCAATCTCCACCGTAGGGCGGCACATACGCCCGAACAGGGCATCGAAGTCCCATTTCTCGGAAAAAAGCGGACGGAGCGTGTCATACAGTTCATCCGCCGTTTTGAAATATTGCTCCCCGCTCTGTTCGTGTGCGGCTCCTGCAGCAATTTTATTCACTATAATTTTGGAAGCGGCATCATCTTTGTCCATATAATAGCAATCCGGCAGGAGGATCGGTTCTACTGTAAACAGATCCCTTTCGGTATCATAGCAATTACAGAAATAATATTTAAGGGCTTCCAGCTGCTCCCGGTCAATACGGTCCGCCTTATATTCGTTGGCGTCTATCTGGTAATAAACCGCTTCGGCCCCTTTCCGGATCCGTTCCACCTGCTTAGGGTGTCCGGCCATCCAATAGACAGAGCGGGTGGCAAAGACCGGCACACACCCTGCGGCATACATCAGCAGCTGTTCATAACGGATTGTATTGTTTTCCGAAACCACCATCACGGCGGACTGGATACGCAGCAGGTTGTGGAGCCCCTCATTGTTCAAGGCATATATTTTCAGGTTTACGGCTTCTTCTTCATGAATCATTGTCAGCGAGTAGCCGAAGATGTGTTTCAGCCCGTTTTTGGCACATTCTTTTTGGAAATTGAGTGTGGCGGCCATTGTATTACGGTCACAAATGCCGACCGCCGTATGTCCTGACCATTTTGCCTTGCGGCATAAATCCTCCAGGGAACCACAGGCGTTCAGCAGTTCGTAAGAAGTATGGACACCAAGATTCACAAACGGAATGTCATGTACCGGAGGCCCGGGACGGCCGATGTATTTCAACAGATTGAAACGGAATTCTTCCCGAAGGTCGTAATAGTACCAGTTATATCCGAACGGAAAAGCCACATGGTAGATTCCCTCCTCCATCAATACTGCCGGATTCTCCATCAGATTGAAGACAAGTTTATCGCCGTCACTGCGGAAAATGGATTCCACACCTGACAGGTCAGCCGTGAACAGCCGTCCGAACCCGGGTATGTCCACCACCTCCGTGTCAACCGGTATATAAGAAATCCGTTGTGTGTCAAGCCATGCGAGCAGTTCCTGTATCATCTTTCCTGTACTTTTTTGAGTTTGTATTCAAGGACAGACAGCAGACGGTAGGCAAAGATGCCGTAGACCTCCGTTTCCGCCAGTTCATCCCAGTCTTTATCGGCATCCGCTATATCTGCGATGAACACCTCGAAGTAGGGCCTCAGCCGTTCCGCAGCCCGTTTGACCGCCTCGACGGCATCACCGTCATATCCAATAACCACGGTCCTCACGCCCTTCGATTGCAGCTTGTAAATCTGCACATCGGAAATTTTCTTTCCGAAAGTCGCTACGGCGGCAATATGCGGGTTATCGTAAAGCTCAAGTTTTCGCGTCAGCGCGATGACGTCAAAAACGCCCTCTGCAACGATGACCGTATCGGTACCGTCCTTGCGGACGGCATCATAGTTATAAAGAAGTTTGGAAAAGTCGTTCTCTGTGGAATTCCGATAACGAAGTATCTTGTATTCACCTTTGTATTTCGTTTTACGGTTGTAGGTGTCTATCTCCTCTTTTGGCCAGGTATGGCGTGAAACATATCCGACAACCATACCGCAGTCGATGACCGGGAAAATTACATAGTCGGCATACCGCGGATTGAGCCTGCCGGTTATTCCGGCAGGAAAATATTCATAGTCATCGAAGCGGAATCCGCGCTGTTTCAGATATGGGTGGCGGAAAGTCCGTTTATAGAAGTCCGGCAGTCCGGACGGGACCAGTTCATCGTCTATATCTTCCGCCTCGTCAGGTTCCAGCAGGTGCAGGTTCAGCGGTGCCGAGATATCTGTTGTTTCGGAAACCATCAGGTCCATGCGTCCGATAGCCTCCAATAACTGCGCAAGTGTACGGGTGGACGCCCCGCAGGAGAAACAGTGTGCCATGAACGGTCTGTGGCGGACGGTTTCCTTACCGATATAGATACCGAACTTACCGCCCTGCTTGCCGCAGAACGGACAGCGCGGAACGATAAGGTTCTTGCCGCTCCCGTCCCGTTTGGCCCCCGTCTCACGGGTTATCTCCGAAACCAGATATTGATATTCCTGTACAGACAGTTCCATACTAAGGTATAGTACTGCCGGTCATAATAAAGTTTGAGCATTCTATAAATTGACTAATTATAAATGATTGTTCTGCCCTTCAACGAACAATGTTATAGTGTCGACTTTGTTAATTAAGACAAATACATTAGTGATGCTAAAATTATGATAATCAAACAAATAATCTTTATAAAGTTTTGGAATTTCAAAGAAAATTCCTATCTTTGCGAACTGTTTTGTCCATTGGCACATTGGATTATTGTGTAACGACTTAAAAACCAATAAAGTATGTGCCTGCTTTGTTGGTAGTTTAAAACTATGTGTAAAGCAAATGATAAGCTATTTCTGTTTAGCTATATTTTAGGGAGGTTTGTAGAAATTCATCGAGAGATGACTGTTTCCAATGGCAATGCGATGCCTTCAAAAGAAATATTACAATCATTCTCTAATACAAGAATTATGAAATTGCTCTATTGTTTATGCTTAGAGAGTTTGACTAATTTAGAAGAACCGCAAGGAGAAAATATACGCATAAATCAGAATAATCTATTTGAGTTTTTTGGCGCTTTCAGTGCATTGCCCAACGGACCTGTACTCCTTCATATTTATAATGCATTAGACATTATTCCCGGATTTAGATATGAAGAAGGGCATTTTCAAGAACAAATGTCAGAGACCCAATGCTTGATTCCGCCCAAATACAGAGATAGATATGAAAAGATTATTCATTTGATTGACAATGCTGTTTTGGGATTACAACAAAATATGAAAAAAGAACTTTTCATGGATAGGGATAAGCTTGTGGATTTAACCCACAATCTCCCATTGTGGAAAGAAACATTCATGTATGAGGCTAATAAGGAAATGAGTACTACGCTGCAAGATCTTCAACGGGAATATGAACAATATGTTTTATTAAGATCAGCAATGTAAAATCATACTATGCCCAATATAGGTTAATAATAGGTGTCTTATGACACCTTTTTTTATAAAACACAAATATTATATGAAAAAGACTTACATAGAAGAAGCTCAGGAAGTATATAATAATATTGTTGGTTGCAAGATAGAATCATACAAATTTTTTGTATTGCAAACATTGAATGGTTATGGTATCAAAAACATAGAACAATTAAGTATACTGAAAAGGGTTTTAAGCGTAAATGAATCTTCAATATTACAATTTAGTTTTCCTGAGAATAAAGACTTTGACTTTTCCTTTAAGGACGATGGCAAATCCAAGAAATACGACAAGGAGAAAAAAAGTTTTTTTGTAGATTTATCTCAGGATCAAAGATTTGAGCAAGAAATGACCAATATCCCTGGGCAGTATAGTATAATTGCAGCATTAAGGATTTGGGAAGAAAAAAAGAAACAAAATAAAGTTGAAGGGCAAGAGCTCCAAAAAGATACCTTCTCCGATGAAGATTTGGCAGCACTGCTTAAACGTTCATTTGGAGAATTTTGTGTTGCTTACACATATATGCATAATAAAACTGATTTTTACAGCTATTGTGACGCTATAACTTTTTTGTTTTTTACTTATTTATGGAAATCCGTTGCGGTTGGAGAATTTTATATTGTTTCCGGTTATAAGGATATAATTAGGGCATGGGAAGACAAAAAAGATGATCTTGATGAAAGAATACTACCAGCCTTTATTAATTGCTATTCTGATATTTCTTCGGCAATAGCAACATTTGTAAATAGAATAAATCCAAAGAACAACGGTGGGCTTTACGAAGTCCATTTTGAACTGGACCAAGATCTGATCATAGATTCAATTCCTGGTAAATATGTCAAAACAGAACATTTACAACCATTGATAAAATTGACACAATTGCTTTTTGATATCACCGTTATAGATATTCGATACATCGCATCAGAAAGTAACCTGTCTAAGTTGATAAATTTTATTTATGCATTTGACAAACTAAAAAAAAGTTTATCGCCAACAAAAGCAACTTTAGCTCGCAGAACATCCATATTTCTTGAACAAGCATTTGATGTTAATGCCTTGGAAATATTAAACAATGTAATAGAGGCATTAATTTTCAAGGCCTGTGTATTGTCAAAACAAATGATGGAACAGCAAGCGCCGGCAGGTCCTAAAATATGTTTTGGCTATAGCCCTCTTACCAATCCTGAAATTAATTCAATTATTGAGCAATATTCCCAATATGCAAAAGACTATACTAAAGATATATTCTATGTATTATATAAACATGATTCTAAAAATGATATTTCAACACAGGATAAATTCCAAGATGATTTAAAAAATTGCCGTAAAGATAATAGCCGCTATCCTGAGTGTAGTCTTATTAAAAAGTATAACGAAAATATAGATGAAGGGGTTTCGGCTTATATTACAAATAATAGGCTTTATTACCTTATAAAGAACAATGCTGATCCCCAAAGTATAATCCAAGGAATTGAAAGTTTTGTTCAAGAACATTCAGATATTACGGCATTTAAGTGTGTATCACCTTCTACATTGGTAAAATCGATATTATGGTTATATAACTATCTCAAGAACAGTGTAAATAGGGAACATAGAGTAATATATACTTATGGAAAATTACTTAACTGCTTAAGGCTTTTCATCATAGCATATAAAAATGAAAAAGATGCCCCGAGAAGATTTCGTTCATATTTTGAGTATTCATATTGCTCGGTAGAAGACAAGAAAGTGATTAAAGTGTATCTTTCTCCGGCAGAATTGCAGAATTATGACAGAGAACAAACCAAGCAATATATATTCTTTGCATCACAAGGGTATTCTCCTGTAAATATGCAATTTCTGGAAAACTTTTTCTTAAAATATAATAGGGAATTTAGGACATTTGAAGGAGACGCGATAGAGGATTCTATAAAAAAATCTGAAGAATTATCCGGAAAGATTACAGGTGCTATAGCAACAATAAAAGAAGAACGGGGGCGGACGCTACAATTAGTCGGATTATTAGGAACGTTCATCGCTTTTGTATCTTCTTTGGTTGGTACGCAGAAAGTTGCAATAGATATTTTTGATTTTATGTTATTTTCTATAACATTTATGACCGGGATATTGGTGTTTGTGTTTTGCGTATATAATATTGCAAATCCAGATAAAGAAAGTGTGTGGAAATTGCAAAACTTTAAAAATCCTTACTTTATAACATTACTTTTATTAATCTTGGCAATGGCAATATTGGTTTGTATTCGACCATCAAAGGCAAATACAAACCATATACCACTCGAGACAATTCAAAAAGCAAGAAAAACAGACATTGAAGTTTACGAAGATTCGTCTTCTCAACATGTGTACCATATACAAAAACAAATCGACAAGAAGTCTACCAATGCCTCTTCAGACACCACTCTTTCTTCCAAAAAAGGAATAGTGGATTCTTTACCGTAGTAATGAAAGTGTCCTCTGCCCGTCATAGAACACCTCGTTGTCATAGTCCGTCGCTATTTTGATGGTATCGCCCTTTTTGAAAAAGCGGCTCTTGGCCACATGCAGGCGCATCACGTTCTCCTTGCGTTCGGCCGATGACTGGTTGAGTGAAATAAGGTGCGTGCATGGGCGTGCCAGCCCCTTGGCCTCCGAACAGTTGTACTCTGTCAGTACATTCCTTTCGTCATTCAGCCACTCGCGGTCTTCAATGGTCGATTGATATGTCACGACCATCCATACCTTTTCGTCCGCCGCCAGGTCCTTGAGGTCATTGGCCACGGCGATACGCTTTGCGCGTTCATGGTCGGCACCCCATGAACGGCGGTTGGCGTCTGTCAGCAGATCCATCGAATCGACGATGACGATGTCCGGATTGTGACCTTTGAGTTTGCGGTATTCCGAGATTCCGTTCTTGATGTCAAGCGTCGATACCTGGGCGTTGAAACGCGGATAACTGCGTACCGTGATGCTGCCGGCATACGATGCCACCAGCTTTTCCAGATGGCGCATCTCCGTATCCGAGATCTTTCCCCGTTCGTAATAATAGGCGTTCTTGGAAACCAGCCCTCCCGAATAGGCGTTCAATGCTTCCTCCTCGGACCCCTCCAGCTGGAAGTGCAGCACATGCAGCCCGTCGTCGATATCCGCCCTGACACCTATCCATTTGGCGATATGGGATTTCCCCACACCGGTACTGGCAAGAAAGCAGGTCAGCTGCCCCCGCAGGTTGCGTCCGGCATTGAGCGCGTCCAGAAACGGGATATAGAACCGGGACACACGTGGTGATGCCGAGCGTTCCTCTTCCTCCTCACGGCGGCGGTTCCGCTGGAAGCGCTCCGTAAAGGTCTCCGCCACATCAATGAACGAGGTACTCTTCAGTGTAAAGCCCGCCAGCCATTCGGCATACCCGCGCAATGCCTTTTCCGCCTTGTCCTGCTTGTTCTCGTTATACAGTTTTCCCACTTCCGCATAGACCGACTGTAACCGGACCCCCTTGATGTAGGACTCCAGCATGTCGATCATCACTTCGGGACTCTGGCCCTCGTCATACTCCCGGAAGGTATCTATCAACTCAATGGCATCGTAATCCTCATGGAAAGTCTGTGCCAGTACGGCATATGACGGCGGTGTCTTGTAGGTTCTGAAATGTGCGGCAATAGCCTCCTGCACCCGTTGGAATGAGCGGTCCGGAAGGTATTCCTTGCGCATGTGGCGGGAAAGGACAGCGCACAGCTGCTCCTGGCACAGCGCCGTGGCATAGAGCTCATACAGGAACTCGGCGCTGAGCGGATTGACGGAACTCATGGCTTCACCTCCTCTTTCCACCATGCCTCACAACGAATCCGGTAAAGTTCCGGATAACGCGCCTCTGTTCTACGGCGGCACGGATTCGCTTTCGTACATTTGGAACATGACGGCGAGAAGGGTGTCCACATCAATGTGGAGAGCGCACAGACGAGATAGCCGGCCTCGCTGGAGAGCAGACGCCGTTTGGTAATCTCCTCATATTCCGGGTAAATGAAACGTCCGAAAGGATGCCCGCGGCGGTTCTCCATTGCCTGTGTCAGACTGTCACGTGACAGTCCGAAACCTTTCAGCCACCGGTCTTCCCAATAACGGCGTTCCTTTCCGGAATGAAGATACCGGTCAGCTGCCTTCCGGCCAAACGAATGGGAAATGTTCCACTTTCCACGATAAGAGGGGGCATATCCGGAAAGGGCATACACCTGGCATATGCAGAAATCGGACAGGCGTTCCGGACTGACAGATCCGGCTTCCCGGCACAACAGGTCGAAACATGCCGAAAGCTGTCTGTCCGCCTTTCCTCCGGACGGGAACTGGAAATCCGGCCACACTGCCGCACGGAGCAAGCGTGTAAAAAGCCTCCGGCATCCGTCAATCCACTCTTTTTTCTCCATCACGTGTCAAAAGTTTGCGCAGTTGTGTCTTGGCCAGAAAGAGACGGCTCTTGACCGTCTCCACATTTCTGGTCTGCAATGTTCCGTTGCGGTAAGTTATCTCCATGATTTCTCCGATCTTATAGCCGGCCTGCTGTAAAAGCAGGGCCTCTTTGTAAATCGGCTTGAGCCTGTCCAATGCCCAAAGGATATCATCATTGTAATACTTGTGATAATTATCCATTCCCATGCAGTTCTCCGACGGTTCCTCCTCGCCCGGCAGGGAGGAGGATATTTCCGAGATGTCGATATTGTCATCCGGGGGCATGCGGCTTTTATTGCGGTTGTTGAGGTCCGCCACAAGCCGCTTGGTCACGGCATAGATCCATGTTTTCACCGGACGCGCCGGATCATAACTGTCCATGTACTTGAAGAAATTAACCAGCGCTTCAAGATAGTTATCCTCTATGTCCTCCTGGTTATAGGTATATTTGATACAAATGCTGTATATCAGATTCTTGTGCGGCATCACATACTTTCTGAGAAGTTCCGCCCTCCGTCTTGCGGATTCATCGTCAGAGGGTACAACCGCAATAAACACATCTTTCTTTTCCACGTTTTCACTGACCGAAAAAAGGTTGATAATGAATCTCATGTCCTAATCTGTCAGCTGCCATTGAGCATCAATTAAAAAAAGCGGGCGGAGAGAAGGCCGCCCGAATCTTGGCAAGTGCCGTTCTACAACCTGTGCCTGCGGATGTAATAATGGAAGAGATGGCAGGCGTCCGCCGCATTGTCATCCACCGGAATGATGCCGTATCTTTCCTTGCATGCCACCACCATCTGTGCCTTGGTGGCGTGCCCGTCCCCCGTCGCCCATTTCTTGAGCACCGCCGGATTCACAAACTCCGGTTCGGGAAGTCCCAGGCTGTCACATACTTCGAGCAGGATCCCCCGAAGTTCCGAGAGCCGGCGCATGTCATAGAAATAACGGTTCACACTCACATCCTCCGCTACGACCCGCCGGATACCATACGCGCGGATAAACGAGACAAGGACGGTACGGAATGCGCCGTGCATCTTGTTGCCGTTGCGCCGTCTGCTTTCGGTAAAGTTCCATGTTCCGGCCTCATGCACGGAAAAATACCCGGTATGCGTAGCTATATCCAATGCAAGCACCTCTTTCCTGTCCGGGGTACTATTCTCCAATCCTTGATTCGCCATTCTCTTTCATAATTACCAGTTTATGGGGATAACCTTCCGCAACATTACCGTGGGAGACAACCAGTACGGTACCTCCGAGCGAGTTCAATGCCTCGAACATGGAAGCCAGTCCCGCCTCGTCAACCGCCTCGAGTATCTCATCCAGAACCAGAAGGTCCAGTCCCTTGCCATCATCACAGTTACTGTTCACGAGTTTTTGCATGGCAAGGATGGTTGCGAGGTTCACCCGTGCCGCTTCGCCTGCCGAGAACTTGCCGAACGATCCGCAGTCAATGCCGTCACGCAACAGCGAAATGGAAATCTTCTCCCGGACCTTACCGCTTTTGAGGACGGTATAACCGTCAAAACGGATGCGTATGTCACTGCCGATATTCTGCAGGAACTCGTTTGTTATACGGCTGAGTGCCTCGATTTTTGTATTGGCCAGATAGGTCTTGAACTGTATGAACCGTTCTCTTTGCATCTCCAATGTTCGGAGTTCCGCATCTACGGCGGTCTTCCGTCCCGCCGCTTCGCGGGATTTTTCCCTCACCTCCCGGAGCGTGCTCCGGAGCGTGGATATCAGATCGGACGGCACCGCCTCGTTCAATTCCCTGATAGTGCCTTGCAAAGTGTCAATGGCACAGGCTGCCGCCTGTATATCCTCCTTTTCCGTCCGTATGCTGCGGCTCAGTGAGGCATTACGCTCGTCTACAAATCCGAATGTTTCATCGAATACCTTACGGCGGATGCTCTCAATCTCATTTTGCAGCGCGGTAATCCCGGCTGCAATACGCCGGTGTTTGTTTTCCGTCTCTTCCACGTTCCGGGTAGCGTTCCTGACGGCACGTTCATATCCGGCCAGCTGCTGTTCCCATTCGGTACGTCTGGCCTCCAAGGTACGGCGGCCGTGGTTCAGGCGGCTCTGCTGCAGCTCCACAGAACCGGTCTCCTCCTGTTTGTCTTCGATACGGCCATTAATTTCCGTGAGTTGCCGCTGTCGTAGTTTCAGTTCCCTCATTCCCGCCTCAATGTCAAACTGCGGCTCCGCTATTAGGAAATTATGTCCGCAGGCAGGGCAGGTGACGGAACCGGCCAGCTTGTTTGAGAGCTCGTCAATACCGGCCGAGACAATACGCCGTTTGTGACGCAATTCTTCGATGCATCCTGCAAGATTGCGCAGGCGGATGTCTGTTTCCCTCAGTTTCTCCGCTGCCGTACCGGACTGCTCGTTGTATTCCTCACAGAAGGCGGCATACTTATTTTTGAACTGTTCCCAGTTTTCAGTCTCCTCTTCCAGTTCCCGTTCCGCCTGTTTCAAGGAGGTGTCACAATCCGACAGCCCGGAAACGGCCGTCTGCAGCTTCTCTTTTGTCCCGGTGATAATCCCGTTCCAGTCCGTCTGTCTCGCATCGGGGAAGAGGGGCATCATCTCCCGTATCTTTTCCAGACACTCGTCCAGTGCCGTATCCCCCGATTCCAGCAACTGCAGTGCCTCATCCGCCTGCTGAACCGCCACAAGCCGTGTTTCATATCCGGCCACCGTCTCGTGTCCGATGCGTATCTGTTCCCTTTTGGCTGCGATGGCCGCTTCCAGGGAGGCGATGCGCTCCGCACGGGTACGTCCCCGTTCCGCTCCGGTTTCCTCTTCCTTGCGGATCTGCTCCTGTAACATCTCGACACGCCCGTCCAGTCCCGCAAGTTCCAATGCCGCCTGTTGCTTCTTTTCTGAGAGCGGCACGATATCCTCCTCAAGTATGGCAATGGCCTCGTCCACCAGGATACCGTTGGAAAAGCGGTTGATTATCTCCTTTTTCTCCTTGTCCGATGACGAAAGAAAATCCTCATACCGGTATTTGGAGAGAATGAAGTTGTTGAGCAGCTCCTCGCGCGTGATCCCTAACTTTTCAAGGATATAGCGGTTATAGGCATCGACCGAAGGCTGGACAGCCTCGTCCGTCGTCACCTGCGCACCGTTACGGAAAAGTGTGCAACTGACCGTGGATGCCCCTTTGCGTGGAATGCAGCGGTTGACAACCAGTTCCTCCGCTGAGTTGCCGTTGCTGAAATGTAATCCGATACGGCACTCCCCGGACGCATCGTTTATAATTTCTTCCGACCTTATCTTACGGAGCGGGCTGCCTGTGATACCGACAGCGATACACTCCAGCAGGGCGGATTTGCCCGCACCGTTCGACCTTTGGGACTCATTGTCCCGGTTGTCGCCGAATATCAGTGTCGTAACCCCTTGCCGTAACGTGTATGACAGCGAGCGGAAGGCACAGAGATTCTCAGCTTCTATTTTCTTTAATTTCCACATGTCCTGTTATCTATTTTGGATAAATACTCTAATCCGATTGAGACATCCTCAATCTGTTTTTCCCGGCAGAAATCCTCGTAAGTTTCCCGGATACGGCAGCTGTCATACTTTTCAAAGAGCGAAGAGGATGCGGCCTCCAACAGTTCCTCGTCATCAGCTATCAGTTCCACCTTCGCCGCCCCGGCTTCCAGCAGCGCGGCCTTGTCAACCGACTTCATCGCAGCTGCCGGCGCATGGACACGTACCTTGACCTTGTAGCGGCCGTCAGCCTCCGTCTCGCGCAACTCGTCCATAAGGTGCAGCCCGGCACGTTCCACCGGCACATCCACCACACGGTAGCGCATGTTCACCCGGTTTTTGACAAACTCGTGTGTGCCGTCGGTATAAAGCACCGTATATCCTTTTTCCTCATCCTCGCCGAAGTTGTGCTGACGGGAGGCCCCGATGTATTCGATACGGGTTTGTGGAATGACGGTCCGGTTATGGTAATGGCCGACAAAAACCTTATCAAACGGGAGAAAAATCCTGGCGGGCAATTCTTTCTCCGATGGTTGCGCCAATGCCCCGTTTATACCTTCGTGTATATAAAGAAAATGTTTCTTTTCCTCTGAAAGCGCTTTCTCTTCCAACTGTCCGAGCCTTTCGACAAACGATCCGTCCTCCGGAAAATAACTCATCAGATGAAGCGCGAACTCCCAGCCGGGACGCGACAGGGTCAGGAAGTCATCCACTACCGTCACATCCGGATGGCAGTCAAAGACATGGCAGTAACCTCTGACGGCTTCCTGGTTCACGAGGTCATGATTCCCCTCGGCGAGCGTGACATGGATGCCCGCACGTGAGGTTTCCAGCAGGGCGTCATGTACTGCCAGCAGCACGTCAAGTGTCTGTGCCGCACGTGAAAAGAACAGGTCGCCTCCGACGGCGATTTCGCTGATACCCCATTTCCTGCAGATCTCCACGGCCTCCTGCCAGTTGGCCTGAAATGCAGGGATGTTGTCTTTTGAGACATGGATATCATTCAACAACAATATGCAAGGTTTGCTCTCTTCCATGAATGTGTGTGATTAAGACGGGAGGCATGGATGCCTCCCGCCGGGTTAAAACTCAAAGACTTATAAAAGGGGTTATCTGCGACGGCGGGGACGTTCGGCACGCTCCTCCGTTTCCGCAGGCCGGTGTTCCTCCTCCCCGGGAGCGTCCTCCGGTGTGTCTGTGGGTTTCGGACCTTCCATCTCACTCTCAATCAGTTCGAGCAGTTCCCGATTGCTTGTCGAGCGGGTGACACGGACGGACAACGCTTCCTGTTCAATGTAGCTGCGTATCATTGCACGCAGCTCCTGTCCCTCCTCGGTCTTGTCACCGAGGTCCTGCCTCCTGAGCTCGTCATAATATTCAAGAAGATCGTCCAGGGAAATTCCTGTCCCGTCCTGGACATTGTCCTTGTTGTCCTTCGTACGGCGGTCGAACGAGAAGGAGGAGGTATCTTCTTTCGGCAGTTCGTCGGACAACTGTTGTATGACCTCTTTCATCTCGTCCGTCTCCATAAGCCGCATGCCGTAAATGCCGTCGCACTGTTTAAGGAATTCAACGGTGGCACCCAGATGATAACGGGTATAGCGGTAAATGATTTCCGGAATACGGGGCGCTCCCAGCAAGGCGGTCAGCTCCTCCCTGGTCAGAGGTTCAGGGTCGGATTCATTGTCGATGGAAAACAGGTATTCGGTTTTGGCCCCGTTACGCCGTTTTTCTATTTCCACGGGATAGGCGTCGTACACCGATGAAACCGGACACGGATAAGACGGGTTCTTGGCCAGCTTCTTGCTCCAGAGTTTGAACTTCCGCTCGTCCAGATCCTTGAACTGGGCGTGCGAGAGGGTCATCATCTGTACTCCCTTGGCACGCTCGCCCAGGTCAAAGATATAGAGGCAGTGCCCGTAGTTGTACTTCAAGCCGCCACCGAACGAACCGCCGGCGATTTTTTCTGCCAGTTTCTCATCCCCGGCCTCTTTTGCGGCTTCTACGGCCAGACGCCGGTAAGTTTCGATGGGATCGACACTGTATCCGGCATCGGTGGCGCGGGTGACGGTGACATACATCTTCTGGGGCTTGTTTCCGGTTGTGGGCTTTTCCAGTTCCAGCAGCAACTGGTGAACCGGATACTCATAACCGGGCCGGGCCGGTGAACCGTCCGGATTGGGGGCGATGGGAAGGACACGCAGACGATAGGTCCCGAATTTGTCCATGCGGAAGAATTCCGTGCGGGCGAACGCCCTGTTCTCTTCCTGGGCACGCTGCTGTGCCTCCTGATACGATTCCTGGACACCGAGGAACATCTCCTCGACAGACATGCCTTCCATGCCGTTGTTCTTTTCTTCTTCTTGCATAAACGCTTGGTTTTATGGATTAAAAATGCCCGAAGAGTGCGACACGGCAGGCCCGTATCGCAAAGAAACTGGTTACAGGACAGACGGGTTCGGTTGCACCGTCCGTATTCACTTGACAATATAGGGAGAGGATATCCCGCCGACCGTATCCTGGCCGGATACTCATTTTACAATATGGAAAGGTCTTGCAGCGACTGTGGAATACAAAGTTAGACAAATGCTCCCGAACAGCCATACATGCATATGAATGTTTGCGCCAGCCATTGTCCGTCAATGCATTACCATTTCATTTTAAGTATGTTTTTAATCTCCCCGGGCAGTTTGTCACTGCCCGGCCCATTCCGTCTTTCAAAGAGCAGCTTCCTGCGGTTTTGACGGATATACTCTTCCGTCTTGCGACGGCGTATGCCCTCGTAATAGGTTTTACGTCCGGGCGTAAGCCGTTTGCCCCGCCGGCAGTAAACCCCGTTCCGGCGGTATTCATCCAGATAGCGGCTGAATTTCGCCTTTCTGAACGAAGGGTCTTTCGACGCCTCCGCAACCAGTTCGATGACATGCCAGTCCGGTTCGAAAGGCTGTTGCCGGTCATACAGCCTGCGGAGCAGATGGTAAACCACCGGCATCTCATAACGGAGCATGAACCCTATCCGGGTCTGGTCGAAGGGGAAACGTTTAAACGTCCCCTGCGGTCTTCCGTCTTCTCGCTTTCGGGGATTCGTTCCCCGGAAAGACGGTTTCTTCTGCGGCTGCCGCCGGATCCTTTTCTGTTTCATGATACTGTTGGCTGTTGTCGGGTGAAATATTCTCTCGGGCGGGAACGGACCTGCGTTCCGCAATTCTGCGGCGACTTTCGATGTCACCGTTTACATTAATCTTCTGTTTCATGGCTATACGAAATATGTAAAGTTGAGTTCCACATTGGCATTGTACATACCGCGCTCATAAAGCTGTATCCTTCGCGAGCCGCCGTAAATGGTGAACGATACCCCACGGTTGTACTTATGGTCATCATTCCAGTCAGTGGCGGTGCAGCGCACACTGTACCGGGGTGGTTGTATTTTGTTGGGGATGACCGCCACGATACCTCCCCAGTTGTTTCCGTCCCTGTTGGCCGTATTGACGGCACCCTGTATGGAAACGATGTTCCCGATTTGGCGGACGAAGAGCGACTGTGTGTTGGTACCCGATCCGCTGTTCTCCATCTGTACCCATCCTGTATCCGCAAGCAACGGCTGATACTCCTCGGCATAAGCGGCTCCGAGAGCACGGCAGGCCTGCCGTCTGGCCTCCGCCGTTGGCAGCAGAAGGTCGGACAGCTTGCTGTCCCGGCGCAGGTAATCCCTGACAATCTCATTCTTGGAGAGTACGTTCAACTTGCCCTGCAGGAACTGTTGTGCCTCCGAGGTGCTCTTTCCCTGCCGGACTAAAAAATTGATATAATCCTGGAACAGATTCTCAAGGGTGGCGAAACGGGCGTCGGCACCCGCCTTTGTATAGAGGTTCAGGTTCGTGGCGACGGTCTCCTTTTCGGAAGCGCTGTAGCCTCCCAACAGCCGGTCAGCCTTCTTTTTGAGTTCCCCCACTACCTGTGAGGTCATCACATACCCCTCGACCTGTGCGTGTGAGGTGCCGTTACTGTCGGTATATGCAAAAGAACCGGTGGTAATGGCCTGTAATTTATCCCGAAGCCCGGCCGTGAAGACAATGCCTTGATAGGCAGAGTCCGTACCGAGCTTGCCGGCCATCATCGTGTCTATCTCTGTCTTGGAATAGACTTCAAGATTTTTCCGGGCCTTGTTCTTGTCAGAAAGGTCTGAAAGATTCGACAGCTTGGCAAGTTTCAAATCTCCGGTACCTTTCCTTTCGGCATCAAGGGTGTCCCTCACGGCTGCCTGCTTTTCCGCTTTCAAAGCGGCGGCCTCTTCTGCCGGAAGCCTGTTGATCTCTTCAGCGGTCAGACGTACCAGTTCTTTCAACCCTTCGGAGGTCTTCAGGAAGACTTCACCGGCTTCCGTTTTGGAATAGACGTCGAGATTCTTCCGGGCGGCGGATTTGTCCATGATATCGGACAGGTTCTCATCGGCTGAAAGCTTCATTTTCAGTGCGGCACGGACAGCCCCCGCCGTAACATAGCCGTCACCGCCTCCCGTAAGCTCCCCGGTGGTGATGGCCGCAAGTTTCTTTTTGTATTCGGTGGTGAAATCCTCGGTGGAAAGCTGCTTTCCCTTGACGGCATCCACCTTCTTCGACATCTCCCCGGCAAAGGCCGTGACGCTCACATAGGTGTCCGATACGGATTTCCCGTTGATCTTAAGCGTGCCGAGCACATCCACCGAGCCGGAAGGGGCAAGCACAATATCCCCCAATGTGTTCCGCAGGATAAAGCGGTAATCGTCCGTGGTATCAAAACCTGCCATTGCGAGTACGGAGGCGGCACTGTCCCGCCAGGTGACCAGATTGGTGAGCCTGGCATTGTCTTTCGTATAGGCGGTATTCTGAAGGTCGATCCCACGTCCGGCATTCTGCACGACGAACAGCCCGCCCGCCCGTACGGTGGCGGTACGGCCGGTTACTTCCAGGACCGGGCTGCTTCCGGATTTCCCGTCATGTACGGCAAAGTTGCGGTATCTTGTTCCGCCTCCCTGCGCACCGTAATAATTGATACGGACACAGCCCTCATCTGTCGTATCCGAAGTGTTATAGATATCGGAACCTTTGATACGGATTGCCCCGATACGGGCGCTATCACCCAGTGAGGTACCGTAAGAGATCCCGTCTTCCGTTATACGTACCAGTTCCTTGCCCTGCTTCATGAAACTGAAGCCGCCGTCTGTGCGGATGATAATTTCACTGACCGGCAATCCGTGCAGATAAGCGCCAAGCGAGATGCCGCCGTCAGTTTTGACGACACCTTTGAGCATATAGCCGTTTTCCCCGCTGACAGAAACGGCGGTTCTGGAATTGATTTCTTTCTGTCCGGTAAGGGTGCCGGCCAGTACCAGGTCCTTCTTGACGGTCTGCCGGGTGAAAGGCGTGTCCAGCAGTACGGCATAACGCCCGAAGAATTTATCAATAAAACGGGGGGCATAATTTTCTGTAACTTCAATGCTTACAGGCAATTTACCCGTAACAGGATCGGTCGTTTCAGGTATGGCCTTCGCTCCGGCACACAGGTAGCAAGTACGTCCGCGTTTGTTGACATCATTGGCATAGACCACCGACTCATGCCTGTTGGCCTCGTAAATATAATAAGGATAGACGGCATCAGCGGCTCCCTCAAAACGGCGGACCTTACCGCCGAGCCACACATATCCCGGTGAGATACGGGGACCGTCCGGCTCGCAGCCCGAGATGATGAAATCCGAACAGCTGTCAAAAACGGCGCTCATGCTGAGGGCAAGTTCCTGCAGGTTCAGGATGTCATCGGAATAAGTGTACCGTCCGCCGGTCTCTGCGATATATTCTTTCATTGTCCTGTATTCTTGTTAGGTGTATATTCTTCTTCGTCAATCCTGATCAGATAGGTCTTGCCGGCCGTCTTGTAAGTATTCACCACATAGGAGAGCATATAGACCAGCTCGTGCGGTGATATGGTGACGGGCGGGACACAGACCACAAAGCTGACCTTGTTGATAAGTTTCTCCTCTATCAGCAGGTAGAACGGACGGGGCCGCTCCGCATCATTATCTGATATGATCTGTTCCCCATTGTACCAGATGGTACAGGGACGCTGGTATTCCGCACCCTCATGGTAGAGGTCCACACCGACACTCTCACTGTCCCTGATAAGGATACGGTCCTTGCCGTCCCTGATGTATTTGCCGAACTTGTAGTTCAGAAACCATTCGAAGTAGATTACCTGGGAAGTCATCCGTGCCCGGATATGCATCTCTTTCGTGAAATCACGGAACCGCTCATTGGTGCATTGCAACGGATAAAGGCAGCTCTGCACGAACAGGATGAACCTGCGTCCCGACAGGTAATGCGGAACCAGGCGGTTCACGGTACGGTCTATGGACAGCTTATATCTCATGGTTTTCTATTTTTAAAATGATGGCTTCACGGAAATTTGGCAGCCCGTCCTCCTCATCCTTCCCGGAGGACTCCTTCAGATATCCTGATGCGGTATAAGCCATACGGGCAATGCGTTGTGGCGGCTGTATATGGCCGTCGGTGTCATGGCTGGCGATGAAAACCCCTTGTTCGGGAACGGCATGCCCGTCGATATGGACATCGGTCACATGCTTTGCCCGCCGTATGGCATCCGTCAGGCGGGAAACGTAGACGGCGGCATCGAAATCGATATCCATCATGTAGGCATTCAACTGCTCTTCAATGGAGTCGTACACTTCTGATTCGGGTACGGCCCCGTCATGAAAGACCGTAAGGTGGGGAATCAGCACGTCGCCCTTGGTTGAGATGACCTCCACGCGTGTACCGGCGAATTTCAATTTGTTGATATAGGCGTTGATAGGCGCCAGTTCTTTCGGGGGTATGGCAGAAAGGCTGCCTTTTGCACCGGTGGCCACTTTCAGGATAAGTTTACTGTCCAGGTTCTGGTCGTCTGTGCTCTCCATATAGGAAACTTGCGTGACGATGCGTTTGGTCTCGTCGATATTGGCATAGCCGAAGGCCAGGCCGTCTTCCCGTACCGTCAGCTCATCTCCCTGCTGATACTGCAACAGGGCGTTGGCATAATAGGCGGGAGTACCGTTGATGCGTCCGTTAATGGCTTCGGAAATATCCACGGCAAAGACATCCAGCAGGGATTCGAAACTGTATATGACAGCGGCCACTACCCACAGGATTCCGTTCATGACGGACATCTTGGAATCACTGGCGAACTCTGTCAGTTCCAGCCGCCGGTTCCGTTCCGCTACGGCCTCGTTGTATATTTCCTTTATTGTACGGCTCATTACACTGTATAGATTTTATTGTTGATGATAAATTCCCACGCTCCACCTTCGTTCCAGCTTTCCTCATGCAGAATGACCCATACCGCCTCCATGCCCGATGTGATACGGTAACGTCCGGTCGTTTCATCCCGCCCGGGTTCCTTATAGGTTCCCGTCGGGGCTGTCGGCAATGTCATGCGGCAATTACGTCTGTTTCCGTAATGCTCCACAATGCTTGTCAGGTATTTGTCTATGACGGCCGGCTTTATCCGCGCTCCGGACAGGTCGAGCTCCATCAGGTTATGGCACCCGGCAAGCGGAACGAGGTTGTCCGTCATTATCCCCGAGAGATCGATCCGGTAAGTTCCGGACAGAATCCCGAAGCTGTCCAATGCGGGTGTGCAGTCCCGGAGGATCAGCTCCTCCACGTGCAGCGGACGGAGTAAAACAACGGACGAAGGTTGCAGTCCGCTCCAATCCATATACCGGAATTCGGCATCGGTAAACCAGCGGATCTTGCGGCTCCGGCGCACCCGCCTGTCAAAAGTATGGCGCAGCGTGCATGGCGTATGGCCAAGAATGACGGTCTCCACAGCACTGTCGTCCCCCCAGTCAACTTCCAGCGTCCCCGTTCCTGACACCTTGCACTCTGCGGAGACCAATGCCGGCGGGAGCAGGAAGGCTGCCGTGAACGGACCGGTGAAATATTTGGGATAGACGTGCCGCTCCCCGTTGGAGGGGACGATGCCGTGCATTTCGTTATAGGCGACCACGTCGGCATTGATGACAAAGCCGTCGGTATATGCCAGTTCCTGTCCGGAACAGAGTTCTGTTTCCAGCGAGAGGGCAGGATTGTTGACCAGCAGGTCCACGATTCCCTCGACACTTCCATACAGGTGCAGGGCTACATCATAGATGTTCTGTCCTGCAACGACGCGGTAACTACCCATGGCTGTCCTCCTTCTCCTCGGTTTCCAGGAACAGTTCTCCTGTCACCGAATCTATATAGGCATTCCTGATGATGATTTTGTCGGAAGTAAATTCAGCCTGCAGTTTGGCGGCGAGCCCGTTGTTCTCCATATTGGAATGCAGGAAGTCAATCAGCCCCACACCGGTGGTCGGATGCTGGTACAAGTTTCCGGCGGCGGCTTTCAAAAGGAAAGTTTCGTTCTGCACCTTAGAGGCGCCAATACCAAAATCCGTCTCTTCCCCGCTGTAAATGACCAGGCAGTCCTCCTCGAGCAGCAGGTTATAGATCCCCTCATCGTTCAAGGCATAAAGCGAGGCGGGGGTGACCGTCTCCCTTGTCCCGTTTTCGTTCTCTCTCATGACGGGAAACCAATGCCTGCCGTCAACTGCACCACGTACATATTCGACACCCCCCGAACCGCTTTTCATGGCGATACGCACTTTCAGCAGGCGTATGTCTGCTACATAGGGAATGTGGATATGGATACCCCTTGCATCACTGTATGATGCAAGGAAATCTACCGGTACGGCTATCTCCCCGTAACGGCAGGCCGCATTGCCGGCACCCTCCACACTGTCAAACAGGTGGAAGTCGTAGAAGGTTTTTCCGGCAATCTGTCCGGAAGTCTCCACTTCTCCATATTCGGCATCCATTATGATATCTTGTCTGGGCATGTGCTGATACAAAAATCCCCGGCCATACCAAGAGTACGGCCGGGGCACTCTTTACATAAAGAGTAGCGGCAGATAGAAAAATCGGTTTATGCCTCCTTGGAGATTTCATTGTAAATCGCTTCCACAGTCCCCCACATATCGTCAGGCAACTCTTCGTCCGAGATTTTCTCACACGCGGCCTGCAAGTAGGCCATCTCATCAGGGGAAAACTCCACCGGCAACGGCTGTTCTTTTTCCACATCCCATTCGATACGCTTGTCCTCCGCATTTTCGCGGAGATTGATACCCTTGCGTTCCTCGTCGCCAATTGCGATTTTGCGCAGAATCTCTTTTTTAAGGTTGAACTCCTTGAAATTGCCGCGTGCCGGCAGGAAAGTCGGCAGGTAAAGGCGGTCTTTGACGCTCAGTTCCATTATGATTCTTTATTTAGGATTGATTTTTCGCGAATATCCTGTTGCATCCTGTCGAAATCCTGGAATATGGGGCCAAGCTCCCTCTCCATCGGAAAGTTGCAGGAAAGGACCCCTTGTTCCATATAGATAATTCCAACAGGCTTTATGTTGCCTTCCTCATCGGCTTCTTTTTCATTGACAGAAACATGCAGACGGCTCAGCTCGTCATTGACAACGGAATACTCCAGCATATAAAAGGCATTTTCCGTCTTCTCTTCTGCTGTCCTGGTAATAGTGACATTGGTGATATTCATATAATTTGAATTTTAAATAAGTATAGGGTAAAAGTTTCTGTTCCGGTTATTAACCATTATAATTTAATACCTGGTAATGAAAAGACGGGTAATTGCAACAAAGGAGCGTCAGCGAGTCCCCTCTTTCCATACCGTAATTTGACGTGCCCCCATTCTGATTCCGCACATTCATGATATTGATATGCCCTCCCCAGTTGTAGCTGTAAAACAGGGTAAACATATAGGCAAAATCGGAGGGAAGGCTCGAATATCCGAACATGCTTGCAACCGACGACGCGCTCGGAAGATTGACATTGTAGGTGGAGTTGGCATAGACACAAAAGACATTACTGGCGGAAAAGTCAATGGTATAGCCGGAACCTGTAAAATAGATATTCTTCATTTTGATACCGATGGCGGCCGATGCGACCAATGAGGCATTGGACCACACCCCATAGTTCCGGTAACCGTTCTTCACATCGATATACAACCCGTAGTTGTTCATATATGAATTTACCTTGTTGTTGACGATGCGCCCCGCCGCACAGGTCCCACCCGAGGTGGCGGGAAAAGTGTTGGCCCCAAACAGAACGTAGGAAGTGGTGTTTCCCACGCGGAACAAATCGTTGTAGATGGCCAGACCGCCACCGGAACCACTTCCCGTGGCCGTAGATCCAATGCGTCCCTGGCCGATGGAAAAGCCGCCTATCGTGCCGGCATTGGCATTGATCGTGCCGGTCATCGTCACGTTGCCGCCGGTATCCCATTTGATATTCTGGTTCGCAAGATATCCGGAACCGTCCGCCGCAAACGAAATTTTCCCATATCCGAAAACAGCGGAACCGTCGGTTTTCAAAGCCCAATACTCTTTTCCTGTGGAAGGGTTGTCATGATAGATATATCCGGAGGCCGCCATTACAATCCTATGCCCGGAACTTGGCGCGGACGCCGCAAGCGAGCTGGTGCCCAACGTCCATCCTCCGATCTTGCCGGCTACGGCAGTGATACCCGTCCTGTCGAGCGTCACTTTGACCGCGTTGCCCGCATCCTTGACTGAAATACTGCCGTTATAAGAGCTGCCTCCTACAACCAGGGCGCTGTCCACAATAATCTGGTTTGCCTTCACCGTACCGGTATAAACACCGTTGGCGTCGATGGTCGTGGTATACTTTTCTGTGGAAGTAAGGTCAAAAACCGTGGCATAAGCCACATACCAGACCAATGGTGCGGCAGATGTCCCCTGTGCCCCGTCAATATAGAAAAAATGGGTACTGGAGAAGTTTGAGGTGCCGCATACGACCTTGTATACATACTCTTTCCAGTCTCCGGTTCCTGCCGTGGAGGTAAGCCAGCGGCTCGAACCGCCCGTACCAATGTTGTTGGAGGCCCAACAGATATTGCGTCCGGCGGGAATTTTGGCGATGATACGGGCGACCAGCACCTTGCGCGAACTGCAGGCCGTTCCGAAATAGAATCCTCCGTTGCCAGGACTGGCGGTTCCATTAGTCTGTATCTTCAGGACATACTTGCTGTCATTGGGCGCCGACGTATCCTGCTGGCGGGTGACTGTCACCATGCCGTTGCCGGAATTGTTATAGACACCGGTACTGTTGTTCCCCTTCCAGAAGGTCGGGTCCCTGTAGAGCATCTTGCCGAATGCCATGGCAGAGGCAAGTTCCTGGGCGGTCGTGATGCCGGTTGTCCATTGTACAGACACGGAAGAGGCGAAGGTGACGGTTCCGGAAGCGTTCCATGAAATATTACCGCCTGCGATTTGTCCGCTGCCGTCATTGTTCAGTTTCCATTTGCTGCCGTTCGTAATCGAACCGTCGGAGCCCAACGAGATGTTGTTTTTCCAAATATGGTTATGGTCGAACGCCCAGCCGGCAATCCGGTTATAAACCTCCTTTCCACCGCTTTTTGTATAGTTGGCCGAAAGACAGAAATATTCCAGATGGTCCCATGACATCATCTGGATACCGATAAATCCGGTCTTGACAGAATTTCCACTTGCAGCCACCTGGCCGAAGACAATATGCCCCGCATTGCTGTTCTGATGCCAGGTCAGCGTGATGCCCAACGGTTTGTAGGCCCCCGTGTACCAATACCCGCTACCGGCAGATGCGGAGCGGACCTGTAATGGTATTGCACCGGTTGCACCGATACTGCCTGTTGTTATATTGTCGCTGCCGATTGTAAACCCACCGATTTTTCCCTTGGTGAAGGTACAGCTCAAGCCGTTGATATAACCGGTATTGATGATGGAGGACTTTATACTGGCCGCATCCAGTTTGGAGGCGTTGATACTGCCTGCCGCTATACGGTCGGCCGAAAGCGTCCCGGATTTGATACTGGATGCACTGATATCGACAGCGTTGACCTGTGCGGCCGTCAACGTACCGGTATAGATGCCTGTAGAGCCGATATAGGTCAGCGGATGTGCGGCAAGAGTGCTGTCACTTCCCTGTGCCAGTGCAATAAAACGTTTACGGCGTATTTCTTCCTCGACCGAAGCTGTCAGCGTGCGGGGAGCCGGTGCATTCGCCTTGGTGGAACCGCTTTGAAAAATCAAATCCGAGTTGTAAGCGATCTGCGGTGCTGCCGGTATGGGGGACGGACTCATCGCGTTACTGACAATCGGCTGGTCGGAATAGATATGATAGACCGCTCCGGTCGTTCCGCCACCGCGTAAGAACACGGCGAACATACAGTTGTTCCCACATAGGGCCGCACCTGCGAACATGCGGCAATAGGATTCGGAGAGTTCATAAATGTCCCATGAATAGCTGATGCCGCCCCAGCCACCGAAATTGGCCTTCAGCAGCAGTACCAGGCCACCCTTATGCGTGGACGTGTTCCAACTTGCCGGAGCCTGCTCGCTGTAGGCACGACGCACAAGAATGTCCCGCTTGAAATTCTGTTCACCGCCCTTGAGGATGACAGGATAGTATTTGTTCTCTTCCCCGTTGATGACAAGCCTGTAATAATACGGATAGCCGTAATTGGTTGTTTTTGCGGCCTCTATGTCATTTTTCCATAGCAGGGAAACGGCAGGGGAGAACGAGACTTTCCCCGCGGTATCCCATGATATGTTCCCCGAAGCAATCTGCCCGCTTCCGTCATTGTTCAATTTCCATTTCGTACCATTGGTTATTGAACCGTCACTCCCCAGTACAATGTTTCCCTTACGGATGGAGGAGGCATCCACCGTCCAGCCGGCAATATTGTTCTGGGACCCAAAACGTGCGACACATGTGCCTGTGCTGTTCGTGGCATACAACCCGAAATCACTGTCGCTGTTATAATACAATTGTACCCGTTGTCCGGTTGTCGCGCCGGAATTAAGTCCGTAAACCACCACACGCCTGTTTCCGCAGTCAAGCAGGATGTGGTTGCCGCTCAACGCGGTTGCGCCGATTGACCAGCCACCGATTTTCCCTTTCGTGACATTCAGCGTCAGGGCCTCGATATTTCCGGCCGTAATGAGAGAAGCCTTCACATTGGCGATGTCCAGTTTGGAGGCGGTGATACTTCCGGCGGCAATACGGTCGGCAGAAATAGTGCCTGCCGTAATCTGTGAGGCGGTGACAGTGCCGGTATAAATACCGGCCGCAGTGATTTTTGTCAGTTTCGGAGAGCCGTTTCCGCCCAAAGCGGTAACGATAGTATTGATCGGATTTGTCCATTGCAAAGAGACGGAAGAGGCAAAGGTGACATTGCCCGAGGCATCCCAGGATATATTGCCTCCCGCAACAGCCCCCGCCCCCGAGGCATCCAGACGCCATTTAAAACCGCGGATGCCGTTTGACCCCAAAGTCATGGAGCCGGAGGCGGCGGTCATCGCCCCGGAAGTGTTGTTCTTCGTTCCCCGGCAGATGCTGTCACCGTCGACGGACCAGCCGCCAATTTTCCCTTTCGTGACATTGAGTGTCAGCGCTTCGATATTCCCGGCAGTAATAAGAGAGGCTTTCAGGGAAGCCACATCGATACGTGAGGCGGAGACCGTACCTGAAGTTATCTGTGAGGCGTCAAGCTGCGCCGCCTTTACCGTACCCGCTGAAAGTTTACCGGTAAAGACACCGTCTTTGTCAATAAAGGTTGCACCTATCCAGTTCAGGCTGACACCATTTCCGAACTCCACCTTGCCGGTAGCCGCATTGTATTTGACAACCTGGTCGCCATGACCGAACTGGACATTGCCGCCGTTATCTACAAAAAAGGTCTTGTAACCGTTCTTGAAACCATAGATGCCGTTAACCGTTTCAGAGGTAACGGTACCGGAAGCTGTCCTGACAGAGAGGGGGAACTGCCCGATTGCCACACCGGTTATCGTGCCGTCACTGTTTTTGATCCCTGTAAAAATTTTTGGAGTGATGACCGTGCTGCTGCCGATAAGTGTCTTGTTGGTATTCCACTCCTTGACCCAGTCAAGCATCGCTGTGTCGTTTCCATCCTTGCCGGGTGCCCCTGACTTGGCCTTTGACCAGACAAATGACAGGGTGTAGGTGATTCCGGATATAATGACGGGAATAACCACAGTGCCATGATCGGCCAGTGTGGTCGTTCCTGCTGCGACCGTATAAGTTATGGTCTTGTTGCTGTTGTTGACGGATATGGAGGAGAATCCTGCCGGTCTGGTAATGTTGCCGATGGAAAATCCGGTAAAACCGGAATCGCCAAGCGTGACCTTGACAGAGGAGGTGACGGATACGGCAGAAACTATCTTCCCGTCGGCATCCGCAGGGAAGATGTATTCACCGGGTGACTGGCTAAGCGTATAACCGTCCTTTTGTATGTTGATTGTCGCCTGACCGCGGGCGACCAGTATCTTTGCCATATGCTCTTTTAAGAAAAGTATAGGACAAAAAAAAGGCGGCAGGTTGCCGCCAAATGGCAAGGCTCCCGTTTTGTCGCACGGATGGGATGAGACCGGTTCACACCGCTTGCCATCCGTAGAAGCCCCGTTCCTTCATTACTATTTCGACACTTCACACATCAGTACGCCCTTGCCTGTCACATCGGCTTTCGATACGGTGATGGATTTGCCCGTATAAGTCTTTATGACGGATGTTCCGGCCGAGTTCCACAGTTTCCATGTGTAGGTATAGGCAGTCCCGTCATCGTCCAGTACCTCACCGTTACGATACAGCACCGCTTTGGCATCGACATCATTCCCGTTATTTTTGATGGTGAACCCTTTCTGGCTGACAAGGTCCACCGTAATGGGGTCGGACATATCCGTGAAAGAAATGATATCGCATACAACCTTGTTGGCCGAGGCGTTGCCGGCCGATGTGTCCGTGTCCTTGATGGCACATTTGAAGGTCTCGAAATTCAGTACGGCATCCGCAGTAATGGTTATTTCGTTCGTAGTCCATCCTGCCGTCACGCCACGCGGATTGGTGGAAGTCAGACAGGACCATCCGGCACCGAGCATGGAATTGTAATACGGACAGGAAACCGAAGCCCCTGAATTGGCCGCCGCAGTGAGGGCCGATGTCAGCGTTATGACCTTGGTGGAGGTGTTCACCGCCGATATGGTGTACTGCACGGAATTTATTGTAATCTTTCCGCCGGCTTCCATGTTATTGGTGGAGGCCACCGTGACGGTGGTCGCACCGGCAGTAGCGGCGGCAGCCAGTGTGGTATTGGCAAAAACGGAGGAATCCTTGATTCCCCAGGCATAGGTGACATTGGTGGTATCGATGGTGGCGCCACGCCACAGGTCGCAATGCGCCTTGAGTGTGGGTACCTCGTCATTTTTGAAGACAACACCGTCGGGAGCATATGCCACGGCGGCTATCATCGCCCCGGCATTCAGATGCTGGGTAAACTGTATCTCGGAACGGAAAGGCACCTCCAGCCCGTTGGCATCGATATAAACCGCCTCGAAGGCATACCGTACCTGCGGCGTGGAAACGGTCATATGGTTGGCCTTGATGGTCAGGGCATACTTGGCGGACGCCGCACCGACAGTACAGCTGTCCTGGCCCGAAGTTATGGCCGAACCGTTCTTATACCACTTGGCGGAGCCGCTTTTAACACCGGCTGTCAGCGTAGCCGCATTACCGACAGATGAAATCTGGTCGGTGGCGGCCTTGCCGCTGACGAACAGCGAAGGAGTGAGCACCAAAAACGGCGATGCCGCCCATGAAGGTGCATAAACGCCCGTATCCTTGTTGAATACCTGGGTGAGCGGTTGCGAAGAACCGATGAACGCCTGTAAGGAGACAGCATCATTCTGGTCAATGATGGTTACCTGTCCGCGTGCTACTTTTATTGCCATATGCTTATTGTTCTGTTGTTGATATGTCCACTTCACAGTCAAAAACGGCCTTATGCCATACATCCCTGCCGGTTATCTCAATCTCCCTGCCATAATGCGGCAGGTCATTCCATATCCTGTCGCCATCGGTATCCCTGCTTGTCCGCAGCCAGCGGAAATTACCATCGGGAATGAGTGCGGTAATATCTTCACCGCCCCTGTACACTCTGGCCCGCAGAACCGTGGAAACAATGCCGTTACGGAATATCGTGCCATTTTTCGACTCCACATGAACAGTATAGGATGGCGCACCGTCATAAAGTTTGAAGAAAGTATGGGTGGCTCCAATATTTTCATTCCGGAATACAGCGGTGTAACGGAGGGTTAATACGTCACGCCCTTCCCAGCCGTGAAACGCCGGTGTCATTTCAAACACGGCGGCATTGCAGCCTGTTTCTTTCCATATTCCGTCCGATGCAAGATATTCCCATAAGCGGCTTTCCGGATTAAAGTTATATTCGGTGGGGACAAGAGGGATGCTTTCCGGCTCACATATGCCGGAGAACTCATCCGTGAAATGGAAGGCCGTACCGCCCGTCAGGGATACGGAACGGGGCTTGAGCTGTTCCTGTGCCTCCTCGTCAAAATCTTCCCAGCGGATGGTCACGTCCCGCAGTTCGATGGTGTCCTTGCTCCATTTGAAGCGCCCTGACGCGAAATGCCCCGTACCGTCGGGATTAATGACGAAAGAACCGTCACGCGAGGTTATCGAACCGTCCTCACCCAACCTGAGCAGCGGATTCTGGATAGTTCCGCCAATACCTCCTTTCGAGAACCATGCCCCGTAATCTTCCGTGTAAGACAACACGCCATCCGTCGCCTGGTAAGGTGTCGCCGTCTTGCCCGGCTCCAATTGCGGGGCGGACAGAAGGACCGGTACCGGGGTTGCGATACCCAGTGTCATTTCAGGAGCCCCGGATTCCCGGACTGGAAAGGATACCTTATGACGTGTCCATCCCCTGCCGGCATCCACAGCCTGTTCGCCGACAAGATGCTCGTCCTGATAAAAACGGACAACCGTTGTTTCTTCCGCCTTTATCCAGATGGAAAAACAATAATAGTTGCCGGCACGGGCTTTGCGCCAACCGGCATCCTGTAATGTAAGACGGCTGTCTGAAATGACACGTACACTCTTTCCGATACCGGCGGGAGTGGCAGTACTGACAACCATAGATCCGCTGAAAGCACAGGAAAGGCTGTCCGGAATGACATTTTTGTGAATTTTGCCCACATAGAAAGTTGAGGAAAAACCGTTTTCATCTCCGGCGGTCAATGTTCCGGCGATGTTGACATTCCGTGTTGCGTAGAGATTCTGAAAATAGGCCCCGTAACCGTCCAGTATGCCGAATACCGGATCGATGATGCCGCAGACCTTTCCCACACGGGCTTTGGCCGCATCGCCGAAAGCGGACACGGAAGAAAGCCGCAGGATATTCAGGTCCGCCAATTCACACCAGTCACCCTCTGCGGTCAGGCTTTCCGTCAGATCGAGAAACAGGCTCCGGCTATATTGCGCAGGATAGTCCACAGTGATAACCCACAATTTGTACTCCCATTCCTGCCCGGCGGACAATATATCCTCGGCATCTGATTTCTCCCGGTTGGTATAGCCGAATGAGAGGGGGACGGAGGACAAATCCCTGAAAGCCCTGATTTTGAAGGATACCAGCAGACGTTCCGGATGCCCGACCGACTCCTCCAGAGTCTGCATCAGTCCGAAAAGGGATTCTCCCGCCGGTTCCGCATTGCGGACTATCCGGACAATGCGTGTCGCCTCCGCATCGTTTTCCCTGTATCCGGATTGAAGTACATGGCCACATACGGCATACTTGGATTTGTCAGGCACCCCCGCCACCCCTCCGTTCATGACCGGATAGCAAAGGGAACGCTCCGTTGCCATGCCGTCGATGACATCCATATAGGGGGCTTCGCTGTCCGAAGCCGTCAGGTACAGTGCCCCGCTACGCGTCGTATCGAACAGGTTGGTACTCCGTACGAAGTCCAGAAGCTCCCCGCTCTGCGGTTCATCGCCGTCCAGCAAAGCCCCGATAAAATAAGGCGCCTCCTTGTCGCCGACAAGCTCCGTTCCGGTTTCCGTCACGCACATCAGGGAATAGACCACCCGTTCCCGCCCGGCATATTGTCTGCGGACGATATCCCCGACATGCAGCCCCTGTGTTTTCTGCGAGTCGGGGTCGATACGGACCTTGTATTTTGAATAACGGAATACGGACATGGGCTATGATATTTTTTCAACGGAATCTCCCGAGCAGCTGTCGCTGATCCAGAAAGAGCCGTTGGTCGCGGAAACCTTCTTTACCTCGAATTCGTAGGCGCGTAACTTGCGCCGGGCGACAACCTCGTCGAATGTGGCGATGACATTTCCCGTGGTACGGTTCTTCCGGATGGCCCAGCCGCTTCCGGCAAAGCCCGAAGAAAAGAATTCCGAAGAGACGGAGCCGAGAAAACAGCTGTCACCGTAATGCCTGATACCGCCGGAAACAGCCTGTAACCTCAACGACTCTGTCAAGTATAGGATTTTGTCTGCCAACCGGGTTGACGACGCGCAGATTCCGACATGCCCGGCAGCCTCCACCGGAACCCCGGAGGAGATGAAATCGGCATCGGTTTGGATATGGAAAGACTCACTGTAACGGTTTTGAGGGGCATGGGCACTTATGGACGGACGGTGTCCCAATACTGTGGTATGGGGGACGGTTGTCCGCACGCCTTCCTTTTCGTATACAACCATGGAGGTCAGTGAAAGGGTTTCCTTATCTCCGGTAATCAAAAATCCGCCAGCCATACCCATACGCAGCCGCTTGTGAATAATTATGCCTTCATCCGAGTTGTCCACCCGGTACGAAGACAGCAGATCGGCACCATAGTTGTGACGGACAGTGAGCGAACCCGGAAAGCAGGCCCTGCCGTAGGACGAGAGCATCAGACAGTCACCGTCCACATCCGAAATGCCGGACAGCAGGCGTATTCTGGTGGTATGCCCGCTACCCAGCAACAGATCGCTTCCGATACCGCCCAGTTGTATCTTGTCATTATCAGTCCTCTGGAGTACGGGCATACCACCAATACGAAGCCCGTAACCGTCCAGAAATGAAAGAAAGCCTCCGAGGGCGACTTCCTCACCGGAAAATGAAAGCAGGCACTTTCCCTTGTCACCCAGCCTTACCCCATACAAGGCATCCAGACCACCGCTCAGAGCCGTATTCCCGCAGACCACCAGATGACGCTGCACCGTTCCGTCCCGCATGGTCCAGTCCACTGCCGCCAGATTGGCGTTGCCCCGGTGGTATACGCCATGTCCCCCCACAGTCAGCCGTGACGGAGAAATGAACACTCCCGTTTCCCTGTTCCCGATAATCCATTCTCCGCCCGAGTGTATGGAGGCATCCTGAAAATCAATGCGGGAGGCATTGAGCGTCGCCGTGTTCCTGTCCGTATCGTAACCCAATAATTGTTGTCCGCCTATATGGAGGCTGCTGCCGCCTATTTTCAGACTGCCGGTAATTTTGACACCGTATTCAACGGCAGTCACCGCCCCATCCGCATCGGTAATGTCCTGCGAACAGATCTCCAGAATACGGTTATTGGCGACACCCGCCTCGAAACCGTAATTCGCACGGAGTGCCCCGGTCATGTCACCGCCCGACTTCTTGAGGTATTCCAGCAACAACCCTCCATCACCCGGGGCACCTTCACCGGCAACCGCCCCCGCAATGGCCGAAGCAAACCCGTAGGCCGTATTTTTTAACCTTATGCTGGTCTCGTCCCCTTCCTCGACACCGTAAGGATGGTCATCATCCTTTTTCTGCTGGGCATTGAAAAAGTTATGGTAGAGCTGCGAATAGATGGAATAACACAGGCTCTCCTTATCAAGGCTGTCTATGTCCGGATGCAGTTGTACGTTCATTTGGTATAGCTGGTTTTGGAGAGGAACCTTTGAATGCGCGAGGTCAAAGAAATGAAATTAGGGAAATTGACAGGTGACATTGTACCCATCAAGGTGGGGGTCATCACCTTGCTGCACTCGGTCAGGAAGTCGAGCATAAGCCCGGCAAGTTCATTGCCTAATACCAACGGTTCGGTGGCATTCTCGTCACCGAGCGCCACTTTGTTGTCGGCAACCGTTACGGTCGTGGAGTTCACCTTTTGAATTATCTTGTCCGTTGTCTGCCTGACCTCCGACTTGTCTACAATGTGGGTAATGCTCTCCGCCTCAATCCCCGTAGAGGCTTCCTTACCCTTTTTGTTCCTGACAGTGGCGGTAACGGTTGTCGGCGTATAATGTGTGAAAGCCATATTTCCCGTAGCCTCCAGCTCGTCGTAGTCCGGAGCAGAGTCACTCTCCGGATCCAGTTCCTCCATTTCCGTTACACCGACAACGGTTTCCTTACGGGCATTCAGCCGCAGGATATCCACATGTGAGAAGTTCACCACATAGGCGTACCGGGTGGCGGCATCCATAAAAATCGTTACATCGGAAAAAAGTGCAGGTACAATCAAAAAACCGCCCTCGCTGCTTGTTGCCGCTGAAAGCAATACGCCTTTGTGGATGACGGGTTCTGCAGAGGCTGTCTCGTCCGGGTACTCGCCGACATCAACGGTACCGCCATACTCGGAAAATTCCTCGTCCGACGGGTCATCATGTATTTTGGCGACATATCCATGTATCATACGGGCCGTGCCAATGCCCGACATACCTCCCGGAGCCAGACTGATGCGTTCCATGCTACGGCCGAGAGCTATTTTACGGATAGCCTCACGAATAAGCAACTGATTCGACTTATCTGAAGACATTGATCTTTTTATAGAAGAATAGGTAGTTGGAATATATTCAGGTTTTCATTTTTCCTCCTCGAAAATAAAACATAAAAATAGAATTTTCTATCTTTGCGAAAAACACTTAATTATGTAATTATGGCAGGTTTCCAATCACCAATAACAATAGCGCAGGCAATAGAACATATCCACCGGAATGAATACCTGTTACCGGCTTTTCAGAGAGATTTTGTATGGTCGGCAGAACAGATAGAAAAGTTGTTCGATTCTCTGATGAAAGGCTACCCGATCAGTTCCATGCTGTTTTGGAAGGTAAAAGGAGGAACAAAGACTGATTTCCGGTTTTATAAGTTTCTATCAGCTTTCATACAGTATCATCGGATATGCAACGATCCGATTCCTACAGACAATATCAACGATTTTTATGCGGTATTGGACGGACAACAGAGATTGACGTCATTGTATATCGGTCTGTGCGGCAGTTATGCGTACAAGGATTATAGGAAACGTTGGGATTATTCTGAATATAATTTCCCTACCCGGCATCTATATTTCAATATATCCCGTAAATACACACAGGAGGAAAGCGACAGGGAGTTTATCTTTTCCTTTGTTGACAAGAATATCTCCAAGGAAAATGATTTATTTATTGACAAGTCTAATGAAAAATGGTTCCGTGTAGGTAAGATTCTGGCTTTGCACCAGGATTACAATTATGGCATCGATGAATTTGCCGAGGACAATAACATAGACAAGGAATCCAAAAGACTGCTGAGACTGTTGGACAATGTCATCCACACCAAGCTCAATATAAATTTTTACGAGGAGGATGAACAGAAACCGGACAAAGCCGTGAATATTTTTATCCGGATCAATTCCGGGGGAACCGCATTAAGTTTTTCTGATATCCTGATGTCCATTGCCATTGCCAATTGCAAACAGATGGACGCGAAGACAGAAATCAATAATCTGGTCGAGCATGTACGTTCAAAAGGATTTAATATATCTCACGATTTCATATTAAAATCGTTCCTGTACCTGTATCATAAAGATGTGCGTTCCCTTATAACAAGTTTCAATCTGGGCTTTATTGAACTGGTGGAAAATAATTGGACGAGGATCAGGGATACCATTTCAAACCTGTTCGACTTGCTGAGATCTTTCGGACTGACGGATTTCACAATGACCTCATATAATGCCGCCATGCCCATACTATATTATCTTTATCACAAGGGCATATATCAGGATTTTTACAAAAAGATAGGAAATAGGGAGGATTGTGAAATCATAAAAAAATGGTTGTTCTCAATTCTGCTCCGCAGGGCATTCGGAGCAAGCGCGGATTCCGTGCTTGCACAGTCAAGAAGGGCATACACAACAGACATCACCGGCAGCTATATAAAAGAAACCGTGACCTTGTTCCCGGCAACGGAAATAAACTCGGAAATCAGGAAACTGTCGGATGTAGGTGACGATTTTATAGAAGACCTGCTTTACAGCCAGAAAGATTCACGATACAGTTTTCCAATATTGGCCATGCTGTATCCGGATCTTGATTACAGAAACAATAACTTCCATCAGGACCACCTGCACCCAGCCTCTGCATACAATGATCTGGAAGAGAAAGACAAGGAAAAATACGGCTGGCAGGTCTACAATTCCATCCTGAACCTGCAGATGCTCGATGCCAATGAGAACGAGTCTAAAAACGCCAAACCATTGGAGAAGTGGGTCAGTGAACAGACCCGGAACAAGGATATGCGGAAATTCATGGAGGACCATCTTATCCCGGATACGGATCTTTCATTGTCCAATTTTTCTGATTTTATAGAAAAACGAAAGGCTATGCTGGTTCAGAGAATCAGAAAGATGATTAACTGATTGATATCAAAGGTATTTGCGGATATTGTTCTTCTTGCCGGAAACACTCCGGTTACGAAAATATTTTTTAAGGCAGAAATTTGTTGGAGACAATGAATTTTGATTATGAATGAAAATAATGATGCTCCTTGGAGCGGAACGGAATGCAGTTTTACCCTTCCAGGAAATTTCCTGGAAGGGAAGGATGTACATTGGTGGACAATAGTGTTATTTGCGAATCCTGTACGGAATACTCAGCTGCTGCCTGTACCCTCCGATCCCGAACGTAGTCGTGACCTCCTCCACGAGATACACGCCGTTCTTGGACGGGTTACGGAAATCGATCAGTTCCACCTGTACGGCAGGAGACAGCCCGAAATCTCCGAATATGGTCACGTTGCCGGTGATTCCATTCAGGTTGTAATTCCGGAAGTATTCAGTTGTCTCTTCCACAAGCCGGTCTGAATTGATGCCTACGTGCGGTGACATATACGGTACGATGGTATAAGTGGACAAATCCACCTTTGTTTTGGTTTTTGCCCCCGAAGCCGTCGTGTTTCCGGTCACCTTATGTGTCTTTTTTGAAATTTGGGTGGCATTTACCGTTTGGAACTCCTTGCTGCCCGGTACTGCCGGATCATATTCCGGATTCATGCGTACCGTCACTTCAAAGAACTTCTCGTCCGTTCCAAGCGCCTTGCCCGTCACCGCCAGAAACTTCGGGTCGGTCTTGACCACTTTCAGGTTGCTTTGCGCCACATGTTCGTTAAAATATATCTTGAACGGCCCGGCCGGGCCGTCTTCCGGAAATACCGGCTGCGCCTTGCTGGACGAATAAGGACGTCCGACAGCAATGGAAGGCATGACGCCTTCGTCCTCAGCGTCGTATTTCAAAAAACAATAAATCTTATATTTCGACCATTCGGAAAGAATGTCCGCCACCGTAAAGTTATCCGTCACCTTGATCTTGCCGATATGGATATCAAACCGTTTTGTATCGGAATGTATCTTGAAACCGGTATCTTTCAAGATGTTGTATTTCCCATCCAGCACATCATTCACGGTTGTCCCCTTTGCCGGAGTTTCGAAATGGGGCGCCTGTTTCAATTTAAGTTTGTAGGCCATATTCTCACATTGTATTTCCAATGTACTGTCCGAGTTGTAGCCGGTAATGTAACCGTCAAACATATTTTTCAATACACCGTTATACCCCAGCTTGATATTGATGCGTTGCCCAACTTTAAAAGTCGTCTCATCAACCAGGTGTTGTGTGCTGCGCTTTTCGATAATCACACCATCCTGCATGACCTCTGTCGTTATCCGGGACACGTCTTTCCCTTCCAGTGTCATATTGCCTATAATCGTCGAACGGCATACGGTACCTTTCGGGAACGTGACTTTGGCCGTCCCGATCAGCTTCTTGTAGCTCTCGTTAATCTCAAGCGTATGAACCTCCGTTATCTCCACTCCGCTGCGAATCTTCATCGGATTGGACGGATCGGCATCTCCAATGGTAATACGACAGCAGAGAACATCCATTGCGGCTACACCCATAGGCGTGTCAGTTTAAGCAATGAGGCGGGATCGACGATCTCCGTACCGAATTTGACATATTTGATCCATTTGTTCGTGTGCCTGATAGCCGTATCTGCCTTTTCCTGCCCGGCCAGTTTGAGCTCCACCGCTTCGGACGGCTCAACGGCGACACAATTGAGTGAATATGGCTGCACGTTCCTGCAGTCCGTCGGATGAAGCGTATACCCCTGTATAATCAGCTGTGAGATATTGAACTGGCGCAATACCGTATTGTCACAATCGACACCCCCCTTGTATTGTACCAGTTTAATAAATTTGGAAACTTCCGCTTCCGGATACACATCCGGATATTTGGATGTGATTTTACCGTTGATGGTGATCTCAAGGTCACCGCCGGATATATATTCCTTACGGGTATAATCACGCCCCTGCACTTGTGTCAACAGGATATTGTTCCGGCTGCCGATTTGTATCTGTGGTCCCAGGTCCACGAATGTAACCAGGCCGTATTGGCTGTTGGGCAGCACCTTGCACTCACTGTTGTCGTAATATTTGCCCTCTTTGGATATGGAGAGTTCCAGAAAATCCGCTACCGTCCGTCCGACAATGGAATCGGTATGGCTTTTCTTCTGTGCCACGGCCTGCTGCTCGCTGATAAGACGGTAGTACTGTCCGGTCTTGTTGGCCAGGCTGGATTGTGATTGTGTCTGAAGGTATTTATCCCGTACCTGTTGTTCCCAATATTTAAGGTATCTGGGATATGAACGCAACAATCCGTAGGCCGTTTGTGAGGTTATTTGTACCGCTGCCCGTTTGAGCAGGTCATGATGTTTGGAGAAATAATGCACCTGCCCGTCCTGCAATTCGGCCAGCCCCATGCCCATGGCAAGACGGGCTGAGTTGCTGATATAGCTGCCAATCGAACCGTTTCCAAGTATCCCCCCGCTTAACAAGGTCGAGGATGCAATTTGTATCAGTCTTCCCATTTTTTATAGTTTTTTTATGCGTTCCATGATGCGTCAAAGTCGTGGACAACATCAATAAGCGCCTGTGCCAGTTGTTCCTTCAGGTTCTGTATCTCTTCCGTCTGTCCCTCCTTTGATTTCATCAGGTCGATAGTCCTTACACTCAGCAGGCTGTCGATGTTTACGATAACTTGTTTGGGGGCTGCGGATGACAGTTTGCCCGTGCCCGAGTAGTTTCCGCCGGCACCTCCGTCATCCAGGTGTGAATTGGTGATCGGATTCGTGTCGAACGGACGGGTATCGTTGGAGTCCGGTTCGTTGCTGTACTGTCCGGGTGTAAATCCTGCTGTACGAAGGATATTCTCGGCCGCCTCCGCTGACCCGCCAAACGTTTGCCGGAGTGATGAAAAGAATTTGACAAGGACATTGTGTGCCAGTTTACGGTTGGCAATATTGTCTATACGCTGCTCGTCCGTGGCATCCTGTCCCAATGTCCGCTGTTTCCACCGGCCTTTCTCATCCTGTTCGAACCCCCAGCTCCTGAGCCTGTTAAAATCGAAACCGCCCTTACGCATAAACTCCTGCGCGTCTGCGGCGCTCGAGATGGCGTTACGGTAGGCTGTTGCGGCCCGTATAATCTCCGGTACGGTCTGCGTGTTCATGTACCGGGCGTAATCGTATGTCCGGGCGGCCACCGCTTCCGGCTTGTCACCAATATCATCCACATAGACGATTTTACCGTCCCTTACGTTCCATAGTGACTTGTCCAGATCCTTGTCCTGCTGGCCGAAACGTTCCTGTACCGTTTTAAGGAAGGCGTCGACGTCCAGTGCCGTACCCATCTTGCCGAATTCGGCGTAGGCAGCGTCAATACGTGTCTGGCTGTCCCGCTTGGCGAGGGTCACAAGCGCCTCCCTTATGTCGTCCTGACGTGCCTTGTCCATATTGTATATATGCTCGCGCGACACCATGCCTTCTGAGGAGGCAATGGCAAACTCTCCCAGAAATCCCGTCCACCAGTTGGATGTGAACGCACCTATCTTACGTCCCGAAGCCTCTTCGATGCTCTTCCCCGCCACAACCTCGTCCACGGCACGTTTTGTCTTGAGCGCCATATTGTAGGTCTCACTCAAAGAGGAATGGAGGGCCTCTATGGACGGATAACGGTACTTGCGGTTCGAGGCGATTTCTTCCAGTACGGCATCCTTCGCCTCCTTTATCTTCCAGGTCTTATATGCCACCCATCCCAGAGCACCGGCCAATGCAGCGATTCCCGCCGTGGCAGCCACCGCTCCCGTGCCCATGGCACTCAGGGAGGCGGCTGCGCCTGTCAGGCTGCCACCTGTGGCCACCTGTGTTGCGAACAGCGACTGCAGCACACCCTTCGCCCCGACAACACCGCCTCCGGACATCAAGGTACGCGTCATAGCTCCCCGTCCTGCCACGCCTGCGGACTGCATGGCCGAGACAATGGCCCTCTTTTGTCCGAAAGACATCTTGCCGGGACTCCCCATATCCAACAATCCCTGTACAGATCCGACGGCCGCCGTCGCCGCCGATTGTCTGCCGATAAAGCCCATGGCGATACCGATATTGGTCAGGGCACCGGCCACCTTGAACAGCCGGACAGCCACCGCTCCCGTAAAAGCAAGCGGTTCTATCCAATGAAAGTTGCGTGCCACCCAAGCCCCGATATTACCTATGACGGTAAATATGTCCAACAGGGCGTTCCCGACAGAAAGCAGTCCGCGGGTAAATTCCGGAGCCTTGAATTTATCCAGAAAGGAACGCAGAACGGCACGTACCGAGGGTTCCATCACCTCGAACGCGCGCATGAACCCCTCGCTCAGCTGGGAGGTAACCTGCGCCCACAATCCCTTAGTGGTATCCTGCTTTACAAGTGCCAGTTCCGCCGATATTCCCTGGGAACCTCTATTATGGGAGCTGAGTGCACGCAGCTGGTCGTAATTACGGACAAACATCATAGCTGCATTCCCCCCGATTTTTCCAAAAATCGCCTGCATGTCCGCCATTGAGGCGCCTTTCCTGTTCAGCTCCTCGAAGATGTCCGCTATGGGGCGCAACTTCTCCACCCGTACCCCCTCCACGTCACGCTTTTCCGTGAATTTGACGCCCAGGCGGTCCAAAACCTCCCGGGCCTCTTTCGTAGGCTTGGCAAAACGGGTGGACATGGCCCGCAGCGAGGTACCCGCCAGTGTTCCTTTCAACCCCATATTGCCCAGCAGGCCTATGGCGGCACTGGCTTCCGTGAACTCCACACCGGCCATACGCAGGTAACCGGCAGCCATTTTATAGGATTCCGCTATTTCGACGATATTGACATTCGAGCGGGAGATGGTCGACGCAATAATGTCCGCCACACTATCCATACTGTCGTTATGGATATCATAGCCAGCCATGATGTTCGTGGCCAGGTCGGCAATATAGGACACGTCATTGTCCCCGATGAGCGCCAGGTTCGTGACCGGCCGGATGGATTTGTGGATTGTCTCGATATCCATGCCGGCCATGGAAAGGAACTTGACGGCGCCGGCGATCTCCACAGCAGTATATTTCGTATCGATTCCTATCTTGCGGACATGGCGGGCCATGTTGTCGAAGCGGGTCTCAAAAGATCCCAGATCCATGTCGGCCACGCGCAGGATGGATCTGGCCGACTTCATGATATTGGCATATTCGACAGCGTCGGACAGTTCCGAACGTACCAGGCTGTAGCCCATGTAGGCGTTCAGCATGGAAGCGAAAGGCAGATTCCTCAGCGAGGGTGCCTTCGAATATTGGATACGGTTGATGGCCGCACGTCGCTTGCTACGGTAAAGTGTCCCGGCAGCGGTATGTTCCCGTTGCATCAGCCGTACGGACTGCATAGCGTTACGCTGTTCCTGTTTTCTTGCCGCCTGTTCCGCCTTGCGCTGTTCCGTCTCGGCTTTCCGGCGTGCCTGTTCTGTCTGCCGGCGTAACTTTTCCGCTTCGCGGGCGGCATCCTTACGTTCCCGTTCCCTGGTACGGGCTTCGTCGGTACGCCGTTTCTCCTCTGCGGAGGCCCGGGCCGATTCCTCCTTGCGACGCTGGTCGGCAGCAAAAACATCCTCGGCATGTGCAAGTTTCTGGCGATGCAGCTGTTGCCGGGCATAAAGACGCTCCATCAGTTTCTGCTGTGCCTTTTCCGGCATGACGAATGTTCCCGGGGCATAAGGAACGGGAACGGAAGGAAACAAGCTCCCCACGGACATTCCACCCTGCATGCCCAGGCCCGGGCGGGATTCCCCCTTGATACGTTCCAGCAGGGAAAGCACACGTTGCAGCCGGTTTTCCGCCGTATCGGTCCTGATTTGCAGCTCCCTGCCGCGCTCCACGGAAACCAGGGCGGAATTGATTTTGCCGATGGCCTTGGTTATGCGCTTCTGGGCGTCGACCATCGTACCTACTGAAGAGGCCGCATTTTTCTCAATTTCGGCCTTGCGAATCTCCGCAGCTTTCTTCTCGTAAAGATTTTTAGCGGCGGTTTTGATTTTCCTGCTGTCGAGCACCTGTCCCGCATTAATGGTCAGGCTGATGCCTTTGGAAAGGGCCGCAATGTCCGTAAGCAGGTTTTTGACACGTTCCAGCTTCTCCTCACTGCTCCTCGTGTCAATGGTCAACCGATAGTCAAAACTACGCTTCTTCCCATTTTTGGTACGGAAGACACGGTCAACTTCGTTCATCATTGTCTTGATGTTGTTTACCGCAGGGGACAGCGAGGCTTTCGCCTGCACCAGCTTGCCCACAGCCTCACCGAAAGCTATGACCTGTTTAGTGCCTTGCGAGGCGTCGACGTTGATGGTATAATTGACCTGATAGTTTTGTTCCTGAGCCATGATTGAAGGGAATGTCGCATTAAAAGAGTAGTGTCACCGGAAAGGACGGGGTTTAAAGCGAAGCCGCCGTAACCCCGGAGGATTACAGCGGCCGTTCAGGGTATCCTCTCCGGCATGGAAACCGGCAACGGCATGCGGCTGGCAAGCATCTGCTCGTGCAGCCACAGCGCCTCTTCGGAGAGCATGGCGAACTCCTCGTCAGAGATCGTGTCAAGGTTGACGCCGGGGAAGTAGTGGCGGATATAGACAGTCCGCTGGCGGATACGCTGATCGTCCGTCACCACCCACCGGCCTATAAGTTTACCAGGAGACTCTGCCGCGTGGTGATAAGTTCGGAAAGTTGTCCCATAAGTCCGAAAAGGAAGAGTGACTCGTCATCCACAAGTTCCTTGTCGCCATCCACAAAACAGTCCCGGGCAAGTGTGCGCATGGCCATGACCTCGTCTTTTTTTGATGCGGCCATGAATTTGCTGAATTGTGGAAAGTTCGGTTCGGACATATAAGCCACATAAGTCTCTTTCTCGCCGTTGGACGTGTCTCCGAAGACCACCATCGGATAAATTTTACGGAGCTTCTTCTCTTCTTTCAATTTGAGAGCTTTTTCCTTGATTTTAGTTTCCTGTTCCAGTGAAAGCATTTTTTCGTCCATGTCGAATATTGTTTTGATTCATCGAAAGAGTAGGGCAAAGAACGGTGAAAAGATTATATGGGCATACATTTTATCCGGTATGGACCAAACATAGGGTTTTATTATCCATATATAATATGATGAAGCTACCGGCTGATCGTAACACTGCATTTCCGGGCAAGAGCCCGTTTAAAACAAATCTTCAGGAAATAAAAGCAGATAATACATTATATTTATTTGTAAAACAAGATATAATCACTATATTTGCACATTATCAAATACGAATGATTATGTGCAAATCAAATGATTATATACATAAAACAAGCCAATATATCAACGAAACGTTTGATTTGAAGGTTGATATTGCGCCCATTGGAAGAGAGGTCTTGAATATGTTCCCGGTCAATATAACCGCCGGATACCATTTTTATACGGCAAACCTGCTGGGCCGGGAAGTCTTTCTTTTATGCAGTACGGACAGTTCCGCATATACGCCGGGGCAAATACAGAGGCAGAAAGAACTGGTCGAGCGGAAGGTCCGGCATCCGGTAATATTTGTATTTGACATGATGGCGTCTTATAACATACAACGCCTTGTCAGACAACGCGTAAATTTCATTATACCGCCAAGACAGATGTTCATACCGGATTTACTGATTGACCTGAAACCTCAAAAGGCCCCCAAAGAGGAAAAAGGGACACAAATTCCGGCGATAGCCCAATGTGCCATCCTTTATCATCTGGAAGTAAATTCCCTTGCCGGCAAGGGTACTTATGAGATTGCAGACCTGTTTAAAGTCTCTTATGCCAATGCAAACCGGGCGGTCAGATGGTTGGAGGAAAAAGAAATCGTAACTTTGTCCGGGATTAAGACAAAGAGTCTGGAATTCAAATCCGCAAAACATGAACTATGGGACAGGGCGCTGCCGTTTTTGGCGAACCCCGTCGAACGGGTGGTGTATACGGATATCCGCCCGGATGACACTCTTTCCATAAGCGGCGTGAATGCCCTGTCGGAATATTCGATGCTCAACAGGGAAAGGAACGGCAGCTATGCGGTTTCGAAAGAAGAGTTCCGCAGGTTGCAGTTCCGGACAGACAAGGAATATGGAGAGAACCGTATTGAAATATGGCGTTACAATCCGAAACTGTTGCAGGACAATGGAATAGTGGACAAGCTGTCTTTATTCCTGTCCATGAAAGATATCGGGGACGAACGGATTCAAATAGAATTGGAGAACATGATAAATAATATACAATGGTAAGAGGTATAGAGAAATTCAAAGAATTTTTTGTAGGTTACGAAGACAACTATGTCATTATCGGAGGTACCGCCTGCGAAGTGCATGAGGAAATATATGCACAGAATCCGAGGGCGACCAAGGACATAGACATTATTCTGATAGTGGAAGCCCTGTCTTCAGATTTTGTCGCTAAATTTTGGGAGTTCGTAAAAGTCGCCGGATATGTGAGTCGGAACAAAGGAACGGGCGAAGGGGAACAGCGGCATGAATATTACAGGTTCAAGGAGCCCTCAGCCCCGGAATTCCCCTATCAGGTGGAACTTTTTTCCAGAAATCCCGGACTTGTCAATTTTCCGGAGGATGCCCATATCACACCGGTTCCGGTTGACGAGGACTTGTCAAGCCTGTCCGCCATTCTGATGGATGATGATTATTACAATTTTACAATTGCCCACAGCAGACTGGAATACGGGGTGCATATTGCCAATATTGAAAGCCTTATCTGTCTGAAATGCAAGGCTTATCTGGAAATGCTCGGACGAAAGGACAATGGAGAGCAGGTGGACAGCAGGCATATTGCCAAACATAAGAAAGATGTGTTCAGACTGGCTGCAATGCTTTCTCCGGCAGATATCCATACGGTACCCGACACTCTCAAGAAAGACATTGACGGATTCTGCGGGAGTGTTAAGGACGAACTGCCCAATGCGGACTTTTTCAAATCAGCCGGACTGAAAGACGTTACGGCGGAACAATTGTTGAAACAACTCAAGGATAATTTTACAACGCAATGATGAAAATTCAATATGCTTCCGACCTTCATCTTGAATTCAGGGAGAACAGTTGCCTCTTGAGGGACGATCCGTTGTCTGTTGCCGGAGAAGTGCTTGTGCTTGCCGGTGACATTGGATATATCGGTGACGAGAACTATTCCAGACATCCGTTTTGGGACTGGGCTTCCGAAAATTACAGGGAGGTCATAGTGATCCCCGGCAACCACGAGTTTTATAAAATGTTCGACATTGACAAACTGTATAACGGCTGGTCGCTCAAAATCAGGGAAAACATCACCTGCCACTACAACTCCGTTATTTCATTGGATGAAGATACCGACCTGATTGCTACCACACTCTGGTCCCATATTCCGTTGCAGGATGCCTATGCGACGGAAAGTGCCATCACCGATTTCCGCAGGATACGCCATGGCAGTGAGCCGTTGGACTATACAAGATTCAACGACGAGCATTCACGTTGTCTTCGTTTTTTAAAACAGGGCGTAATGCAGAGTACGGCCGGACATATCATTGTCGCCACGCACCATGTGCCGTCATTCGAGTTGATGGCTGCAGAATTCAGGGGAAGTCCGCTAAACGGGGCCTTTACTGTCGAGCTGGGGGACTTTATTGCAGACAGTCCGATTGAATACTGGATTTACGGTCATTCCCACCGTAATATAAACAAGGTTATCGGCCATACCCGATGTATCTGCAACCAATTGGGATATGTGTCCGGCAATGAGCACCTGTCCTTTGACAGGGAAGCGCATATTTCCATATAGCCCGGGCTTGTAACGTTCCTGATATACCAGACGGCCTGTCCGCCGGAATTACGTTTCCGACAGACAGGCCAATTTCAGCATACCCGACCAAGGAATGATCATAAAAATCGGGGAGCTACCAATTTCCCTTCGATACCGCACATTTTCAGGGCGGCGGTATTTTCCCTGTTAAAGGAGATCAGGCAGGATGGCGCCCCGGCAGTGCCTCCCTGCTCTCCGGTGACATGATAGAACCTGAGCCGCCCCCTGATGAAAAGTATTGTGTCCGCATAAGGGAATATCAGTTCATGAAACAGCCGGGTGTCCGTGCGGGCAAAAGTGAGCGCAATAGCATTCCGGTGCTCCACACATTTACGGATAAAGCGGACAATCAGCGGCGTGTCATAGGGCGGATTACAAAACACCCGCCCGAACCATGGCTGCCGTAACCCGTCATCCTCGACGGTGTAGTGATGCCTCGCCGTATCCCATGGACGGTTTACCGGTGAACACGGGTCCAAATCGAATTCTCCCAACCTGTCAAGCAAACAAGGAGGTGTAAGCCATTCATTTTTTCCGGTGGAAGATTTTCCTTCAAAGGTCACATTCATGACAAGTCAGATTGTATCGCCGTTACCTATCTGAATATCAAACGGATTCAAGTCGAACTCATGCGTGATGTTGGTATCATCCTGCTGCGACTCAAGACAGTCCTCCGTAAAGATACATCCTTTGAGTGTCACCGTTGTGGTCGTCCAGTCATCACTGGCCATGGGGTTGGCAAAGCTGATGATCAGGTCGAACTCACCGATTTCGAGCAACGAGCCATAGACTGAACGCAACAATTGTTGCGTGGCATAGTCCATTGTGATACTCGCCGTATAGGTAATGTTTCCGAATCCGCGGCTGACAGGTTTTCCACCCATGCCATAGTTACTTTCCACCTTACGTTTTTTCGACCATTTGATAGCGGACACACCTTCAAGGGTCGTGGATCCCTCGTCAATTCCCAGGGCGGTCGATGACAGGGTTATCATAGACCATGAATATGCCACATTATTAATTATTGCCATTTTCTATGATTTGTTTGCGGTTAATGAAAGTCCTTCCTCTACATAAATCTCCACAGCCACCCCGACAGGCACAAGGACATAGGAGATGCGGAGCGTATCGTCCACCAGTACATTCTGGTTCGGATCGATAGTGACAGCATATCCTGAAATTTCCTGTGCCGCCTGCATCTTGGCCAATATATCCCCGATGAGTGTTTTGAATGCGGTGATCTTCGACGGGGCAAGGAACCCGGTTGAAGGATTGACCATCAACGGGGAATTCACATATGGCAACAGTGCGGCACGCACGGCGCGGCGACTCTTGTTGATAGTACGGTTTCTTGCGATGGTGCGGAAATCACCCGTTGAGCAGGTCTGGTCCTTTGAAATATAAATACCGTTCTCACGGCCGGCGTACTTGATGGGGAAAATATAGCCCTTGTCATCAAGTTCGTCAAGCAGTGACGGGGACAACGACTCATACCGGTTCAGGCTGATAAAATGTTCCTCCGCCTCGTCAAGGCTGATATCACCGAACCCCAGCTCTATCTCCTGAAAATCATCCGTGAAGAGGTTGAACTGTTTGACCCATGCTATGGATTCATGGACGTTCGCCTTGGCAATGGCACCCATGACCGCGCCCAAGAATCCTACCGGTGTGTGATTCTTGTTGCGCATCTGCATCGTGGAGATCTTTTCGTGATGCGCCTGGCCGAATATACAGCTGATACGACTTGACTCACAGATACATGACGGTATTCTATTCAAGTCAATCTGACGCCCCTCAGTCGTGTCCGCCCCTGTATTGGATGGATTGGCGGAGAGTATGAGTGACAGGGGCTGGTTCTGTCCGGCAAGCCCTACAGCCACATCATTAAGTCCCTTTACCAGGTTGAGATTGTACTCTCCGGAAGTCCCGTTCGCTTTCCACAGCGGCTGTTCCGTCCAAATTCCCATCTGGTTGATCATGCCTCCGGCGGCACGCTGCATGATTTCGAGTGCGTCCCAGTTTGCAGAACAGTCAGCAAACATCACATAGAGTTTTCCTGAACCGTTCAGATTGCCTGACATCCGGAAAAACTCACGAATATGGTAGGCAGGAATACCATGCAGAAAATTGACGTTCATCTCCTCCTCGTCGGTAGCCTCCACACGCTCAACAATACCGAAATCCTTAACGGCGGACTTGAATGAGGTGATGTAGCATACATCCCCCGGTTTAAGCTTCGTTTCATTGGTTTTGCCATACCCTTCCGTAAAGAGTGTGGGTTGGAGGGAAATATCAAACAATAATCCCGTCACCTTCTCGTTGGAAGAACCGGTCTCGTAAGGGATATTGCCGTCCACATCCTTGATAAAGACATTGCCGAGTGCCATTATGGTTTTGTTTTAAGTTCGTTATAAAAAGGGTTTTTGTAAAGTACAGCCCCGCCTCTGACAGTTGCCGCCGTGTCCGGAGTGTAGGTTCCACCATGCCTGTCGATATACAGGGACGGATATGCAGGGAATTTTTCCAAAAGGGCCAGTATATACGGGTCTGCCGCCTCGTCCTCCGTATTCCCTGTATTCTCAGCCGGGACGGGCCGTTTGTCTTCAACCGTAGCGGATATTTTCTCGGACGTTTCCGGTATTGCTTCCGCCGGAAGTTCCGGTGCGGCAACCTTGTTGCCTTCTTTTTGAGGTTCCTCCTCCGTATTTATTTTTTTTGCCATAACAGTGGAATAAAAATGGGGAACGGGGCTCTGACCTCCGCTCCCCGGGTGGATATTGAAAAATGAAGAAAGGTGTGTTATTCGCTCTTTTTGTAGGCGGTATGCACCACGATCTCCGCGGGACGGACAATGTTCACGTCCATTTTCATGCGCATCTGGAAAAAGAACAGTTCGGAGTTGGCCTGCAACCGGTCAATTTTCAGAATATCCGTATCGTTGGCATAATCCACCCCCATCCAAAGATTGGAGTCCATCCCGGTGGAAAACTCGCCGAGCACCATCGTATGTTCGGGAATTCCCACGATCGGGATAATCCTCTTGCCTTTAAAGCGATAGCGGTTGACCTCGGTATTTTCGGAGTATTTGACCTGTTTGTCCGAGATATACTGGTCATACGCGTCCCAAGCATCCCATCCTACCACAAAGGCCAAGGATGTCTTCTTGCGGATTTGTTTGGGACATTTTTTCCACATCGCATAAAGAGCCGCTTCCACCGCCGCACCGTCCGTCAACTCGGTCGTTCCCGAAACGATACACTGTCCGCCGGCAACTACCTGCGTGTCCGTAGAGTTTACATTGTCGAGGATGCGTTTGACAACACCATCAAAATACTTCTCCTTGTTGGCACCAATTTTCGTACAGCCTTCCGGTGCGGTGATTTTTGCCACCGTATCTCCGCCACGTGCGGAGGTCCATATGGCATTACCGATGTATTCGTTTTTTTTGTCCATGAGCAAGCGAAGCATCGTGGCTTGGATTTTCGGGTCAAGTTCCCGGAATACAAGACTGCCCTCCGGTTGTGCGAAACGCCAGTACTTTTCATAGTCCCTGGGATTGAATTCAAGGTAAACCATAAAATCGGAGGGCTCAAGATACCGTTCGGTGAACTGGTACTCGTTCGAGCCGTCATCCCCTTTGGAACCGTGAATGGGCTGTGGGGTCGGCACATTGTCCTGAATGATATTGCCCAGCTTGATGGCAGGGAGTGTATAACGGTGCTGGATGCCCGTCTTGATATGGATCAGTCCTTCACGAACCGTATCATTACCCTGCACGGTATAGGTCAGCAGGTCCTCAAGAACCTCGCCGCTATATCCATTTTGAAGAAAATTTACTGTATCGGCCATTGTCGTTTTAAGTTTTTCCGTTGAAATGTGAAACTCGGCCGACTGGCGGATACTTGTGTTTCCGCGCGAGGCCTGCGGCCTCCGGCATGTCAATTAAGATCGGATGTCTGCCTGTCAGAGTTTGCGGAACTTGAAATCCGCACCGACTACCTCGGCCACCTTCTCGGCCATCATCTGCTCGGCCGTCTTGGTCGCCTCCGCCGTGGCCTGGATGTTGGCCGGGTCATTGGCGATTTCTTTGGAGATGATCTCACGCGCGGGGATGGAAGCCAGTGTTTTTTCCGCCAACTCGAAGTTGGCCTCCGCCATCTCCACCCATTGCGCTTTTGCCTCACGGTCAATCTTGCCTTCGCCAATGGCGTTCTCCACCAGCGTTTCGATGCGGGATGTCCTCTCGTCCTTCTCCTTTTGTTCGTAAGTGGAGAGACGTGCCGTAGCAGCGGACAGATCCTTCTGCAAGTTCCGGATTGCAGCATCCTTACCGGCTATGACCGTTTGTGCGTCACTCAGGGCTTTCTGCACCTCTTTGTATTTAGGTTCCATCGCTGCCAGTTCGGAGATACGGGCCATCACGTCCTTGACTTCTCCGTCCTTCATGCCCAGCGAGGCGGCAATCGCCCCGTACTCAAAACCTTGTGTCTTGTTTTCGTTTGCCATATCGTTTTCTGTTTCTGTAAGAGTAGGAAAAATATCCTCAAAAGGTTTATTCCCCTCACTGACGCGGTCCATCAACTCCTGAATGGCCGCCGTGTCCGCCAGTCCGGCAATCTCGTCATGTACTTTGCGACAGAGCTGCTTCGATGTACGAATAATGTTCTCTGATGGAATGATGCCCGCTTTTACGGCAGCCTGCGCATCAAAATAAGTCCCGTCCTTGCCGGCCTGCCCGTCCATAATGGCGCGCACATGCTCCTTGGTCAAACCGAACCTTTTCCGATAAATCGTTTCTATCTGCCTGGTGAAAGCCAACAGCATGTCCGAAGGCTCTTCCCCGTCATTGTCCGGCAGTATAGGATTATGGATCATTAAAATGGCGTAGTCCCGCATAAGGGAACGTTTGCCCGCAGCCCAGATAATGGAAGCCATTGACGCCGCCACGCCCTCGATGACACATTCTGTGTCCACTTTGGCATTGGCGATGGTGGAATAAGTGGACATGCCGTAAAGGACACTGCCACCTTCCGAATTGATTAACACGCGGATACAGGATGGACGGATAATATTTTCAAGAAAGTCGAACTCGTCATTGAACCGGGAGGTGGTTTCTTCCGTTACGCGGCCGAAGAAACGGATAACGGCAGGTTCACCCGTTTTTGCTTCACCCACCACATATTGCAATTCTTCTGTACTCATGTTTTTCTTTTTATGGAAGAGTAGGCGTTAGACAAGATTATGGGTTAAAAACAGTTCCGGACGGGCTGTCCACCTGCACGCCACGCAACTTTAAGATCATTTTACAAGACATTTGGATATGGTAGCGGGACTTACTTCCCGGAATAATGACATTTAATCGAAAAATGACCATGCATTGTTTGAACGGACGAAGCGCCGGACCACCCTTTCAGATACCCATGCCGTGAATGTGCAAGGCCCCACCATCAAATGCCGGAAATCTCATCCTTGTTTCCGCCATGTACGCCTGTTTCCACCGCCTGACTGAATCCTGTCGCCTTATCATAGCCCGGTTCAGGGTGATAGCCGTGCCCGCCGCCGTCATGCTGCGGCGCATCGCCATGCTGCGTGAAAGGCGGCATGACCAGATAGCGCTTTACCCAGTCCCTGTATTTCCATGCGGAAGACTCCCGGAACCATACCTCATAGTCCACCCAATACGCCTGGAGCATATTAGTGGTGGTCGGCATGTCAAAATAGGTCAGGTTACACCGTTCGTTAAGGGCGGGTTCCCTGTTCTTGGCATCCTGAATGGCCACGTTCAGCCTCTGGAATACGATGAATGACTCGCATTCCCTATCCTCGTCCCCGTTGTTGAGCGTATTAAGAATGAAGCGTACACGCATGGTGGCGCGCCCCTCGCCGATTCTCTGCTGTTGCACCAGGTACCTCACGTTGACGAAATGGATAAAGACGGCCGGAAAAACGGTCTCATATTCCGTGTTTTCCCCACGTACGATACGGGCGAACTGTCCGTTGTCAATGGCTATGGTCTTGAAAAAGGGAGGTGAGAGCGGATCGTCCGGGTCCTCTTTTATGGTCTGTATGGCCCGCTTCACCGCCTGATACATGTTCACAAACGGATTTTCGGACACTTCTTCCGGCAGGCTTTCCTGCACGGGAGCCGGTTGATGCGGTTGTCCTACGGAATGCTTGTCCTTTATCATACGCCCGGGAATCCTTTAAAAATCATATCCATAAAATTATCAGCGATGTAATCCTCTATCTTCGGGGAGAAACCTATGAACTGGCGGTGTACGGGACGCCGTGAAGAATGCTGGTTTACGGTGTACAGACCAAATTTCGGGTCGGTATTGTGTACGGCGGCATAGTGCCCGTAGCGGTTCTTGCTGCGTCCCCGTTTGCCCTTAATCGGAATGCTCTTCTCGGTAGTCCATATTGAGTAGCGGGCCCCTTTACGGAATATCCGGCTGCCGTCGCTGCGCCGCCCCCTGATATCGGTCCTGTCCGCTTCTCCCTTGATACCTGCGGCAAGAGCTCCCGTGTCATTCATGACCGGATGTGTAAACTTCCGCCCCCAACGGGAGGTACGTGGCGTCCATGTGCCGCCGCAGAAACCTCCCGAGGGAAAGGAGGCAAGAAACTGCTGCCGGCTGTACTGTCCGGCCTCGGTGGCAAAATCAAACGTGTTACCCGCCAGACGGCTGGGCAGGAACGGATCCCAGCCTCCCTTTCCCCTTTCCCTCACCCAATGGGTGCAAAATTCATCGAGTGTTATCTTTTGCATGAAATTTTTCTTTTATCCGTTTTACAATTTTGGTCATGTGCTCCGGCAGCGGCATGTCGAAATAGCGGTGTGCCCTGGAAAAAATGCGTCCACCCGTGGCCAGACTCTCCCGGAAGACAGGATCGATCCTCTTCCTGTAATTTTCCGGAACGGGCAGTGCAGCCCGTACCGCGGCGAACCCGTCCGCTACCAGAAAACAACGGCATCCCCACTCAATGGGCGGTATCAACTCCGGCGGGAATTCCGATTTGCGGTACGAGAGCCCCTCGAGGGACAGATGCCACGCCCGCACCCGTTCGTCTCCCTGCGTCATATAGGTCAGCACCGTGTCCGTATCCACCGTGAGCCACCATGCCGCCATCGAAGCGGCGAAAAGCACCTGGCTGTTCTCTCTCTCCGCATAAATAAAGTTATACCGGCGGCATATCTCCCCGTATGTCTCCATATCCCGTTCATCCACTGTCTCAGGCATATCCTTGAACATCGCATACTCTTCGGCCGCCGCAAAATCAACCAGGTTGTCTATGGCAGCGATGAGAATGTCACGCTGCAGCCTCTCTCTCTCCGTCGTAAAGCTATTATGGTTTCTCAGAATCTCCAATGCACGGTCCAGGTCAATACGTAAACCTGTCAACGCTTTGTCTATCAGGAAAGAAGCACGCAAAGTGATGATGTCCTCCATAATATCGAGACGTTCGGCACTGTTTTCATAGTGGAGAATGAACCTGCGGAATGCCTCAAATATGACACGGTACTCCTTTTCCGTACCGGATTCCTGAAAAGCGGACGCCCTGACGGCTCCATATGGAACACCGTTTGGGAACGGAAGCCGGGCCATCACTCCGTTCCCCGCAAAAAATTTTCAACCTTACTCCCCCGGGGATGCCCGTAACGTCGGAAATACTCTTCGTCTGACATGATACCGCGGTCGTTATGGCCGGGAATGTACCGGCCGCCATCCGCTTCAAGCCCCATAACCGGGATGGCATTAAGCTGCTTGCCCACATTGATTCCGAACTCCTTCTCGATTTCGTCAGCCGCAACCTCGTATTTTTCTGTAATGAGCGAATAGAGCCTGATACGGTCCTCGTTATTCATCTCTATCCGGTTTGAATACCTGAATTCCAGTCCTGCAGGAATATATCCGATGGCTACCAGCCGGGGGATTATCTCCTCATTCATGACATTCTCGATATATCTGCGGTAAACCTCGATACGGTCACGGAAAATATCCTGATGCGCCTTTGTAGAACCCACATACGACTGCATCCCTCCGGCCATGGACTCGGAACCGAGCACAAGGTTGGCAACCTCCTTGTTGACAAAGTCAATCAGTCCGGTATATATCTTTTCCGAATTGGACATGGTGAAGGTCTTGATGTCCACCTCATCCTCGATGCCGGTGACCACGACCTTGTTCTGCGCCGCATTGGCTATTTCACCGGCCAGCCGTTTGCGGTCGGCATTGCTCTCACTGACCGTCTTTCCATGAATGATCGGTTGTCCGTAGGTGTGGGAGAAGTTAACATAATTGGCCACCGTGAACTTTTTGGCGAGTATCAATGGCGTTGTGGCAGAAAAAAGCCCAAGGTCACCCGAGGTTACCAGCACATAACAACGGCGGTAGGCCGGATTGCGCAAATCCCAATGCGGCTCCCATAGACCCTGCCTTTTCAGTACAACTCTCTGGTCCGGCAATACATTGCGCCGTTCGATGATGTTGACTTCCGCCAACCTGCCTGTTCCGGAATCAACATACGGCATGATTTCGAGTAAAGTATACCCGTAAAGCTTGGCTTCCACGATACCCTTGATTATCTTGTCAAATTGCGAGCCCTGTATCTTTTGCGAGTTCACCACGTCTTTGGTATATTTCCCTTTCCCGTTCACATGCGCAAGCATATAACGGTCGCCGAGTATCTGGCTCTCCAAAGTTTCAACCACCGACCGTATATGCGCATCCTGCTGCAGGCAGGCCTCGTACAGGTCAATGAGCCTGGCACGGTCATCAAGGATGTATCCTGAACTTATATCCTGGCGGCATGAACGGTAGCGGTTGTTGCGTTCGATTTCGCGGACATACTCCTGAATGGTTTTCTTGGAAGTCCTGAATATGCTCTCCAAAAGCTCCCCGTTGAATGAATTGTCCGATGTCACCATATTTTTTTTGCTTTTTTACCTAAAGAGTAGAGAGCAGGCGGGAGAGAAGTTTTGTACAAAAAAAAGTATATGAAAAACAGGCTTCTTAATGCTTGATTTGCAAAACGAAATAATACAACCAAATATATAGATATTTCGATTTGAATTTTCTGTAAATCGCTTATTATCAACGATAATCAATTAAATAAAAACGAAAAATCAGTCTTGTTTTTTGTGATATTTCACCGTAAAAAGATATATATTTGCACAATGTTAAATACAAATTTGAAAACAATGGAAAAAAGAACATGAAAGAAGAAAAGATTCCCTGCCGGACAGTCCGGTACAGGGAATTCCCCGATTTGCTTTTTGGAACGTCACAGGAGGACGGACCGGTCTATTTCGACGCAACACATTTTATCCGGGCCCGAGGAGACGCACACCGGCACAACGTCCGTGACTTCCGCGCCTCTTTCCATCATTGGATAACAGCGCTGACGGATGTTTACGGAATAGACAAGGAAAACATGGTTATCCGTGACGAGGCGTCGGGACATCTGTTAATTGATGAATGTCTGGCTCTATTATTTGTCGTTTACATCGATCCTGCATTCGGTGCCTACCTTCTGGAGCGCATGTCCGAATTGCTGTCCGGTGGATTTACCGTTTCAGACACTTGGCTGGTACAGACTGCCGGCCTTAGATTTACAAAGGAGGAATTAACGCAAATATTAGGACAACATGAGACGTAGTACATTTAAACGGCCAAAAATGGTGCTCATTTTCAACGGGGCACAGGTTCTTGTCGCCATTACGCGCTCGCTACATAGTGCGGCGGAACTGACAAAAGGCAACTTGCAGGCCATTTCATTTTGTTGCACGGGCAAGTACGTATGCAGCGGCGGGCTCTATTTCAGACATCTGCATCCGGATGTCGAGATCGAACTGTCCGACCTTGGCACGCTGATGCTGAAGGATTATGATGCCCTTTGCGGTGAGAAACGTACATACTATCCGGTGCGCAAAATGGCCCACAAGCGGGCCTTGCTTGAGAATAAACATAAATCTGACAACAAAAAGAAAGGAGGAAATGATTATGAGAGAGAATAGGAACATTCCGTTTCGGGACTGGAACATACGGGTTTCCCGAAACCACAGCGGCCATCTGCACATCTGTGCCATGGACGTATGTAACATACTTAAACGGAGCGAGCTGCTTGAAGACGGGGCCATCGCCCGTATCTGCCCGACGGCATTGAGGATCAGTTTCCGGAAGAACGGACGGGAGCAGTGGAGTTTCCGGCCCATCGATATGCGCAGGCTTTTGCGGACGGTGCGCAAGGAGACTATTATACCCCGCGACATGCTTGACGAGCTGGAGGCATGGGGCAACCAGCTTCTGGAACTGGAGTCTGATGATCTGCACTCCGCGGTCCAGAATGACACAATCCTTCATTTCATGGAAGGGTTTCCTGTCACATTCCGGCGCATCGGTGACAAGCTGATGGTCAACGCCACACAGATCACGATGCATTTCGGGAAGATTCCATCCGAGTGGCTCCGCATTGCCTCTACAGATATGCTCCGCAGGGAGATGGCGGGTAACGGACGTACCGGAAAGTATGAGTCGCAAATCTTCACCACGCGTGGACGTGGACATGGGGCGACCTGGCTGGAATCCCCCCTTATCATACCGTTGGTCCGGTGGGTCACACCGGAAGACCTGTCCCTGGCGGAATGGTGTGGTGAAGCTATCGAAAAGCTGTCCATGAAACGCCCGACGACCGCCATTCGTGAACATCCGAAGCCGGCGCCCCCCAATATGCCTTGCCTGGATTGTCCCATGCCGCAAGATATGGAGGCGGCAAAGGAACTGATCCGGGAACTACGGAAAGTGGTGCGCGACTCCATGCCCAAAATTGTCTTCTACGAGGAGTTCATCGAGAACAGGGACTGGTTCAAGAGCACACGTATCGCCGACGAGCTCGGTATCTCCCCGCGACAGCTGCATCAGTTTCTTGCCGAGGAAGGAATCTGCAAGTACGAAAAACGGCAGTGGGTGGTCTTCCCCTCCTGCCGGGCATGGCAATGTGATGTCCCCTACACATGGGAAAACAGCCGGGGAAAGGTATATACCTTCGGTTCGACAAAACGTTGGACGCAGGCCGGCCGTGAATGTATCATAGAGTTATGGCGGAAAAAGAATCCGGAATACCATTTACCGGGCGCATAACGATGGAGACAGCATTACAGCGGATAATCCGCAAGACAGGAAGGCGTCCGGTGGAATGCCGCTGTCCGCTATGCAGGCGGCAATGCCACACCCCGTGCCTTGGTACGCCGGAAGATATCCTGCGGCTACTGAAAGCCGGATATAAGGAGAGGCTGGCACCCACCGGATGGGCTGTGGGATTGTTGCATGGAAAAGTTCCGGGCATTGTACCAATGGTACAGGCCAGGCAGGAAGCCGGAAGATGTACATTTTTCCGGGACGGCTTATGCGGGCTGCACTCCATCGGACTCAAACCTACGGAAGGAAGACTGTCATATCACACCATCACAAAGGAGAACCTGAAATTCAGCAAATCGCTCTCCTGGAACGTGGCCAGGGAGTGGCTGGACGAACGGAATGCCGGTACGATACGGGAGATCTGCCGGCTGATGGAGAAATAGTCGGGAGACGGCTCCGTGAATGAGGCTAAAATATAACCCGTTAATTCCTCCGTGCCGATTTCATGGCCGTCTCTTATTAATTCATATCAATTGAAAACAATTTGCACCAGTCATGGCTATCCTTACCATGAAACCAAATAAAAGCAATGATATGGAATTAAAAAGCAGAATGACCGTCGAGGAGATGGCGGCACACCTGACGGAACATACCGGCAAGTTCGCCAACCGGGTTTCCGTGGGACGTTATGCCAGGAAACTGGGTTACTCCGTGTATAAACCGATGCGAAATGGCAAAATATGCCACTTCTATGTCAATCCCGCAATAAGGGATGATGAAGCGGGAAATTCACAAACGGACGTTTCCGGGAAATAGCGCGCCATGAAAGAAAATAATGAAAAAAAAGCGGCCGTGATACCGTTTCTGAAATGCTTCAGCGGACTGGTGGGAGCATTTCCACCGGAAGAGGTCATATTCATGATGTACATGGCGGACCGCACACGTCTGCGGGAGAAGGGATATGACACTTTGCGTAGCAAACGGTATCATATGGAGAGCATGGAGATCGGTTCGCGCCTTTTTGATAAATGCGTGAAGAAGGCAACATGCATGGGGCTGCTTAAACGGGTGCCGCTTGGCGGAATGTATGATTATCTCTGGGACATGCATGCTTATGACAGGCTCGTGAGAATACTGGCGGAACTGAAAACATCCTTTTGTGTCAAGGCATTCTGCCGGCAGGTGTTTGATGTGGAAAAAAGAACAGTGATGTCCGTCTCCGACAAGGAGGTTTACCACTGGAAGGAGAACGGGCAAAAGCACGGAACATGTCCGCCCTGAAAAGAGGCACATGGAAGAATAACAGACGGTATCATTGCATGCCGTCTGTTTTTTTATATCCGTAGCCATATGCGACAAACAACAGATGTCTAAATTGAAACAAAATATGGCGCCAGGGGGAGAAGCCCCGGACGCCCCGTTTTTTTTACCTTGAAGATGATACAAATGTACCGGATAACTGAGACGAGGGGTGTTACAAATGTAGCAACAATACTATAAGTAGTATCATACAAGAAGAAGATGGTAGATGTACTTTTTTCTTTGGAGCAAAGAAAAAAGATACCAAAAAAGAAACAGATAGATAGCAGACGGCATCGCCGTCTGTTTTTGTTTTTATAAGGGAAAGAGCAAAAAAAAGAAAGGCCACTTCCCCTTCAGATTCCTAAAAGAGAGAACGATAGAATAATATTCTCCCCCTATTGTCGTGTTATCGCCTGACATCCTTGCCCCGGTTCAGCTTGACGATGGAGCGCACACAGTCACACACCAGTTCGGCATCCTTATGCTCCCTGAAATAGTTTCCGCATTCCAGGCGCTTTCTGTCTGACGGCCGGCTGCTGTCCCTGCATTCACAGATTTCCAGGACATCATTCAGGTAATAGTATTTTCCTCCACGATTGATATGTATTTCCAGCGGTTCAAGGCGTTTCAGCCGTCCGTTCCATACAATCCCTTCCCGGTGCAGCGCATCGGCAAACCGGCTGCGGGCACTGGTTCCTATCGGGGTAATCTGCCAATTCTCCGCAACGCCGATTTCCTCATGCAGTGAATGACGCAGGGTGCCGTCCTCCTCCATCAGGCAATACAACACAAGATTCCCTTTCCTGTCAATCTCCTTGAACGCCCCCAATATGACATGCTCGTCCAAAAGGCTCACTTTCACCTGCTGCCCGTCTTTGGGTATGTACATCGATTCCGACAATGCGCCTTTGCGCCTGTCCCATACCAGATGCCGTTTGTTCAACAGACGCTGTAACGCAATCTTCTGTTCCGTATCCGCCTCCCGGCAATCTTTCAAGGGCATTACGACATCGTCCGTAAGAAGTTGTTTGTCCGCAGTCACCCTGACCGGGACTGAAATACACTCGCCGGAAACATCACCCACAAGTCCCGTCTCCAATGTTGCCTCATTGAACACGGCCAGCCCCTTGCTTATGGAGAGTTCGCCCGGAATATTCCTGATATCCTTTCTACGATATGGTTTCATTATTCATCCTTTTCTTCGCTTCCTTCCTGTAACATTCAAAAGCCATGTTTCATACACAAGAGAAACATTATGGCAAATATACACATTATTCAGCAAAAAGACAGGCGTTTAAACACCAATTCTCAGGATTCTTATACAAAATCACAAAAAACATACAAAAAAGTCAAGAATCATACACATGCATTTCCATATATATTCTATATGGTTAATAAATAGACTATTACAGCGTAATCCCTACCGATGAAAATTCCATTTGAACATGCTGTTTTACAGAATCCAACAAGCCGTTTCTTACCGGTACAATCAAGAATATATACCAAGAGCCGGATACTTTGGCACTATATATTTATGCCCACATTTCCGATGTTCCCCAAAACCGGCCTTACCCGCAAGAAACGAAAATCTTCTGAAAGTCTGTATATCCATGAAAACCGGAAGTATGTGTATCTGTGGCTTGGGAATGTCTTATAAATGCCGGAATAACAGTTATGATTGTATTTAAAACCGCTGTAAGTCCATGTCCCCGTTATTATATATTTTTTGACGTCCGCTTACAATTTTATGGCAGGACCCCATATTGGATCGTTTTAAAAAACAGGATTTGGAAAAATGCCCCGAGGATAGAAATCGAATCCGCACCTTGGAGTACACCCACCCGGTTCTTTTTAAAATTGTTACTATATTAATTTACAATAAGTTACTTGTTTTACTTTTATATAAAGTAAACATAAAACAGACTTTGTTATTATTATTAGTTACAAAATGAAAGCAATATATATTTTTTCATTCTGTTTTTATCTAATTTGGATATTTATTCAGACCTATACCATTGATAATTAAATATATAGTAAAACTTTCATTTTAATATACATATAGAAACGGGCTTTTTTCGTTTTTTGCAATGAAAAATTTTTTTTTCGCAAAAGCTATTATTTTATATATTGTTGATATTCAATGAATTAATAATTCTCTTCGCGCGTATGCGTACCATATTCGCAAAAGGGGTGTTTTTGAAACAATCTAAAAAAAATTCTCAAAAAGTTTTGCAGTTCTGAAAAACAGTTTTATAATAGTCATGTACTCGAAAGCCAAACAAACGGCAAACAAGTACGGAGAAAAAAAGAAAAAAAATAGATAACTAAAAAACAGATTTAAAAAACAGAAAAACAAAGACCGCCAAGAGCGAGAAACAAAAAGCCCTTTTTGTGGGAAACCTATTTTTGAGGCTTGGAAAATCAAAAATTCGCTTGTTCGCTTTGGAGCGATTAAATAGGGTGTTAAATAACCACACCGAGCAGGACTACAAACCAATGTAGCAAGTTGGAACGGCTAAAAACGTGTTTTTAGACCGCATACACAAAGCACGCAAATTTGGGAGTGCAAGTTGTATGAAAAAGGACGTGTAAGAATAATGCCATAATTGCGCCCAGTGCGCTCGGAATAAAATGCACGATAGCGGTAAAAACTATCCGTATAGGGGACGCCGGTAAATGTATATGCCAATGCTATGCGCAATACCCGGCTCGGCAAAACGCCTAAATGCCTCACCTTAAAGTTATCTGCCGGATTGGAAAAGATCCGGGACGTGCCAAAGAAACGTCTTGTCGAAATTGGAGTAAGCGAGCGTTTGCCATGATGCGAAGTTACAGGTATTTGTCATTTAACATTGCAAATATAGTATTTTTTTGCGAGCAAACTATAGGGCACGTTAAGAAAGTTGCGGAAATGAATTAAAACCCGCGCATGTAGGGTGAAATACATGGGCGGGTTATGGGCACGTGGCAATGGCTGCCACATTTCGCAGCAATGTGAGATTTCCGGTTCGATTCCGGAAGTGCTCGCAATACGCACTTTTGCGTAGTAACTAATACTTTATCATTATGGCAACAAGCAGATTAAATTCAGAACAGTTTGTAAATTTGGTGAACGGGTTGAAAGGCGTGATCCTTGTGTACAAAAGTACAGACCGTGACGGCAATGAAAAAGAAACCGCCCAACAGTTCTTCGGTGCGGATTATGAACCGAAAGACAAGACGCAGGATGAAATTTTCCGTGTGTGGAAAAATGTGGTGATGACTTTCTGGGCTGTCAAAGCCGAAGAAATCAAATTGCGTGAGGCGAACGACGGCATCCGCTCGAAACTCCGTGCCACAACTCCGTGTGCCGTCATCTTCCGCACCCAAAAGGGTGAAACGGTGAAACGCTTCGACTTGGAAGAGTCCGTATGGGCAAAAATCGGTCTTGTACCGACCAAAAAGGACTTTGAACGTACGGCACGTGACTACAAGAAAGCTATCCACGCCGCCGCAAAAGCGTCCTTTGATGCGCTTGGTTTCCGTGTGGCGCTGCCAAGAGAAGCGGAACAACCGGTACCACAACCTGCCGAAATCCCGGCAGCAGTGACCGTAGAAACGACTGCCGGAACCGTGGCGGAACAGGCGGGCGCCAAAAGCAAGGGCAAAGGCAGAAACAAAGCAACCGAACAACCGGCTGCCGGACAGTCCCAAGAACAGCCTGCTGAAGTAACCGCTGAAACAACCGCCGGAGCTGTTTCCGAACAGGCGGCAGGACAACAACCTGCCACTGATATGAAAACTGCCGCCTGATTCATTGGAATTTCCGGTGAATTGCAGGTAACATGCCCGCATTGTATGGCAGTGTGCCGACTTTGCGGGCTTTTTCCGTCCAACTGTCTACATATCACTGTATGCCAATGGTATATCCTGCAACAAAGTGGTTTGTGAGAGTAAAGATGTTGCTATTTGCCGTATCACCGCCATTGTTATACAGCGTGGCACATCCGGGCAAACACTTGCGGTCAAAATGCCGCCATCAGCATAACTCCCGTTTTACAGGGAGATGCCGGATTAAATTCACGGGTGCTTCAGGTCTTGGCTGAAAACGGGTTCGATTCCCGTACACCCACACTTCCAATTTAACTTCCACAATTTACTTCTTTGCGTCGTGAGATGCCGTTCCCACCCCCGACATAACACGGTTGACGTAGTGCAGCAGGGCTGCCTTCAAATCACCCTTCACTGGGTGAGCTACGTCCCGCTGTTATCCCCAGTTTGGAACGTGAGGTAAAAGGAAACACCGAAAAACAGATAACTTATAATATATTTCAACATGGTAGAGATATTTTCCACAGACCGTACCATGAGTCTGGGCTGCTTTGTAAATTTCAAGGCTGCCAAAGGTACACTCAGCGGGCTTGCCGATGCCGGGATACTCAGCGAAAAACCGGCTGTCATGGTGTGCAGCTACAAGAATGACGAACCGCAACAGGAATATGTCGCAACTTATTCCGGCGGGAAATGGCATACGCCACGGATACCCAAAGTTCCCCATGCCGTCGAAAACAGGACAAAAAGACGCCACAGGAAACGTTTGCGCAAAGAATACCCGACTCCGGAACACTGCTTCCGTGAAGGGTTTCCTGACTGGATGAACAGGTCATACCCGGTGCCATATGCCGACAATCTCAGAAGTTGCAACCGGAAATGCCGGATACATGCGGTATAATGCAATAATCAAAACAAGACATAATCACATGAGAACATTAGCAGATGTAAAAAGAAAAATGGAACTCGGTTCCAACTGGCACTGCGTCAGGCTGTCCGGAGGCAACGAGGATATGGGCGTACGTGAGGTCGGCAAAGTACAGGGCAATGCCGTGGCTTTCCTCAGCGGTGGGAAACTCTCGTGGCTCTGGTGGCCAAAAGCAAAGGACGTGCAGGTACAAGGCAACTCGTTTACCATATTCCGAAACGGGAAGCCGGCACTTCGGTACACCCTTGTGGAACAGGCGCCACAGACAGTCAGTACAAAATAATATGAATTAATAACAACCATGGGGGCGGAATGCCCCTATGCTTTTACAAACAGGAGAAAAAAAAGAATGGCAAAAATAACGGAAAAACAAATAGGAGAACCATGGGAACAAACAACTTGTCCACCCACCGGCGTGGTGTGATCCTGCGCGGTATCTGCGGCGGAGCCGCATTGAAAGACAAGTCACCGCAGATTTCAGAAGACAATACCGTCATAACCTGTGGTGCGGAACTCAGTATCTGGGATATCTGTGCCATATCGAGCGATGCCGAAGCCTTCGGGCTGCAGGTCAAGTTCGGTTATGACGGACATACGAGAATCACTTTTACCCCTAAAGAACAACCGGAATGAAATCATATTACTACATGGACTGCCTGCACCGTGAAATCTTCCTTGAAGAGGAGGATATTCAGGCCGTGCCGGAATCAGGCAGGGCGGACGAAGCCTGTTCCGCCATTGCCGGGAAGCCGTATGTCGTGGAGCAGTTCATGGCGGACTCTTTCCGGACCCTCAAAGACGCGGCCAGCCATCTGTGCGATTCCCCCGATGTTAAAAGCCGCCACGACGCTCTGATGTATATCGTGTGGACGGCGGCACTGGACATAAGGGAACGGCGGACCCTGCGCCATGGCGAAGCCGCCGTCAAGGTAACCCGTGAAGACGGTTTCGTGTGGCTGCTTGTACCGGCGGAAAATGCCCGGAAGCTATGGGAGGCGGATGTCTTTGCCCTGTACAGGCTTTATGCCGATGATTCGGAATCCCTGATCGAAAGCGAGGCGGATTTGGAATCGACCATCGAGGGCGGATACCAGATAGGTATCGAGGTGGGGTTCGCCTCCGTAATGGGCCATGCTGCCCGGATAAAGCAACAATAAAAATCGGAAACAATCAAATAATCAAGAAGAAAGGTATGGAAACAACATTGTTGACAAAGGAAAATGCCCACCGTGTGACCATGGTGCGGCGTGTGGATGCCCCGGAAAGCGAGCCGGTGGCGTTTCTTTTCAGGGGAAAGAGATACGGGTATTGCAGCTATTCCCACCTTGTCGGGAATCCGGGCGGGGAAGAAATCCTCGCCCCGGCGAATTTCAAGGACTGGGAGGTTGTGGAAGTGGCGCATCCGGGTTATCTGGAAGAATACTTCCGCCGGGCGTGCGACTCCTATAACCTCACCTCGTTCTCACCCGAAGAGCGGGGCGAAACGGACATCGCCTCGCACGAAAAGGAACTGCACGAGGATTTGCAGTCTATGCCCGAACAGCAGCGGGAACGTTACATGGAAAACTACAAACGCTATTTCTCGGCAATGATTGCCGCCAACAGCCGCTGTGCCAGCGCGATGATCACGGGACCTGCGAGATTCAACACCGCCCGTAACGAAAAGGCCTGCAACAGCCACAACAAGAGCGTTACGGCATTCAGAGAGTGGCGCGAACGTGCCCTCGAAGCGATACGCAAGGCCCTCGAAGCCGCCAAGCCCGAAGAACAGCGTGCCGAAGAGGAATGGCAGAGGGTCAAGGCTGATATCGACGACACGGCCGCCACCATCCGTGGCATTGATACGGGCACATCACGCGGTTATAGCCGCTCCCTTTTCGTCAGCAATCTTGCCGGACGGCTCTCCACATATGCCAACCATGGCAATGTCGAAATAATCGACCGTGCCGTCGCCCGCCTCCGCGAGTGGAACGGCAAGGGCGGGAAACCCGTCGTCACGGAGCGTCATTCCATCTTCAAATACCCCGAGATCGCCCGCAAGGTGCGGGAGAAACAGCAGGAACAGGCCGGTCGTGAGAACCGTGAAATACTGTTTGACGGCGGCAGACTGGTATGGAATTACGAGGAGAACCGACTGCAGATACTTTTCGACGGGAAACCGGACGAGCAGACCCGGACACTGTTGAAAAAGACCGCATTCAAATGGGCGCCGAGCCACCAGGCATGGCAGCGGCAACTGACACTGGCGGCAGAATCCGCCGCACGGCACGTATTGCGTATCGACTTCTAACATACCGGCATCATGAAATACATCATAGATTCACGTTATTTCGACGGGACATGCCTCACGTCGATGTCCGATGACATGCACAGCGACTACGGCGGCGAGACGCTGGAAGCACTACGCGAAAGGGAGAAGAACCCGCATCTGGTCGCCGTATCACCGGGACGCATGACACAGCTTGTGAAACGTTATACCCGGGCACTATGCAAGCCCTTCCGTGAAATTACGGAGGAACGCTACTACGACCTGTGGGAATGCCTGCCTCCGGCACGCTGGAAAAACGGTTATTTCTTCGTTGGAGAACCTTATTACGGTGACCTGTATCCGTTCTGCTTCCGCTCGCAGGAGCGGTTCTTCATGGCGGAACGTTCCATACGTCTTTCCGACGGGGAACTCTCCCGCCAGATCAGGGAACATGCGGAGAGGCTGAACCGCCGTCCCGCCCTCGTTAAGGGCACGCCGGAGGTACGCTACATGGCATGGTATCGGTCGGACGTGGCCTATATCCCGTACTCGTTCATACTGGACGGGAAAAAACGGTTCTTCCGGAATCTCGCCACACGGACGGGGGTTGAATTCTACGATCGCAGTAATCGGAATGAACTGGCGGCATTGCTCCGGAACCTGCGCGGGAACGATTATGAATACTGCGCTTTCTACTCCCAAAAGAAGGACCTCTTCGAGTTCTTCGACTGGCTGCGGCAGAACAAATACACGCTGGAAGTCCAGGGCGACTTGTTCGACTTCGCTCCGGACCGTTCCTATGTGGACTTTCACGGCAACGTGCGTGAGTATTCGGCCGTGTTCCATTACCGCATCTATTCACGCGAGCTTTTCAGCCATATCATTAACCAGCTACGCACCGTGAAACGGTATCACGCGTGACATAAAAGGAGGGAAACACGATGAAAATCTCAAATGAACCTACCCCATACCTTTTGCTCAAGGCAGGAACTTACAGTGCATGGGATTGCTGCGACTTTGCAATCGTGTACCTGTCAAAAGAGTGGAAACAGACACAGTCCGGCAGGCTGGAAGCCGTCAAGCCATTCAAGGATGACATCAGTTTCCAGTCTTTAAACTTTTATGACATATCGGTTGGTTTTTACCAGCCGGACGAGGACGGGATACTGGGCAGCGAGGACTTGCCGGAAGACAATAGCTGGTGCTTCGTGGAACTTACCGAAACGGAACTGGAAAGGTTGGTTCCGCCGGACAATGTGCTGGACAGCCATATCTTGGCGGTATTTGCAAACGGGGAAGCCAGATACCGGGCGTACGGCAAACATACCGACGAGCGATTCTGGACTGAAAAATTCCCTTTGCAACAGATTTTGGATATACTGGCGAGTCATGAATCTTAAAATTTCAAAGCAGCCATGACAGAAATCATCAAAACGGACGGAACACGCCAACCCGTGCAGCCTGCCAATGGCTCGGACTTCACGCTGAAGGAGATGCAGGCGATTGTCGGCGGCTACATCGAACTGGTGGAACTGGACGGGAACACGACAATGGTCGTCAACGAGGAAGGCAAACTTATCCCTCTGTCCCTCAATCTTGAAGCGAGCAGGATATTCCGTGCTCATCACCCGGCGTCGAAAGACTTCATCGTCGGGGACGTACTTGTGTGCAACAACAATCAAATCAGATAAAAATTATGGATAAAGAAAAAGCAAAAGCGCTCAGCGAAATTCTCGCGCGCTACAAAGAATTACAAGAGAACGACAGTGTAAACCTGATCGAATTTCATACCGCTGACGGGAAGAAACACGGTATCGGCAATGCCGCTGCCATCAAGCTCCTGCTTTCAGTGGCCGTCATCGAACTGGAACGCCAGCTTCGGGCCGCACAGTTCGGTGATATTCCGGAAAGCCTGGAGAACAGCCGCGAGTACAAGGCGGCCAAACAGCTGGAATACGCCATGAACGATTTGGGATTCAAGTCCGAACGTTTCGCCCAGGCGCTTCCTTATTTCCACAAGACACTGGAACAGACATTCTTCAGAACTGTAAAAGCCGGTATTCTCGCCATGGCGGAGCGTGACCCGCGCCGTATCGACGGGCGCAACGAGGCTTCTTACGAAATGTGCCGGATGCTGGCCCCCATGTTACAGGATACCAGACTTCCATTCATCTAAAAGGACATGTTCATAGACGAGAGGACACAGAACCGGATCCATGCCATCCCCGGCGAGAGCATTTCCCATAGCACGATGCGTACGCAAGACCTGATCCCGGTGTTCATGGATGTTATCCGTGACACACCGGAGTACGTGCAGGTGATGGATGCCGTCCCCGCCCATGCCATGGAAGACAAGGATGCTGAATGGTGGAACAGCGATGACGCGGCCGGATTGCTGGAATCGCTGTTCGACACGCTTGACAGCTGCTCCCCGGAGGATTACTATTTCGGCGCCCACCCCGGTAACGGCTCCGATTACGGATTTTGGAAAATGGACTAATGAATGCCGGAACATGATACGGATTAAAAAAGACAAGTGGCATGGCATCCTCAAAGACGGGATTTGTATCGGGCAAATCTATCTTGCCCGTGCCGAAAGCAGGAAATTGAGATACTGGGCAATCTCTTGCGTGAGTGGAATCGGTTTCAACACTTTCAATGAAGCCCGCAGTTATGCCAAAAATTTCCTTTAATAAAAGAACCGCATGATAAATTGGATACAACAGATGCTTTTGTGCCGTAAAAAGACGGACAAAGGCAGAATGACACTCGGGAAGGTGCAGGAAGAGTATGGCGGGAACGATGTATGCATGGGAGAACTCCTTGATGCCCTTCCCGCCGACGGACTTTCCATAGAGGAAGCGTTCGGGCTGGCTATCGCCGCCAAGAAATGGGCGGACGGAGACCGTTTCTACCGAAGTATCAACGATGGAGAACCGGAAGAATTGTAAACAACAACAGAACAATGAAGACAAAGAAAAATGGACAGATATGATTTCATAAGATTCGGGGAACAGGTACGCTGGTACAACGAAAGTGAAGACCTGATGGAAACCATGCAGGTGTGCTGCCCCGTATATCCTCCCGTGCAGGGCGACACAAGGGTACAGCTGGTATCCGCCGGAATAGAGGCGCTGCAATCGGGAGGCGGGTCGGAAAAGACGGTCAGGGCCTCGCAGCTCGTGCCCTTCATAAGCCACTTCGGCAGGGGATACTGGGAGGCTCTCACACAGGCAGCGGACAATGGGGCAGGCACGGACCTGCTCGAAGCGATGATCAGAAACAGCTGTCTGGGCCTGGGAGAACAGATATGCCTGCTTTGTGGCAAGGTGTCGGCAAGCGTGCACGCTGCATTCTGCAGGGTATATCCCGAAGAGGGAAGCCTGCTCGACGTCATTGAGTGGCAGGGAAAGGAGTACCCCATAAGGAAGCTGACACTGTTCCGGGGGACGGAACAGGAAATGGAAACAACCGTATCGGTCACCGCATTGCAGAGGAAGCTCATCGGACGCAGGAGCGGCGCACCCGTTTCAAAAGCCGCAGAAAGGATCGATGAAGGTATTTATTATTACTGTGAACAGGAAAAGGAGTTCCTCCTCCCGCAAGAAGGCCTCACCGCATTTGTAGAAAGGGGATGAGACAGGGAAATGATACGATATACACAGATAAAGACAATTGAAAATGAAAAAAGAACCGAGTAAAACGCAAGAAAACGGCATATCGGATACCGGCATTCCCATGCCGGACGACATCCTGCCGAGACTTGTCAAGGAAAAAGATGCCGGCAAAGAATATATGGCCGCTACCCGTGAAAAACTTATGCGCCTGCTCAAGGAATACCTTGGGCAAAAATACGGGCGGAAAGTCCGCTTCATCCTTCCGACGGGTGATCCGGCCGGTGACCTGCTGGACGGGAAGGGATTCTATCCCTGTTCGGTGACCATATACGACAAGTACGGTTTTGCAGCCTGCAGCAGTGCCGTATCGGTAGAGCTGACTGCGGAAGGAAAAATTCTCATCCCTACCGACGAGGCCGGAAAAATCCACGACGCGGAAGAGTACCTCTCAAATGACGACCTGCTGTCCTTGTGCGGAACGGTAGAAGAATACGAACGGCTGTTGCCTGAAATCCGCAAGGAACTGGCAGAAAACGGGAACTGGAAAGAATTTGCCCGAAGAATGCTGGAGGAAGAATTCCCGCAGGCAAAAGTTGAGGTACGGGAGGAGTTTATCCGGGACTGCTGGGAGAACCTGCAGACAGAAAGTTATAACCTCCAACACTTTGAACGGTATTGTCAGGAAAAATAATAAAAAATATACGAACCATGTCAGACAAGATATTACAGATGTTCTTCGACATCGGCCGGTGGAAAAAGGCCATTGAGAAAGGCGTGCTGAAAGACATCCGGAAAGACCAGCTTATCCGGCTGACCGACGAGCATACCCGTATGGCCATGGCCGATGCCATGATACAGGGGAAGTACGAAATCGCTCCCCCGCATACCGCACAGATACCGAAGGAGAACGGCGAGTTCCGTACGGTATACATCAACGAGCCCGTCGACCGGGTAGTGCTGGGCATTGCCAACGACCTGCTCTTTGAACTCATGCCGGAAATGGTACACCCCTCGTGTAAGTCCTACCAAAGCGGTATCGGCTGTGGCAGCGTAGTCACCGAGGCCAGCCGCCGGATAGCGGAAACGAGAGGCGGCGGCATTCTGGGCTGGAAGTCGGACCTGAGCAAATATTTCGATAGTGTGCCGATACGGTACATTGACGAGGCGTTCGACAAGGTCGAGGCCAGACACGGACGCTCCTCCTTAATTGACGTGCTCAGGAAGTACTACCACAACGATCTTTACTTCGATGAAGACAACCGCCTTCAAGCCAAGTACCAGTCCCTCAAACAGGGCTGTCCCGTGGCAAGCTGGCTGGCCGACGTGCTGCTCCATGATCTCGACGGGGAACTCTCAGGAATGACAGGCTACTACATCCGATACTCGGACGACATGCTGTTCATCGGGAAAGACTACGGGAAAGCAATGCAAGTGCTGGAACAAAGGCTCGGCGAGAAAAGCATGAAGCTCAACCCGAAGAAGGTGGAATACCTGATGTCCGACCGCTGGTTCAAGTTTCTCGGGTTCAGCATCAAGGGGGACATGATCTCCCCTTCGGCAAGCCGTATCAAGACTTTTCAGAAAGAGATTGAACGCCGCACGATCCGCAATCCCCGCACTACCCCGGCAAAAGCGGTCAATGCAGTCAACCGCTACCTGTATAAGGGCAACGGGGAGTTCAGCTGGGCGACCCAGGTGCTTCCGGTATGCAATGTCCGCAGAGACCTTGACGAACTGAACAAGTTCGTGATGGACTGCCTGCGGGCCGTAAGTACGGGCAAGCGGAAGGTAGGCGGTCTGGGATATGTCAGTACCGGGCAGGACGGCTGCATTGTCCGGGGCAAAGGGCGCAACGTGAAGGCGAACCGGGGCAAGACCCCGGGAATCATTCCGGGCTACCTGACCATAGGATGCATGCGCGGCGCCTTATTGACGAGCCGGGCGGTGTACAATACGCTGGTAGCATCGTTATAGGGCATGCCGGGCACACGGCAGAACGGGTGAACGGGCAGGTTATTCAACGTTACAGGCTTATAACCAGAATCCATATAGGAATTAACCGGTCTAACAGCCGGTTAATCCCACCTTGATTCTGGCTGCGCCTGTAATGTATCGGGAAATTAGAGTCATGTGCCGTCTGTCCCGCACCCGTTACCGGAGCACACCGGGAAAGTTCAAGGAATAGGTTTGGGCATCCCGCGTACCAACGTCTTCTTTCCGAGTCTGAAGGCGGCTGACCGTCGCCTTCGGACTCCGCAGAAGACCCATACGCGGGATACATCGGAAGCATAAAGCCATGTGCCGGTATTATGAGAACTTTCAGTCTTTTCCAGCACGGGAACGTGCGGTTCGGGGGAATGGATTCAGCCCGCTGTCTCCGATAAGCCCGTATCGCGCCGTCGTATCCCTAGCGTCATACGACGGCGCCATTCCGGCTTCCGCCACAGCAGACATCGGACCTGTAAAGGAACGTGCCGGCATTCCGGGAACCGCAAAAAGAACAGCACAGGACAAAGGGGGCAAGGCCGGGATTTCAACAGAGCCGCGATTTACACGGCTGGAACCTTTGTCATCTCCTGCTAACACGACAGATGACACAGGGTCCAGCCGTACTCGCGGCCCGTATCAGGTTTTTAAAGGGATGTGCCGTCCGGATGAGCCCCCTGAACAGAAGGTAGCGCGACCGCATATGCACGAGAGACCCAAATTCAAAATACAGTATTCAAGCTTGGTCCTGAGCCAGGCTACTACCTGGTTCAGGACCGAAGTCCTACTGTATTTATCAGGACTATAAAGATACGCGCCAGGGGTTTGAGTGCCATTAATTGTAAACAGGTGAGAAAATGGAAGATATTTACCGAGAAACCGTCACCGCCATAGAGAACGGCGCAAATTTCCGGATTGATTTCCAGTCCAGAAGTTTAAAAGTAAACGGGAGACACATGATACGGAACGGCAGGCATGATGGCGCTCCGTGGTTGCCGAAGTACGGCTGCGGGGATTTTTTCACGGATGTGGAGGATCTGTACCGCCGCTATAAACATTCGATACCATCGGAGCGCAGCCAGAGCAAGTCCCGCCGGTATTTCATGGCATTGCCCGAAAGTGACCTCGAGGACGGGGACATGCTGTATGGGCAACACCGGGACACCGCTCAATTCGAGCTGGAATTCTATATCCTCTGCCGGATTATGGGCGGGTTCACATGGAATCCCGAAACGATGGGCAAATGGTTCTGGCAAAGCGAAAAAGACAAGGACCTGGTGATACTCAGAGAATGGGTGGAGCCCGGAAGTAATCAACTATTAACAAATTCACAATGAGCAGAAAGAAACAAGAAACAAAAATCCTGTGCCCCGGATGCGGCACGGAATTCGCCATCGCGGACAAGGAATTTACCGCCACGGGCATCGTTATCGGCAAGAATTCGGGTTTGGGCACGGTCTATCCGGCGGTGGCCGGTCATAATCCCCCTGCCGGACTTCCCAAAGGGGCGCGCGAGCGTATCGAGGCGCTCCGAGGCGCCGGTGTGGACGTGAGCTGCCTGTTCGCCATGCAGGGAGCCGGGGGTGGCGAGTACGTCGCCTCCAACAAGGACGGGAAACTTACCATCCTGGATGACAACGACCCGATATTCGGCTGCATCATGGCACAGGGTACCGTTCCCAACAACCGCCTCTTCCGCCGGTGGGTCATGGCGCAGATGTTCCACATGATGTCATATACGCATCACTGCCGGAAAGAGCCGGCAGGGGTGACCGAGATGATCCACAGGAAAGGCTATGATTACCAGTGGAAAATGCTCCTGAACGAGCTACACGCCCAGATGAAGATGGAACACAAGGACATCACAGGTTTTGTAGAGAGAAACCGCTGGTTCAACCGTGATGTGGTTCTGGCCATCGCGAGCGACTATGTCAGCGCGCTGAAAAAACACGTGGGTAACCTGGAAACAAGAAAATGCAAGGGAGTTCCCTACAAGCGTGTATACGGCCGTAATATTTTCGTGGAGGACCTGCAATCCAAACTGTACTACCCGCTTTCCATCGCGATAACCCACATCAGGCACGCGCTGGACGCCGCACAGCTTTACAACGCGGTCAGACAGTTCAATGACCGCCGTATCCGGCTGCCATGGGATACTCCTCAAAGCAAGGCATGGATGGACGCCTATAAGGGCGCCGGGGCGTTCTTTACCATGCAGAACCTGATCCGTTTCCACGGCTGCACAGCCATTGACGATTCGGGGCGCAGGCTGGACAAGTACCAGTCACTGGCGTTCCTGTCAGCAAAAGCGGAAGAGTATAAAAACGGAGAAGGATGGCGGTTGCTGGCAGTCCTGAAAAAAATGCTGGCGGACAACAATATCAACATCAAGAAGAAGATGGCGGCATGGCGTAAGAAGTAGGCCGTCATCTCCATCCGCCCGGTAGGCGGCACGGTGTGGCGGGTCAGAATAAATCAGTACTCCCTCCATTGAAATGATGCTCATCCCTGTTAACACAAGATGAGCTTCTTTCAATGGAGGCATTACATCGAAAACGTAAAGAGATGCCCCCGTTTGACGACCACACCACTATTCTAATCAAAACGACATAATCCTTTATACGATGAGCAAGAAACAACTACGACGCAGGGCTTACCTGCTGTACCGGTTACGAAAACAGGGTATCCGATGCCTGACGCGCTGCCGGACCATCTTCTATCCTTACGGGGAGGATCCGAAATCAGTACCGTACATCCGCAGCCTGATAAGCGAGTTCCATTTCCTGGTCCAATTTGAAATATCCGCCTGACATGCAACCGGGAGACATTGCAACATTGAAAGTGCCCTACAAGGGCTATCGCCGCATAGAGCTGCTGGAACGGCTCCAATACACCTGGCTGGTACGCATCTGTGAGAGCGGGAAGGAAATCGAGGTCTATGAAGACGAGTTCGAAACGGATTAAAGGTACGGAACAATGAAAGGAGAACAACAGGAAGAACGCGTACCGAACTTCATCGGTAATGCCGTCATTATCCTCACGGCCAGCCATCTGGGCTGCAGGGTGGAGATGCTCGCCACCGCACAGGAGGTGTGGCGGACGAAACGCCTGCCCGAGGCGGTGCTGCTGGGCATGTACGAGAAGGCCGCACGCGAGGCCGTGTCGGCTGTCTGGAAGAGAGGCCTGGCGGAACAGGCGGACCGTCTCGGAGAGATATTTTACAAGACGGGGGAATTTCCTCCGGACAAAAAACGGGAACACTAAAAAAGACACCAGTATGAGAGCAAGAACCTTTCAGGAAATATACGACTTCTGTCGTACGGATGACACCTATCGGAGCTATTTCGAAGTATCGGACGAGTCCCGCATCACCGGGGCAAAGGCAAGAAAGTACTATTACGGCGATATTCGCCGCGGCCAGTGCCGCGTGGGAACATTCATCTACTGCCAGTCAATGCGGCAGCTTGAAAGGTTCCTCGGGGGCGCAAGGCAGGATCATTACATCCATATTGACCCGCTGACCTGCCGGGAAGTGAGTCTTAAGGACGATATGTTCCCCCACCGGACCGCCTATATCGTGGTACACGTCAGGCGGCAGGGCGTGCGGATTGAAATCGAGCATCCCCTGCACAAAGGATGGGTAGATTTCACGGCACGTTCCCACCGTCCCTTCACCAGGGAGGGAATCATAGCCGAGGCGAAGTCCTATATTGACAGGCACATCCTGCTGGCACCGGGCAGATACCGGGACTTGCAGCTGGAACATATGGTTTTCAGGGAACAGTTCCCCACATGGTACAGGCAGTATAAAAAGAGACTGCATGACCGGGCGGAAGCCGAACATCAGGACATGGTGGAGAGATACCGGTACAGGAATGACATCACCTACGGGGAAGCCCGTGACATGCTTGCGGCTTCAGGCATATTTTTCGACCTGAACTGCGACGAGTTCGAGCGGGATGAGATTACGGAACAATTTGTACAACTCTGTAACAGAACTTGAAATGGAAACGGACATAGTAAGAAAATGTATTGCGGACTATCTGCACAAGATAGACAGGTACAGGCAGCAACGGGATGAACTGCAAGGAAGGATTGATGCGACCCGCCGGAAAATTGCCTGGCATGAAAAGCGGATCATCAGGCTGTCAGAACAGCAGAAACGTATCGAAAGGCCGTGGTGGACGAAGGAAATCGTGGCTCCCCTCATGCGGGAAGTGGCACGCCTCACCCCGGAGGTGGCATGGAGTGCCGAAAACCTGTACACCCATGGGCTGAGGGCAGCATGTTCTGTTTACGGGGAAGCACAAAACGGCGGGACCGTCGGCCTGACTTTCACGTTTGACGGCGGTGTCCTCAGTTATGACACCGGGGAAGTCACACGCCGATTCGCTCCGGGTACGCTCGGTGATATCAACGGCATGAACAATGTCTGCGCCCCCGTGGAGAGTGTGGACACACTGGTTGCAAAAGTAAATGGACAAAGAGTGGAACTTAAAAGCCAAGCGGATGAACCTGTATAATCAAATCAAATATAACGGATACCACATCAACATCTACTATGATGACGATGCCGGAAGCCCGCGAAAAATGTTCGACAACCTCGGTACGCTCTACACGGCACACCGTCGCTACCGCCCGGAGAAGGAGTTCGATGAGCACTTTGATATCGACAAGGTTTTTGACGGGCGCATCGGAAATTTCCGGGGATCGTTCCTGAAGGAGTATATCGCCTTGCCGGTCTATCTCTACGAGCATAGCGGCACTACGGTATCCACCTCGCCGTTCAGCTGCCCGTGGGATTCCGGATTTTTCGGCATCATCGCGGTACCGTTGGACAAGGTGCGCCGGGAATACGGGTGGAAGAACATCACCGTGGAACGCAGGAAGCGGATCGAGGAATACCTGCAAGGTGAAATCAAAACCCTTGACGACTACTACACCGGAGAGGTCTTCGGATATTGCATAACACCGGAGGATGACGACTCCAACGAACTGGACAGCTGTTGGGGATTCTACGGAACGGACAGTCTGAAAGAGATGGAAGCCGAATGCAGGCATATCATCGACGGACTGGACAAGGCGGCAGCATAAAATAGAAAAAATGATTGACATGGAAGAAAAACAAGATTATAAGGAGATTAAGGTACGCCTGCATCATATAGATCGCGGGAACTGCACGGAAGTCTGGGAAGTACAGACGGAGGAAGGCAAGCCCGGGCGCTATCTGGGACGTGATGACGGTTATGGTCCGAAGGAGTGGTACACGCTCTGCGATGCCCCCTACGGATATTGCGAGAGGGACTGCCACGTAAGGACGGACCTCATCCTTGTCATATGTGACAAGAAATGGAACGAGGTACTGCGTGACGGAATGGACAGGGAACGCTTTCCCGAAAGTTTCCCTTCATTGGACGAGGCATGCAACGAGGCATGGGACAAGGTCGTGAAAGGGCTTCCGCATGTCACACGCAAAGGTTTCGGGCAGTGGATTACCAAACAGTCATTCCTTCCGCTCAGCCAGACCGAGGAGCTGAACTGGCGGGATTGCTACTGTGAGGAAGAGGCAAGCGAGATTCTCTCGCGTTTTACATGGATCAGTGAAGAGTACGCCATCTTCAAGGTCACCCGGCGGCACACCAAATGCGATGCACGGTGGTACGAGTATTACGCGGGCAAGACAAACCGGCAGGAACACGAAAGTTACGTCCGTTTTTTCGGATACGAGTTCCATGACCGACATGTCAGCGACGTAATCGGAACACTCGGCAGGCGGTGTGACGACATCTTCCGTACTGTGGTGGAAACCCGCACGGACCACTACTACGGGCGCACGGTTTCCTATTTCATGGACGAGATCATCGGTTACGACCTGTCCCATGAACAAGTCCGTGACGCCAAGGAATGCAGGTTACGAAAGGCACGGGAAGACTATGATGAGGCGCTCGCCTATTATCATTGGCTGGAAAAGAATGGGAACGGTATCCCACAGAACACAGAACAGGAAAAACAGTCACAATAACTAAAAATACAATTCAAAAGTATAACTACAATATAAAAAACATATATAATGAGAACATCATACGGACTTGAATTCAATACGGTAACAGAAATCAATCCTGAATGGAGCGATTATGACAAGACAATAGCGGAATGCCACCTGGCCAATACCGGTGTGGTCATCGTGGATACGGAGTACGGGCAACCGATAGACAACGAATATGACCTTGAAGAGATCTACCGCCTTCTCGAAAAGGAGAATAAAAAAAGCGCCGCCAGGGTAATCCGGTCTCCCTTCCAGCTTCTTGACGAGCTATGCCTGTTGGAACCCGGGAGCACCATCCACTGTACCTGTCTTCACGGGAAGGACATGGACAATCCCCTGACACTGAAGGAGAAAAACTGCCGCATCGGCGACTGTCCCACGTTCGTACTCGCACATAATGACGGGAGCACGGTCAGGGTTGACGGCGAGCAAATCATGGAAGGCAGCTGCCGTTTCGATCTTCCCGGATGGGAAACCCCTCCCGCCGGGCAACTGCGGTATGTAAACAGGACATACCCTGACGGCATTCCGGTACGGCTGGAAGTATTTTCCTACGATTCTCCCGGAAACCTTTACGTGGGACTTCTCTCACCGGAGAATGACAACGTGACATCATGGGGATCCTTCACCGACGTGACGGTAAACATGCGCCCCCTTCCTCCGTATTATGCCTTCGTCAAGGAGTACAGCGAGAACGAGGGAATGGGCGAGTTTCTCACCCGGAACGGCATCGCCTGCCGCTCCCATGTCATACCCGATATCCAGAACGGATTCGTCACGATGCACGCCTACCTGTTCGACAGGGAACGGCTCGCGCTGCTCGCGCCGGACACTTTTCCCGATTACGAAAAAAGCCTTGTGGAAGAATGATACCGACTACCATGGAAGTAAAGCAGGAAAATAAAGGCATCAGGGTACGCTTGAACCATATCAGACACGGGGAGTGTATGGAAGTCTGGCAACTACAGACACCCGAAGGCAAACCAAAACGCTACGTCTGCCGCGATACTTACGGTGAGAATTGCTGGTACTGGCTATGTGACGCCCCATCCGGCTGTTGCGAACGCGATTACGCAATCAATAACGACATCGCTATAACAGTGTGCGACCAAAGCTGGCGGGAAATCACGCGGGACAGCAATAACCGCAGACGTTACGCGAAAAGTTTTGCGACATTGGAAGATACCTACACCGAAGAGTGGAGGAAGATTGCCGGCAACTATCCGGGAGTGACACGGAACGGTTTCAAGGAATGGATTCTCAAGCAATCGTTCCGCCCGCTCAACGGGACTGAAGAGGCCAACTGGCAATATTGTCGGCATGAAACGGTGGCAAGCGAGACTTTGGCACATTTTACATGGATCGGTGAGAAGTACGCCATCTGCCGGGTCACCCAGAAACATACCGAATGCGACGCCCGGTGGTACGAATATTATGCGAGGAAAGTACAGGGAATATATTACGGACACACCCATTTTTTCGGTTACGAGTTCCATGACCGGCATATTAGCGACGTGCTCCGGACGCTCGGCAAACGGTGCGAGGACATCGGCAGCACCGTGGTGGAGACCCGCTACAGGAAGGGCCACTCTGCCATGTCCTACTTCATGGACGAGTTCATCGGTTACGACTTGTCCTATGAACAAGTCCGTGACGCCAAGGAATGCAGGTTGCGCAAGGCAAGGGAAGACTACAACGGGGCGAACACCTACTATTACAAACTGAAAGAGAACGAGGTGAGTGTCCGAGGCATCGAGGCAATACTGCTTGCCATGAGAAAACAAATGCTAAAAGCGAAAAAACAATAAATATTGATATGGAAACAAGTAAAACTATTAAACCAGAAGAAAATGCCGAAGCATCCGAGATGCTCGGCTATATCATGGGGCAGCTGAAACACAACGGTGGTAAATGGGACCTGACCGATGATGCGGGCAAGCCCGTCATCTTTGATACGGAAAAGAACGTGTATATTCCAGATATCATGCTTTCAAAAGACTGTACTCCGTGTGCGGTAATCCCGCTGGGATATTTCGAGGATGACACGATCCGTGCCATCGTGGAAATGATTTCCTTGTAATAATCCTCCAAATGAGATTCAAGGACAACGGACTGGCCAACCTTCACGACCGGAACCGTGAGGAAAGCGGTTTCTGCTGCATGCAACTGATCACATTCCTTACGGACAATGGAGTGAAAAGCTGGGATGAATGGCACCGGGCGCATACCGACGCGGCCCGGGGCGAATGCAAATACCGGACACGATGCCCGGTTTACCGGCGCAGTAAAAACAAGACAGAATCAGACAAATAAATACTGCAATGAATAAAATAAGGCCCGAACTGTTGGAGCGGATAAGAAAATCCAACGAGGAATACAAAAGGATTGGATCCCTGTTGAAACCTTTGGGATTCACGCTTTGTACGGGAGCGGTCTTTTACGGAGAACGCCCGTTCAGCATGTACTGCGGTAAAATGGAAGACTACCGGTCTTTCATCGACAATATCGACAGTATCAGGGAAAGGTACCGGAAACGGAAAAACGAGAGCCTGGGAATTTATGAAACAAGAAGTCAAAAGCAACATCCGCAGAATCGAAGCGATACCGTACTGCATAAGAAAAAGAAAGACATATGATACTCAACATCGTTAAGAACGGAACAGAAAACACCCGCATAGCGGAAGCTGTCAGGGAGGTATTCCCCGACTCGGAAGTGAAAGTAAAGGAGGATTACGGCATGTCCGTGGACATAGAGATAAGCTCCCAGGAAGGGCTGCACAGCCTGGAAGGCCTCAAAGAGCTGGAGGACTGTTTCAAGGACTATGACATAAGAATATGGTGACCGCCACGCAACGGGCGGCAAACCGGAAATTGTTCAACTACAGATAAAAACAATCAACATGAAACAAGAAAATCCCACAGTACCGGAAACAGACAGAATTTTTCCGGAAGATGATGACGCGCTTTACCGCGAAATGACAGCGCACATGCCCGGTTGTTATTTCCCGACTTCGCTAAGCGAGGATGGCATCCACGAATTTGCCGGGGAGGAATTTCGCCGCATCAGGAACATTGTCTGCCGGCACTATAACTTCGACGAGGACAAATATATCCAAGAAAACGCCGGCGTATCCCCTTTCGATTCCGTCCAAGACAACTTCGAGCTGGAAGTGTACAGGCGTATCCGTAAGGATTATATGCAACTCAGTGTCATCTCCATTAGAGAATCACTTTTGGGGAAAATTCGCCGTGCCGTGGAAAAAGAGAACAATATTATCGGCACGTTTTACCGTAACCGTGGCGTGCATTACCGGGAGTCGGAATCACCGGAGTATGAAACCTCCCCGATAGTGGTGGTCCATAATCCCGTTTTTTACGGATACGGCGGTTACGAAGGTGCGACAGTTTATGAACTTTTCATCAACGGGAACGGCAAACTGCTCTGCACGCTCAACGGTGAGGCCGGCGAGGATTTTGATGAGCCTGCCGAAAACGTACAGACCGAAGGACTGCTCAATATCACCCACTGGCTGGAAGAATACGGGTTTATCCCTGATGATACTGATGACGACGAGATTACCGTATGCGACGAGTGCGGTTCAGACAATATCCAGACACAGGCATGGGTGGACCCGAATACCCGCATATTCATTGGCACTACGGGCATTGACCGTGATGACAACTGGTGTGACGAATGCGAGGATCATCTGCCCTTTACCACGCTTAAAGAATTTAAGGGACGTATGCAGGAATGGTGGGATTCGCTGGATTCAAATCAGATGGAGAAGATTACAGGCTACCGTCAGAACAAGCGTCAGGCATTTGTAAAAGCCTGCAATATATGGTGGGGCAACAAGAACTACGACGAGAAACGTAAAATCTGGAAAGAACATAACAATTATTGACTCATGGTTTACAATCTTCTTAAACGCATACAGAACCTGTTGGTTTCCAAGCCTTCCGGAACAAAGGAGGAATTGGAACTCCTAAGTCTGGTCAACCAGGCGCTTCCTACAATGCTCAATGGGCGTGAGACCGAAACACTTGCCCCCAATGAACTGCTGGTACGGATATGTCCCGACACCAAACATCCGGTCCTCGTATGCCATGACGGCAACGGGCAGTGCCTGTGCCTGCATAACGGGACGACGGAAGAGGATGCCATCGATGTGGACTTATGGCTGCGTTCCAACGGCAGGGAGTGTAACGGCTACAACAAGTTGCAGGAGGCAGTCGTGGACCTTGCCTACAATGCCGGAGCGGACAACCTATGGGAAGATATGGATTCCCGTGCCGTCAATGCCGAGATCGTCCGGTGGGCGGAGGAATTCGAGACTGAACATGCGGGCACTGATTGGGATGCGGGGGACTACTTCCTTGCCATCGACGGGTTTTACAGGAAAAAGGCAAAACAAATGAATCCGGCCGCAATGTCGGCGGACTGAAAAATGGTAACCGAATGGACAAGGAAACTGCAGAAGAAATCATCCGGGAAAACCGTTATCCGTCCGGATATGACATACAAGACTATCTGTCGGACAATAAGGATACGGTGCTTTCTCTGGAGGATGGAACGGAGCTGCTTGACGACTTCGACCTCTGGAAAGAACATTCCGACCTCGAACTTGAGAAAACCATGGACCGGAACTACTGGTCCTCGGCAGGTGGGTATTAGATTAAACACAAAAATAATATTATGGTAAGAGAACTTTATCAACGGCTCAGGGAATATTTCAACAACTTACCCGAACCGACAGAAGAGGAAAAACAATTTATCCGGAAGCTGAACGCCGGGTATTTCCCCATCACGTCCGTCCATCGCGATGACCTGGAAGGGAAAGGTTTCGATGTGAAAAAGATCAGCGATGACGACATGCAGAACCTGGCGAAAAAGATGGCGAACGATTACTATGAACAGTTGTTCTGGCTCAGCATGGAAATTATCGCCGGAGAAATCCTGGGTTTCCCGAAAGTAAAAACAAAAGACATTATCTGTCCGAAATGCAATTCGGAAAATATCCGTTATGATATTCACGAAAGCCGGTTCCACTGCGACAAGTGTTTTCAGGCATGGGATGACAAACTGTATGTGCTCGTGGAATTTCCCGGGGACAGTGCCCCTTTCGAGGAAGAAGGAACCGGTTACCCGGCATGGGAAAGCGGGGACAACGGGGCGCTTTACGTGTCCGAGGAAGACTATGTCCGCCATACCGGCAAATCTCCCGAGCGGGACAAGTGTTACCGGGCCGTATGCTGGCCGGACTCCCAGAAATACATGGGGACGAAGGGCTGTGACCCCATACAGGATGAAAACGGGATACGGGATTTCGGCACATCGGCATACTGGGTGCCGATACTTCTGACGGAAGAAGCGGCAGGTCGACGAATGGACAAGAAAATGGCACCGGTATGCCCCGAATGCGGGGGCACCGATATTGACATTCTTAGTGACGAGGGCGTGGCTGTATGCAACGGCTGCCACCTTGAATGGCCTTACGTGGAGGATTAAGGGATGGAGAAAACAATGACAGTAGACGTATATGCAATCAGTGGTGATTTTGTCACCTGTTCCGATTGCGGCAAAGTGATGCTCCTTCCGCACGGCGCGGACAAATGTCCCGCCTGCCGTTCGGAAGGGACCCTCGCATGGACGGACGACGCATTGCAGGAGACCGACATCGACGGACTGGTCGGACGGCACTGCAACCTGCACCAGAAGGTCGCCCCCACACCGGAGGAATACCTGTCGCTCTCCACGCTGGCGACGGAATACATCCATTATCTGGCCGACAGACCGCAGACAGCGCGTGAGACCCTCTCGCTGATCCTTGAAATCAGCTCCCTTTTCGAGAAGCACTGGCAGGAAACGTGCTGCTTCCAGTCCGAGAACCTGTACACGCCGGCCATCAACAGCCTGCTTGACAAGCTGGACCGGAAACTGAGAGAGGGCGATGCGATCCCGATAGAATACCAGAACTGCCGTTCCCTCGGCGAATTCTTCCGGGTGGTCGCCGACGACCGTCCGGCAAGACAGGAGGTGCTGTTCTCCTCGGACAGGGAGGGCAACTTCTATTTCAACGGGCGGAAAGTCACGGTGGTGCCGTCCATGGACTACGCCTACCGGCTGAGGAAGACCCGGATACACACCAGCTACAACCGTCCGGCGGACTTTTACTTCCGCTTCCTGGCCCGTTACGGCCCGTACGGCACCTACGGGAACTCCTACTATCCGAGCGTCACGGACATGATATGCCGGCGCTATCTTCCCGACGCGACAGAATAAATTCCGGAAGGCGGTGGACGACGCTCCACCGCCTTTCTTATTGTATAACTTTTTAACACCAATCATTATGGCAACAGCATTAGCAACAACGGCTGCCCCCGTGCAGTTCGATTTTCAGAACAACAACGTCGAGGTGATGACACTCGACACGCTCCGACGCACACACAAGGAGAATGACATCTACGGCAACCCGCTCAAGGGAATTTACCATTACGAGGTGATAGAGCGCATGGCGGGTCTCTGCCAGAAACACAACCTGAACTACGAGGTGGAGGAAATCTTCGCCGCCCAGAACAAGAACAAGGCCCAGCCCGGCGTGGTCGTCCTGCCCCAGGTGGAACAGAAGTTCGGAACATCGGCTGTCGAGGCACATATTCTGCGCCGTGTCTACACGACCATCCGCATCAAAGAATGGGAAACGGACGAGTTGACCACCACGCTGGTCGTTGCGTTCCATCAGGACGGCATACAGGCTGCAATAGGCCCCTGCGTTAAAGTGTGCCACAACCAGTGCATCCTCTCTCCCGAACGCAGCGTTTCGAACTATGGGAAAGAAAAGGCCTCCACCGAACAGCTTTTCGAGCGCGTGGATGAATGGTTGTCTAACTTCGAAGTGCAGATGAATGAGGACCGGGAACGTATCCGCCGTCTGAAAGCGAAAGTGATTACCCCCGTGGAAATGTACGCCTACATCGGCCTGCTGACCGCCTTGCGCGTATCACATGACAGTTCCGACAAACGCCTCTCGTCCAAGGTGGAAACCTACCCGCTCAACCAGTCCCAAATTTCAATTTTTACCGAGGATCTGCTCAAACTTGCCGAGGAGAAGAAAACACTTACAGCGTGGGACATCTATAACGTGGCAACCGAAATCTACAAACCCGGTCGCACGGACATCCCAGCCATGATTCCCCAGAACGGGGCATTGGCCGAGCTGATGCTCTCGGAAAACCTGCCTGAAGCCTGACCATGACCCGCATCAGAGGACAACTGACAACAGCGGACTACCTTCCCATGGATATGTTCCGAAAATTGCTCGATGCATTGGAAAAAGACGGTGAATACCTGTGGGCGACCTACTGCTGGCTGTCATTCTGTACGGCATTCCGGGCTTCGGACGTACGTACACTCCGATGGAAAGACGTGCTCGGCCGCAACCAGCTGGTAAAGACGGAGAAGAAAACCCGCAAGAGCCGCATGGTGAAGTTCAGCCGATATGTACAGGAAAAGACGCGGCATCTGTACGGGCTGCAGGGCAGCCCCGATGTGGAAAACCTGATTTTCATGAACCCGCAAACCGGCAATCCGTACTCTCTGGAATACATCAACCGGTTGCTTAAGGTGTTCCGGGTCAGATACCGGATTCCCATACGCGCTTTTTCCACACATACCTTCCGCAAGACCTTCGGGCGCTATGTCTACGAGATGATGGGGCGTTCGGCGGAAGCCCTGATCCTGCTCAACCAGATATTCCGCCATTCCAATCTGGAGACCACACGACGCTACATCGGGCTGGCGCAGGAGGACATCGACAAGGTATTCAATTCCATACATATCTGACAACAATTTCAAGGACGCCCGGAAACCGGATGGTTGGTTTCCGGGCTATGCTTAATATGACAACATCTAAAAAACAACACTGTAAAAATGGATAAACCGATATATACAGACACCTACTTCCGCATCGAATCCGGTTACGAATGGGGACGTGGTATGTCAGAGGAAAAGACAGAGACATTTTTCGCCGAAATCAGAAGCCTGTTCTCGCAAAACGGCTTCACAATCGAGGAGCGCAAATACGGCGGTTGTCCGGATGTCGTGCTGGATAAGACACGGCTCTACTGCCACCCGCAAGAACTCTCCGGTCCCGTAAGGAAAGAACTTATCGGACGCATCGAGAAGATTCTGACGCAAGGTACGACATTCCAATACCTGCGTACCGACACCTACGGGGAAGTCCTCGACCTGACGGAAGAGGAAGAACTGGCGTATTACCGCGAAGTCCATGCCATGGGCATTGAGGGGATATTCAGCGAAGCCTTCCGTACCAGACGCCGGAACTTGTACAAGAGCCGTGAGCAGGTGCAGGAGATACTTGTCGAAAAACTCCGGGTCAAGACGTTCCGTGAGAGTTCCGTCTATTCAAGCACCTCCCCGGCGTGGCGCTATATCCGTGAGATCTACGAAAAGATGCTGGCCGAAGGGAAGCTCGTGGAAGGGTACAAGCATACCGGTTCAGGAAAACTGATGCTCTGCCGTACGGCAACCGACAGGGAAATCCTGCCAGACAAAGCAAAGAAATGACGGGAAGGAACCGTTTGCCATGCACTCTCCGGCCATCGTCATGCCGGTCAAACAACCCTTTTCAGGCGACCGCATGCAAGTAATCCGGCAGATATCAATTTCCAGCCAAAGCTGCAGGTAGAAAGAAAGCAGCCAGATTATACTTTAATAAAAAACAAGACAATGAGCATACAAATCGGGAAACTGTTGCCGGACGGCAGAGTCCGGCACATCAAGGCGCTCCATGAGACGCTTTCGAAAGACCTTGTGAGGAAACTCCGGGTGTTCTATCCTAACGACTGCCGGGTGGACGCCCTGCTTTCGCTGGGCGACATACATAAACTGGGACCGTCACCCTATGGGAAATGGACAGGGGCCGGTGACGTTGTCCATTGCTTTTCAAAGATCCGTGACGGACGGGAGACCCGGCAGCAATCCGTATCACGCATCGCGGACAACACGGACATTTTCAGCCGCATGGAGAACACGTGCCTCCTGTTCGATAGTGGTAAATGGTATATCATAGACAAGGGCGAACGACGTGAACTGCAGCTTTCCGTTGAAGACACGCCCTCCCATGACAGCATGAAGCCGATAACTGTTTATGTAAATAACCGTGCCAGACTCGAGAAGATCGAAACGCCGCATTGGCAGGAGCTTCAGGAGCTTGCCGAACGGGAATCCCGGATACTCTATGTCTACCGCGGTAGCCGTCTTGTGAGAATCGTACGATCATCCAAACTTAAAAAGAAACTGTATGCTACACAATAACATCGTATCGGCCATAGAATGGCTGCCGGACTGCCTGTTCACGGAAGAGATCGTGGAGGCAGCCGTCGAGAGCAAGGAAATAGAGGTGCTGAGCCATATTCCGGGACGCTTCCTCACACCCGAACGTATTGAACGCATCATCGCGGGCAGTACGGACAACTGGCACAGCTTCGAGCTGCGCAATATCCCGGAGGCGTGCCGTTCGGGGGCAGTCTGTGACTATGCCACGCGCAAAAAACCGAAGAACATCACCGCCGTTCCCGAGGCAATGGTTACCCGTGGGATGGCGGAAGCGGTCATACGAAACGGACGCGGTGATTTTGACATTCTCGCTTTCATACCTGAACGCCTCTGGGACGCACAGCTGGCATACTCGGCCTTGCGCAGCTATATTTACGATCCGTATTACACGGACAGCAGGACAGACGCCGTCATGAAAACGGGTCTTATCCTCGGATATGTCCCCGTTGGGGTAAAGACTCAAGGGTTCTATTACGGGATGCTCGACGAGATGAAAATATTAAGCACGGTTACCGACGCCGTTGTGCCGCCGCGCTTCAAAAACGCGGCGTATTACCGCAAGATGGCGGAACATGACCTCTCGCTTGTTCCCGCCCGGTTCTATTCCTATGGGATTCTCCATGCGGCTGTCTGCTCGACCGAAGGGAAAAACTTCATCACAGACCCCCAGTTTTTCAAGCCGTTGTCGGCATATCTGGATGACATGCTGGCGGACCGGCTGATGGAGAAACACCCTTACATGTTCGGGGAGCTGCCGAAGCGGTTCAAGACACCGGAAAGACTGGTCATCGCCATCGATAACAGCAAACGGGAGACAAACTGCTATATCGATGGGGAAACTGAACAATCCCTGCTCACGACGGAAGTATGCAAGGCGTTCGTCCGAAGAAACGGCAACTGTCCCGAATTTCCTGAAAATGTATGGACGCGGGAATTTGTCGACTACTGCATGGAGCACGGGACGTGTTTCCGCTGGTTCCGCCAGATGCCCAAAAAGTTCCAGACCTCCGCGAACACACAGGCGGCGTATGATTACGGTCATTACCATATCTGTGACTTTGCCAAACGGTTCATCACCCCGCAAATGGCGAAAGAGTGCTACCGGGAGCGCAGTTATGCACATGCCATCCCCGGACATTTCCTCACGGAGTTCTGCCGACAGACCGGACTGCCCGAGAAGTTTTACGGCAGGGAAACCACGATGCTGTCGCTGAAAAACAGCCGTGACGACTATACTTACTGCAAAATCGGCAATACCTGTCTGGCTTTTTACCTGAAAGAACGATACGAGCCGTCCTCGGCACACCTGATGATGACCCGGTCGGATTCAAAATACTGCACGCCGGAGAAGGTGTTCGACGTGCCTGTCGGAACCTTCCACCGCACGTGGCTGGAAAAGAACGTGGCGGAGAATGACCCGCGTTTCGTCAAGCCCCGAGTGGACAAGTCGCTGAAAGCCGTACAGGCAATCTGTTATTACGGTGTCGAGAAATTGAAGGACCTGAACCGTACGGAAATCTTCCGCAACACCTTCATGGGCGAGACCGTCGGTTACTGCGCCCGGCGCGGGAGCCTGACCTACCACAGCGACAACTGCGGGACCCTTATCGAGGGGCTGAAGTTCAAGATCCGGGGAATGGCCGTCCCCGTAACCCTGGCGGAAGACATGACTCCTTATACGGCCGACATGCTGCACCAAAAATTCGGATTCTGCTATGTCGGCATGACGGCATTCGCCACGGACTACGATCTGGACATGGAGAAGGCGTATACCTTTGCACAGATGCGCCAGATCGTAAGGGAGAAAGGGCACAAGCCGTCATTGAGAAACTACAAACGTGAACTGAAACAAATAAACATCATCTGATATGAAAAAATACCGGATAGCTATCGAAGAGACACTCCGCAAGGTCGTGGAGATTGAAGCGGAAACGCCCGGACTGGCCGTCTGCCGGGCGGAAGACGAATACAATGAAGAGAAACACGTGCTGTCGGCCGACAATTTCGCTGGGGCCGATATCGCGCTCTCGGCCGATGACACCACGCTCATGGAGGCACTGGGCAATACGGATTTCATGGAGTATGTGCAGTGCCGGTTCGAGGAATACCGGGAATCCATATCCATCGAGGACAAGATCAGGCTGGCGTTCGGAAGTTTCGACAATGCCCTATTCGAGTTCGGCGAATACCGCAAGGAGGCGGCCCGGAACCGTCCGCAGGTCTACCTGCTGTACAGGAGCGACGCCTGGCACAGCCGTTCTTCCATGGAACTCATAGCCCCGTTCTCCTCCCTCGAAAACATGATGGAGTACCTGCGGCGCAAGAAAAAGGAATTCCGCCTGACAGAAAGTGACCTGGAAGAGTTCGAGAACAACCGGCAGACGCAGGGACGTGACGGGAACTACCTGTACGAGTCGGATTATCTGGATGTGCTGCCGGAACAAGAACCCGAACTGCCGCCGAAAGACGACGCTTTCTATGACAAGGTTTTCACTTGCGGGCAATCCGAGCTGTCACGCAGGGAGCTGGAATCCCTGCCGGAGCCGTTCAACACCTGCCATGTTACGGACGAACAGATGGAACAGATTGTGTACGAAACGGAAATGGAGACCCGCGACCGGCTGCGGCTCGGTGAAGGCGAGTCCATCGATTTTAACAACGACCGCCATAGTGAAATCTGGTGGGAAGAAATGGAAAAAGCACTGGTTAGGCACGGTGTACCATACTACGAAGACGAATAACGGAAACAGAACCTGTTCATCACATGCCATAATGATGACGGGCCGTCGCGGCTACGGCTGCGGCGGTCTTTTTTTTCACAACGAGGTGAATATTCCACCCCTTATACAAAACGATTACCTACTCTTAAAGAAACGGATTTATGAAACAGACAAGACAGGATTTCTTCACGGCAAACGGGGAAGGAATCAAAATCATGACGTTCGCGGAGTTCGCCCGGCATATCCTGCATATGGAATGCGGGGAAAGTCTGGAACTGTATGCCACTGTGAACCGGCAGACACGGGAGTGTTCCCGGCCGCTCTCTGTCAGAAAGGAACAATGGAACGGCACGCCCTTTTACCTGCTCGGCGGGCACAGGCAGGAAGTCCGTACCATCAATTTTGCGGGTCGCCCGAAAGAGGAGTTTGAAACGACCTGCCATGATGCCCTGGACAGCTACGATGCCGTGGAAAGTATCGGGGCGGTCGTGTCGAGACTGCGTGAATTATCCCCCGAAGAGCTGCATAAGCGGATTGCGGAAGAGATGAAGGCCGGCTGTAAATACCTGCTGGTCTACCGCAGCGAGGAGGAAATGGCGGCTGCACTCGACGGCAGGATATACGCCGTCAGCGACACGGACGGTAAATATCTTTGCGACCTGTACCAGCCGGATTACCTCCATTTGGAAAACGAGGGCGATATTGTGGACACCGCATCCATTCCGGACATGCGCTTCCATTCCGATTGGGCAATCGCCAACCCCACGGTACGCGACAAGGTGCTGTCCTCCCGGATGGTGATTATATATACCCACGAAACGATAACGCTATGATAGAAATTGGCAAAAGGATAGAAACGCCGGAAGGTGTATTCTATGAACTGGAATACGGAGGGGAAGGAAACATCTACAAGAACGAGGATGCCTTTCTCTACCGCCCCGATGAAGTGTGCTATATACCTGAATACGCGGCAGAAGACCATGAGGGCTGGCGTGTACCGGAGAGCAGTAACGGCTGTTTCACGCATAACTCACTGCTCGCCCTGTGCAAGGGTAATGAAGAGGTGTGCCAGGACCTGTTTTACAGCCTTGAATGGACGTATCCGACCACCTTGCTGGAAGAATGGGACTCGAACGGCTATTTCGATGATATCGGGGGCTGGTATGACGATAACGGTTAAATGGAACGGTACATCATGGACAGGAAATACAGAATTACATACTCGAGGAAGATCACGAACAAGACCCCAAGCTATATATTGGGCCTGCGGGCGCATCTGAAAGGCGTCTTCCCTGAAACGGAACGGTACGGCAAGGAAGAATTCGACCACGTGCTTCATTGCATCAGCTCGTTCATTGATGATTTTACCTTCAAGGTACGCAATTCCCGATACCGGGGCAATATCCTGAAAAGGACTATCCGGAACGACTGCCTGGAAGTCTTCAGCCTGGGTGACGGGAAAGTGATACTGACCGTCTCCTTTACCCTGCTGGAAACATGAAACCAATAACATGACAGATATGGATAAAATACAGAAAGACAATGCGGAGCCGGGTAAAGCCCCGGACAAAATGAGTGCCGACGAGCTGCACCTGTTCGCCGTCCAGTACGCCTTTATCGACGAACGGCTGCACGAGGCCGGGCAGGCCATGCTGAAATTCATGCTCGAATTTCTAAAACGATACGGCCGCGTATCGCTCGGCCTCACGGAAGAGGAGGAACTCGATGACAACAACTTCCCTGTCACGACAACCCTGTACGGGAAGCACGACACGCCCCGTATTAAACTCACCGACGTATACCTGACAAACGGGCAATACCTTCATGCCGACGGAATAGATGCAGAAACCGGTGAGAAACGGAGCGGTTTTTACATATACAGTGAGCAGTATGCCGATATCTTTCAGTTTATCGGCTACGCCTCCCAAATGAATTGACAATCGAATGAATAACCATAAAACCAAGCATCGATGAACAGCATTGAAAATTTACAGACTGCAATCCGCAATATCCTGACGAGCAACCGCCTTACGGAACTCTGTCTGGGAGAACCCGGCGAACTGGAGGATCCCACCTATATCATCTGGTATGACAGGCACTGTGAGCCTAACGAAGACCCGGTATTGAAGGTTTGCCTTGAAGATGAGGGCATTGCCGTTGAGGTCGAAGCCCGTAGTTTCGGGAACACGATAACCGTCTACGATTATGACATAGACCGTATTGAATGGTGGGAAGGCATTCATGCCAATATTCTGGAAGTACTGGAACGTGACGGCAAGCGTCGATGTCCGGCCTGTGGCAGGACGGTCAAGGGGAAGCAGCGGTATTGCGGTACCGGATGTCGTGATTTCATGATTCCCGGACCGACAGTAGAACAGGTGGCGGAAAAAGCCAACCGGAATATCCGCAAGCTGGCAAGCCTTGCCGCCGGAAAGGACAAGGCGTACCGGAAACGGCTGATAGAGAAATATACCGTCGGCCTGTCATAGGCCGGCTTTGTTACACTAATAATATACGATACAATGGCAACAAGAACCATTTACCTGACTGTACGGCTTGATATCGACAACCCGAAAGTCGATGAAATAACTGACGAAGAGGTTGACGAAATCATCAGCGAAATAGATTACGAATTCAAAAAATACGGGGATTATGAAATCGACACGGAAATCTGCGGACGAAATGACGAGGATGGTCTTTAGACGCTATCCCGACGGACAGGTCATCGCCCTGTTCCCGGACATACCGTGGAGCGGACGGCGGGGTGAGGCAACCTCCTACATGCACGTCGGCCAGCATGGCGCGGCGGATTACAGCCATGTCGTCGCCACGACCAAACCGGTAACGGAAAAGGAATATGCCGGCCTGCTGGATGAATTGAGGCAGACCGGCTATGACAATATGAGAATTGTAAAACGGGCAAAAATTCAGAACTATGAACAAAGATAACCAAAGGACAATACTTGCAGGCCATTATGAAGGCAGCCTTGATTTCCGGAAGGGACAGGGCAAAGATGAAATTACAGCTATGGAACCGGCCCTGCGCGGACCTGGAAACGCTGCGGAAACGGCGGACGGGATTGTGGCGACAACACCTGAACCTGACGATGAGAATGTCCGCCGCTGCGACCATTGCGGGAAACCCATGAAAGAAGGATATTATCTGGGCGGGGAATTCGCCTGTTCCGACGAGTGCGCGCTCGCCCTTTACCACGGGGACAAGGCTCAGATGGACGAAGACCTGAGCCACGCGGACGAAGCGGACGGAGAGTGTTACTGGACGGAATGGGATTCCGTTTACTTTGATTGAAATACCGGGGCAATGAGAAAATTTGAAAAAGGACAAAAAGTCTTCTGGAATGACCCTGCCGGTGAAACTTTCGGGGAATACAAGGTCTATGATGCCTTTGAAGAGAGATATGCGGACCTCACAGACGAAGATTTGGAAGCTCTGGAGGAATTCGACGACCGCATCATCCTGATCGGTGACGGGGTAAGTGAGGCGGAAGTCTACGCAGCCGAACTTGAAATCCTGTAAGGAATTCATTTCAGGAACAAGAATAATAGAATATCAAATGACAACGACCATCAAAAAAGGACAAAAAGTGTGGTGGGACGATCCCGCCCGAGAAAAATCCGGCGAGTACGATGTGCTTGCCGTAGATTACGTCAAAAATATCGTGAAAATAGGTGACGGAAAGGAGACTTTCGAGTTGCCGTCGGAACACGTGGAGATTGCCTGTCCGGTATCGGAAGAAGACCGGTTGCAGCTTGACAAACTGGGCCAACATTACCGTATGCTGGAAAAAGACATGCTGGAACTGATGCGGAAAATCGTCTCCCGTTTCGATGACGGGGAGTTTTCCGTCGAGGGGTATTCCGTACAGGTTTGCGACGAGGACCATGACCCCTGCTGCGTTTACGGTTTTACGGTGGACAACGGGGAATTGTATGCCGAACTGGATTACGAAAGCGGGGATATCCGCAAGGTTCCGGCCAAGGATTTACACACCGGGGCACTCTTTGAGGCTTTCTGTGAATTGGTCGAAAATCTATAAAACATCTCATGAAAGAACTCTATATTAAAAATCTTTGTATCGAGATTACCCGGCGCTGCAACATGTGCTGTGCCCACTGCATGCGAGGAGATGCCGAGCCCGTGGATATCCCTTTGAAACATATAAGCAACCTGCTGCGGCATGTCAGGCATATCCACCATTTCAACATCACGGGCGGCGAGCCTTCGCTTAACGTCCGGGCCATCCGCCATATCCTTGATCGGGTACGCGCCTACGGCATTACTGTCAATGACTTTTATATCGTAACCAACGGCTCTGCCACATCCCGTTCGGAGGAATTCATAGAAGCCTGTGCCGCGCTGTACGAGTACCAGGAGGAAAAGGAGCAGGACTCCGGCCACATGCTCGAAATGAGCGACGACCGTTTCCATGATCCGGCAGAGCATGCCGCCACGCTCGCGGCACTTTCCCCGTATCCCTTTTTCGGAGTCAGGGGACAGGCCGAACGGATCTTCCTTTTCCGGGAAGGTCGCAGTACGGAGGGACATCCGAATCCCGTTCATAGGATTTACCTTACGGAGGAGAACTACGTTTATGGCGATCTCTGTCTCAATGCCGAAGGCATGATTCTCTCCAACGGTGACCTGAGCTATGCCCGCCAGCGGGAACATGCCCTGTGTCCTTGCGGAAAGCTCATGAAATATCTCCGGAATACCCTGAAAGAGCGTAGAAAAGAAAGATTATACAAATAAACCATTCAAAACAAAAAGACATATGATAAAGATAACCATGATTTTTGGCGAGGATGCCGTAAGAAAATATGACGAGAGCAAGGAACTGCCTTCCGAGGAATGGCTGATGGACAACGGGGGTGTCGTGGACGAGAAAGAGTTCAAAACTCTTGAAGAATATAACGCCTATGTCGCCGGGTTGAATGACGGTGACGGCTGGAGCGATTACCAGATCATACGTCATGAGGACGAACCGGAAGATACGGACACCCAGTGTGAAGAGTCAGTATGGATGCGCCTTGGTGCCACGGTAACAGGCAAGCGTGAGGAAATCGAAAAAATACTGAAAGGTCATGTGGATACGCTCGCGCAGCTGTTGGCGCGGGGAAAGTTCGAGATAAGCGGTGAAACATATATTCCCGCAACGGTCATAGAGGAATACAATAAAGAACACCTGACCGATTTCGAGGAAAAGGATATGGATTTTCACTTGTCATAAAAAACGATTGCCACGATCATGATAACAGTGACACTTTTGCCCGGTAAGGACACCGTAAGCATATACAAGAAAACCGGGATCATCCCGCCGGAAGAGAATACCGCCGACTCCGGCGGTCACGTGATAACCAGGCAATTCGGGACTGAAGCGGAATATAGGGCCTACGCAATGGCAGTGGAAGACCTGGAAGGACATAGGGGCCGGCAGATGCCGGCTCCCGTCACGAGTCCGGCACCATCATTCCGCACCGGGGATTTCGTACGCCTGACGGACGAGACGGTCGGTTCGATACGCCGAAGTTTTGGAGACGGACCAGCGGCTTACCGCAAGGAAATGCTGCTTGAAGTCATATACTTACGGCCGAGTAGCGAGAATCCGACCGTAGGGGTGCGGGATATACACGAGGACGACGTCCAGGAATTCAACGCCGTTTCCCTCCGTCCCCTGACCGCCGAAGATCTGTTGGGAATTTTCTCAACGGTATAAGTTCACTAATACATAGAAATGAATGGCACATTATACCTTTGAGATTTTTAAATATAAGTGGATAACCGACAAGGACGGAGATACTTATAGAGATTATATAGATGAGATGCCACACTTGATTGTAGAAGCGGAAAATTATATCGAAGCGACTTTTAAGGCACAAAAGAAATACCCGTCGGATAAATACACGCATATGCTTATAGATACGGACGTGGAAAAATGGCCTGCCGATATATCAATGTTTTAGTTTAAATACGAACAAAAAGGAGATAAAGTATGGAATCAGAAGTATTAAAAACAGGAATGAATTTAATCATGGAGAAACAGATTATTCCCAATCCTATTTGCCCGAATGGTTGCATTTATCGATTAATACACAACAAAAGAATTAAAAATGAAAATACAAACTACAAAAATCACATTACCGCCGATTGGCCTTGACACACAAATTCAAGATGCAATCGAAGGCGAAAATGAAGAAACTAAGTTGGCCGTTCAGGACAAGAAAGAAAAGGTAAAAATCAATCTCAACAGGATAGTAAGTATTAATAACTCTCCGGTACGTGAGTGTTGGATAAAAGAGGAAAATCTCCACTATTATATGGCTAATGGTAAGGGTGTTGAATATTACTTCCCTATAAAGTACGCTTCGATTGGAATTGACATTGACTCAGGACCAACGATAACTTGTTTGTGACAAGAAACTCTCAAATGACATGAAAGAAAAAGATATAAATAATTTAGTAATGAATAAAGATGTTTTAGTAGCACATGCCTCCGATGGAATGGGATGTGCTTATGAAAAAGAAGTAACTTCCATATCTGTATGGATAAACGGAAAATGTAGGCACTGCGTTAATGATGAAAGTGTTTCCGCTTTACTTAAAGAGGCGAAGAAGTCCGGTAAAATTCAAATATACATCTGTGGTAATAAGAAAATGGACGGAAATATAGATGCGTTTGGAAGTACTCCTCTGTACACTAATGGGCAATTCAGCGTAAATGAGTTGATATACAACGGAAATGCTGTTTGGTCAAGAATTAAATCAAAATCAAATAGATATGAACTGTAAAAAAAATCAGGCTATTACGACTTTTATTCATGGAATGCAAACGATAAACAGACACAGCCATGCCATACAGAAGCACGGGAATAACCATTTGCGGGACACGGTATGACCGCAGGCAAAAACTGACACCCGAACAGCGGGCAGAGATTTTCCACCGTTACATGACGGAAGATGTCAGTCAGCGCCAGCTGGCACGCGAGTACGGTGTAAGCCGCCGCCTGATTACGTTCATCGTGAATCCCGAAAGGGAGAAGCGTAACAGGGAGCTGCTGAATAAGCGCAAAGCGAAGGGGCTGTACAAGCCTGACCGAAAAAAGCACACTGAAATTATCCGTGAATACCGGCGCTACAAACAGAAGTTATTCAAAGAAGGCAAAATCCAATTAAATACTGACAGAAAATGAAATTACAGGAAAAACAGAAAGAACTGGAACAGGAGATTATCGCCAATCTCAGGGCGATTCCAAAAATGCCGGAGGGCTTGCTGCCCCACACGGTCTATGTCGAGGAGGAAGGCGAGGACGATGAACATCACGGCATACCGGTATATACCGCGTACAAGCTGGAAGAGATCAGGTCGGACGGGAGCTGCATGCTCTATAATCCCGACAGCCGGGAGCGTTTCCCCTGCCGTCATCTTTACGAAATCAATATCGACTGGCTGGTTACCGTCTGGGAACGGTATCTGGAACTATGCGTCGGGCAGAAACTCTGGAAACAGAACGCCGTCGCTTTCCTGAAAGAAAGCACGGATAAAACGGAGGCGGAGATCTCCGCTTTCGTGGACTCTGGCTGGGACAGATGTTCGGCTTACACGGACAACCTGAAACGATTTCTCGGGAAAGATGAGGTCAAAGAGGTGTGGGTGTTCTCTTTCCCTATGGATGATTTCGGGCGTGACGCTCCTGACAAGGAGATCATTTTCGATTACGAGAACAACCCGCATACAGAGGTTGAAAAGATGACACCGCTGGAGTTCACGGCAAGAATCAATGACGAGATGTTCAATGACCAGGATAATTGGGTTCGGGCCATTGAACTTCCCGAGCATAAGTAATAACCACAAAACAATTTAATATGATTACCCAAAGAAATATTCAAGACGAGAACTTTGACTCTATGACTGTCAACGGTATACCGGCATTGTTCACCAATTTCAAGATTGACCGCAATGCCGTGCCGGAAGGACTGCATGCGTATGATATCCGGGAGTCGGATGACGGCGGGCGTTTTGCGACCATTGAACCGGAGGTAATGGTAAACCGTGCCGGAACAATCCTTACAAGAGAAAAGCTGGTCATGGGAGAAAATGGTTACGTGCGGATTGAAGAGTACGGATTTGAAGATTCCATGACACTGGACGAATGGCTTGCAGAGTATAATTAAAACGATGGAAACAGGTGTTAAAGAACTGACAGAAAAATACCGTAAACGTTTTGAGGCTTTTTATCATACGGAAGGAAGCAATACCGACAGAAAAGGAAGCGGGAGGAAGAGAACGGAAGAAAGTCCGAGCTTTCTAAAAGAGGTCATACGCCCGATACTTGACACGCTACCGGAACTGTTACCGAGATATGGCCTTATCAAAACCACGGGTGATTACGCTATGTACGGAAAATATTGTCGTATTAAAGCAGGCGCTGTCCTTATTGGTGGATTTTCTATAAGCGAGAACTTGGGCTACTTTTTACACCTCTGTTCCATGGTAAGGCCTGTAGTAAAAGCCATAGGATAGACAATATGAACAATTCGTTAAAACCATCAGTGAGGAGTTTGAAAAAAGGAGGTGAAAATGAGAGAATAGTTCCGCTTATAAAAAGTGGGGCGAGTCCGCAATTTATTGTATATTTGTCCAATAAAAAAGTCTGTATATACCTTTCGGATGAACTCCCAACAACTGAATTGGTTGCAGGTACTTTTTATGTTTGGCAGACACCAAACCATACACATATATTATATGAAAAAGGAACAGATTATCCGTCAGTGTTACGGAGGTATGAAAGAAAAGCATGGCGTGGAAACCATTACCCTTTTCCATGTAGGTGATTCATACGAAGCGTATTTTGAAGACGCCGAAACGATTTCCCGGATCATGGTAGCGCCTCTTTTCAAGATGACGGCGGCGAATATTCCTGCTGTCAGGATATCAGATACTGCCATGGAGGAATGTCGAAACCGGTTGTTGGATGCAGGACATGAAGTATGCGTGTCCGAGTTCCGGGGTGCATCCGGCCGCCACATCCTCAAAATTCTATGAAACAGTTAAGAAAGCAGGCTGATGAGTTTGTTTTCATGACAACTACAATCGGTCCACGGGCGATATTGGTATTTCTTGTCATTGTGGTAGGGCTGTTACGGATGTGTATTCCCGATAAGACTGATCCAATGGACAACAGTATCAACAAATCTTCCGAGATAGTGGCCCATGTCATGGTCAGGGACAGTACGAACAATGGCTTCCGGGTGGTATATGCAACAGCCGAACCTGTAACAGATGAACGGTTTGCGGAAATATGCACACGGACAAGCGTACGGAATGGTTTTGAAAGTCTGGAAAAGGAAGCCCCGATACATTTTGGAAACAATCTTTTGGAGACGGATATTTGCGACTTCGCCCTATATGTTTACAGGTTTCCGATTGACAAGGATATCCGCGTACATAACATTTTCGTGACAGGGAAAGAGAAGATGGATTTTTATGTCCGGGACAACCCTAATCTGCCGGGATGTGCCAGATGGATGCATCACGGCACAGAACAGGGAAACCAATATCTGAACGCTGACGATATAAATTACTATATACCTAACGGTGGGCGGATTTACCGATATTGGAAATGCCGTTATCTTCTGCAAACCTCTGATACAGATGAACGTTTCAGCCATTTTACAGAGGAAGAAAGACTGTACTGAGTGCAGTCTTTCTCTATATATTCGTACATAATTACCTGAAAACTAATGATTAAAATACTTTGTCAACACGCTTATTTGATATATATTTGCATGATAAAGTGAGTTATTAAAGACATATTGTTAATTGAAAGTAATAGATTGAATATGAAAGACCTGTAATATGACATCGGAAAAATCGCAACTGAAGTTTGCGAAATCGGAGCGGACAGGCGAACTGATCGGATTCGTTTCGCGCCACTCCAAAACACGTAAATTGATGGGAGTTCGTGAAGACTCAAGATTTGGCAAACAAATATGTGTTCTTTCAGAAGATCTGAAAGGAACTATTGAGCCAAACATCCTCTATTCGGTAGAGTTGAAACCCATGCACAACGCCAAAGGATATGTAGTGGTTGCTGCTACCCCTGTCTTGTTTCAAGCGCATGTGGAAACAATAATTGTCCCGAAAACATTGTATCAAGTAACTGTGACATTCGGCAACAAAAAGATTTTCTTCGATCCCAAGGACGGAAAGAGTGCTATGAGCCGTACAATAGACGGTGTATTGGAAATTCTCAAAGGGCGCAAGGATATCAGGCATCAGGAGAGTGTAATCAACGATTACCTAAACCAAGCACAGGCTTTGGTACGACGCATGGAATCTGACGGATTCATCCACACGAAAAACGGACATTCGGGAAGAAGCAAATGAAAGGAAAACCAAAGGTAGGCATAGCGACCGATGGTACCCATAAGGCAAAAGAGAGATTGACACGCTTCCGGGCTGTCGACCTCTCTTCCGGAATGGAACTCTTTTCGGAATCAATTGGCAATTGGACAAACAATATCGGGGAGTTTCTCGGTATTGTGACAGCTGTCAAGTATATTTTAGAGCATCCGGGGACTCCGCACACAATCTATTCCGACAGTATAACGGGTATTACATGGTATAATAATAGACAGACCGCTTCCTCACGCACATGCCCGGCATTACAGAAAGCGGAGATATTTCTCAAGGTAATGGAAGCAAGGATAGTGGATATAGAGGTATTGTATTGGGACAAGCACTTATGGGGCGAGATTCCTGCTGATTTCGGAAATAAATAATAAAGACAATTAATGATATGGCAAAATTGAAATCCCAGTCACAAAAATATGTTGAGCTGAAAGAGGAGGACTACTTACAGCTGGTTGAGAATACCATTAAAATGGAAGCTCTAAAGATTGCTGGCATTGAGAAGATGCCCATCTACAAGGCTATGAAGCATATTCTTGAACACGAGCACATCGACTTGCTTATCAAACCCGTTTCAAGGAGATATTCCTAATCTTTAAGTGGACAATACTATACTCCCAATACCGGAATAATTGTATATAGTCCATTATTTTATTTATTATTTATTGAAAACCCAAGAGAATGTGTAAAAATTATATTCACAGATTACACGGATTTACGCAGACAAATATTACAGAGTATCATCTGTTTGTTAAATTTAGTCTATGTACATCTGCGTAATCTGTGGTAAATTATGACACATTTCTGTTGTATTTCGTCATCACACCTTTCCGTACACTGTCCGTATTTTACCATCCACCAGCATCTTGTTCGACCGCACAATCCAGGTTCCACCGTCACTCAATCCGCATTTCAGTGCTTTCTCATCACCTCCGACCAGTATCGGTACGGTCGTTACCGTGATTTCGTCCGCCAACCCGTTATCCAAAAGCAGAGTTCCAATCTCCTCACCGTAAGCCACCACCGTACCGTCGCCATCCTCTTTTATTCTCTGCAGTTCTGCCACTACATCCCCTGTAATAAACTGCACTCGTTCATTCTCAGTCAGGTTGATAGCATTGTTCGTTACAACCAAAGTCTCTTTCGCTGTAATTGGCCAGCCCAAATGATTCATATAAATGCGCAGGTAAGTTTCTTCATCAATCAGCACGCAACCGGAGGCATCCACCGCTGTATCGAAATACTTGTCCGAAGAAGCCTGACAACCGTCGATAGATTGGTACACGTACAAAGTAATTTGTTTCATATCAATAATATTTTAATGGTTATGTTCGCCTTGTACCCAAAAGAACAGCGTGAACTCATTTTATATAAGCATACACAGCATGAACATTGCGTATACATCTTGCCTTTTTGAAAAGTGCAAGTTTATCTATACCAAGACGTTCAGCGAACGTACAATATGTATATCCCCCCGTCTATTTTCGGGCTGGGTATGAAGACGGCAGGAATCATACCCAGCCTGTCGTCTTCATTGCAACAAAGATAGCGAAACTTCCCGAATAATAAAACAATAGCCCTGTCAAATCCGGCTTCATCCAT